TGTGATTGTTTTCATGTTTTATAATTATTAAGGATTAATACAAAATAAAAAAGCCTCTGTAATAGAGGCTTTGTTGTGATCTGAACAGGATTTGCACCTGCAATCTCCTAAACAATGAGGGTTCTCCCTTTAATTAGGTGCCATTAGCTACAATGACCTTCAGATCTTGTGGAGATGCTGAGACTCGAACTCAGGTCTTAAATACTTGATCATCAATGTTTTATACAGCTTCACGTTTCTTTAAACTCTTTACGCTAGAAGGGGTCAAGCTTAGCTTAACGAATCCACCACTCTGTTTAATCTAACAGAGAAATCTTTGAATGTTTAGGCTGCTACAGCAACTTCTTCTCTAATTAAAGAGAATACTTTGTTCATGTTAGCTTCTACTTGTGCGTTATCTCCTAGAGACACTACACGACTTGTGTTTTTGCCATTTAATCAATTCACCTTAGTTTACAGTTATCTCTCTGGCTGAACATTAACGAATAACATATTCAATCAATTCCATGTCATCCCCAATTGCTAGTCTTTCCTAACTGTCATCAATTTTGATGGGCTCATCTGATAGCATAGCTACCCAGCACTTGAGATTGAAACTCCTTGTAGTCAGAACAGGATTCGAACCTGTAACTTTAGCCCACTACACAGATTGCGTCTACCAATTCCGCCACCTGACTAACTGTATTCCTAGAAATACAAGAGAATATGTAACAATTTTAGCACCCTTTTTCTTAATTGACAAGAGTAGGGTCACGTAGTTAATTCTTGAATCTTGGAAAACTCATACCTCTTAACTACTTGCTGAGAACTCATTTGTGTTGTGTATATTGCTAATTCATAGTTTCCAGTATTTAGCCTTCCGTTATACCTACGTCAGGGATATATTCCTTTCTCAAGGGAACAACACATCTACCATTACTGATAGTATCTTTATGTAAACTACTATTGAGCTTAATTCAGCATAATTTACAAAGGTATTCAATGTTTAACCTAAATCCCTGCAAATATACTTCACAGGGATAAATAAAACAAACAATTAAACCTAAATCTTTATAAGCTGAGCACCAAGCTCTGCAGAATGACTATACACATCTCCATTGTAATCAACTTCGATTTGTTTACCACCTGTAGCATTACAAAGGTCTTTAAGTTCGTTACTAAACTCCATTAGTGACACAGCATTCACTTTGTAAGGGAATTGCTCTGTACCAATTTCATCTTGGCCATCATTGATGACTAATATCTCTGGCTTCTCTTGTGAAAGATCAACCTGTAAGTTACATAGTTTTCCCATTGCTATTTCACTAGCAATATGTTCAACCATTAATCCTACTTCTGTCATACCACCATTTGGACTATTAGAGAATGTTCTCCAGAAGTTTATTACATCTTCTCTATCTTTAATGTGTCTGAAGTTAAGATCTTCCACTTCATCAACAAAATAACTAAAGAACACTTCAGCTTCACCTTGCATAACATATTTGAATCTGTCTATTAATATAGCATTGACCCAAATTTGTTTCTCAGTGTCATCCATACTTCCAGAATAATCTAGAATGATGATGATCTTTTGGATTTGTTCTTTTCTATCAACAGGTACATTTACTGTCAAATCTTTAGTTAAGAACTTTGTTGCGAAGTTAGGGAACATCTTCTGATATAGATCAATCATGTGAAACTGTGCATAATCTCTCATAATCATCTTAGCATACTCATCAGAGTTACTAACAATCTTCTCAGAGATTTCTTTTTCCACTTTGAACTCAGATCCAAATGCACCAACAAGAGATAAATGATTTAGTATTTCCATCTTTCTATTCTTACTTAGATCATTTAGTTCTAGTTGCTCATTGATGTTAGGATCAGAATATATCTTTCTATCAAAATCCAATGGATTCTTCATTTCAAGTTTTTCTTCATCATCCTCAATTGGATCACCATATTCATCAGTGAGTGTGGTTCTTATCTTCAGATAGATAGAAATAGCTTGTTCCAATGGTGTGAATCCAGGAATATACTGATCAAATATATCATCATACAATCCTTTCTTCTGATTGTATGTGTTTTGTTCAGCTTCTTCTAGATTGTCATAATCAACAAATTTCTCTGCTATATAATCTTTATCCTCTATCATCTTTAGATAGCATACACGAGCTAATTCTTTGATTGTATCAATAGATGTTTGCTTTGTAGCAGTCACCTTCTTCTTAATCTCTTTAGCTGTTGGTGTAATGTAGCTTACAGGATCTTTAACAAACAAATCACTGTTGTCATCACCTAGCTCTGCAGTAAATGAGAATGATGACCAAGTCTTTGACCAACCACCACTATATTTACTCTTCCAACCACCTTTACTCTTCTTAGGAGTATAGGTTGGGGTATAATAATCGCCATACCAATCATCATACCCATCTCCCCATATACTTGCCATTATAAGAATGAAACTATTGTTAGTTCTTTATTAGCTTTATCCAACATCTGTGTAGCACCTTTCATTAGCTCTGCATGTGTAGAAGCAAGATCATCGCTAACAGTTAATCCTTTGATGTCTTTGATTTGGTGTTCAAGTTTCTTCATTTGAGCTTTATACACCTTCTCATCATCTCTTGTAGCTAATGGAAGACTGCTCAATATATTAACACATTCTGTTAGACTAGCTGCAAGATCTCTAAACTTAAGTGTAGATTCAAATTTCTTGATAGCTTCAGCAATTAATGATGGTTTCTTTGCAAACTCTGCAATGAATGCTAATGCATCAGGACCACATTCATCATACACTTGATATGCTGTTACAGCAACACGAGGTGAAATGGTCACTCCATTCTTAGCATACTCTTGTAATAAGTATGGAATCACTGGATCCACATTATCTTCACCAAACTTAGATTCTAACAATTTGTTGTATGTAATCTCTGTGTAATTGTCCCATATTACATTAAGCTCAAGAGGGAATCTCTCCATTAATGCTTTCAATGACATATTCTTAGAGAATTCATCACGAGTTCTGTTAGTACAACACACAATAAACTTGGTTTTGATATCATATATCTGTGTACCATTTCTGAATGTACCACTAGATAAAATATCTTTTAGTTGCTCTAATATGAAATCTGGTGCATCAAACAACTCCTCGAAGATAACATACTCATGATTCATGAATGAATTATCTACTAGGTATTCAATCTTACCTGTCTTCTCAAATGTAGGAATATCTAGACCACCAAACAATCTGTCTGTAGTCATACCTGTACCCATTGTAATGATGTAAGGATCTATACCTCTTGATTTTAAGAAATCTAATGTGATCTCTGATTTACCATGCCCACCTGGACCATATAATACAACATTCTTGCTTGTTGCAAGTCCTACATTTAGGATGTTGATAGTTTTGTCCATGAATACGAACTTCTGTGTTGTGTTTTCCACTGTAATCTTTGCTTCTTTTCTCATTGTTTTCTTTTTTGTTATTAAGGAATTTTTATTAATGTGCTCTAATACGTTTAAGAGATCTATTGGTTCTTCTTCTTTGATTGTACATTCACAAGCAGCGATTGTCCAACCTTCGAATATAAATCCATGACCTTTATCAATTGTTTCGTCATGTTGATCAGGAACATCTTGACCAAAGAAATGATTCATTCTACCTAAATCATTCCAACCTTTTGGACAATTGTATTCATAATTCCAAAGATCATCACTCTTAAACTCTTCTTCTGTTTTAAATCTGTATTTACCCATAGCTTTGATATAAAAGGAGAGCCATTACAGCTCTCCTATTGATTTAATCTTCGTTTTCTTCATCCAATTGACGTTTAATCAATTTTATTAAGAAATCTCTAAGTTCAGGTGCTACTTCATCACTATCAATTGGATTACCTTCACCTTTTTCTTGAGCTAGTTTATCAAGCATTTCTTTGATATCTTCAGGAATATCATCACTATCTAATGCTATTCCTCCCATTTTAGAACTAGCTTTCTCTATCTTTTCAGCAAAACCATCAAGTTTGTCTTGTAAGAAGAATGATGACATCAATACTAATTGAGAATAGCTAAATTCTGTAGCACATATCTCTACCAATCTACTTGGTGACATATCATCTCTCACTTCTCTATCACTATCAAACACAAAGTCTTTTAGTGTTTCTTTAATTTGATCATGAAGATCATCCATGTATTCTTCATTCACACCAATTGCATGATGTAGTTTTTTCTGACCATGGTCAAAGGTGAATATACCACCTGTCGTTGTTGTACTCATTTTTTCTGTTATTAAGGATTATTGTTCTATTGTTTGTCTTGAACCTTTTGTTGTTTCTTTTATAATTCCATATCTGAAATTATATAACACTTCAACAACTAACCTCCTAGCTTGTATTTTTCTAAGAGGATTAGTTGATGCTACCAATGTACCTTTGTATATTCTACGTCTCATATCAATTACAGAATAATGTTACAATGCACATTGCAATAACAGTGATGAAAGCTCCAACACACATCACTTTGAGTGTTGCGTTCTCTCTTCTGTATATTGCTGTTTCTTCTTCACATAGCTCAACTAATCGAGTCTTCATATCAATGATTCGATTAGATGTTTCTATTAAGCCTTGTTGTCTTTCTATTAGTCCTTCTAATAGCTCTACCTTGTAGATTAAATCTTGTTCTGGTTTTTTCATAGCTTTATTGTTTGTTAGATTTCTCACTGATTGACATTCCAATAATGATTGGACATGTAATTGGACTAAGAGCCCAAACAAACCAAGCTTCTAATGGAACACTCTTTTTTGCATAAGACTCGATTAACATACCTGCTGTTAGTAGGTATGAAAGAATGATGTATGGTATCATAATGTTTAGATTAAAAATGGGACAATGTAAATACTATCTAAAACAAGGCACACTATTAGTGCCTTGATTTTATCTCCTGTTGAGCCAACTAAGTTTGGCATCACGCATAATGTTATCATCTGTTCATCTGTTTAATGGTTCTTATATTCAATAGACCAGCTAAAAAGTTTAATATGATGTGAAATAGTCCATTAGATAAATGACCTATTATAATATCATATACACCCCAACCTATTAAAGCTATTTGCATACCTAATAGTACAATTAACAAATTTCTCATAATCCAATGATTTGATCAAAACAACTATCTAATAGGTCTTGAAGGTTATACTTCTCTTGTTGTAACTCATTAATGCGTTCTTCAATGATGTGTATGTTTACATCATCATTACATTCTTTAAGACTATCCAATGAATGTATCTCCATTCTGATATCTTGTAACCGTTGTTGAATTTCTTCTGTTCTCATTATAATATATATTTAGAATATTTGTTTATAACTAAACTTACTTGTTCACCAGCATATTGACTTGCATCTTCAGCTGTATAAGCATCAACTAATAGTTTGATAGCATTAGCTTGTTCTGTAACATATGCTTCATCATGTGAATCATTGTTATATGAATGAGCTGTATCAAAACCTATTACATAATACTCGTCCTCTTTGTCCCATCGAGAGTATGTTATCTCTTCAGGACAATCATCAGGTTGTAGATAATCTCCCCAACCTTCATTACCTATTAGTTTAACTAATATTGGATGTTCTTTAGGAATATGTACATATCCACAACCCCAACCAGTTCTACCAATTGTTTTAAAATCTTCAGCGTACGCTACAGTACTGATAAATGTTTCTTTCATAGTGTTTGTTATTAAGGAATTAGTTTTAATTCTTTTGCTCTACGTATCACTTCCTGAGTGATTTCATTATCAAAATCAACTCTTGGATATAATGAACCAGATAAATAGTTTCCAGGTGTATCACCATACACTGTAGCATTAGATATATCACCATCTTGAAAGATTACTAATCCAAGATCATAGTTATCTCCTTCATCATCAGTGAATGGACCTAAATAGATGCAATAGTTCCACATCCATTCTTTTGCACTTGGATAATACAGAGGTGCACCGTTTAATAAATTGCTCATGTTATTTGTTATTAAGGAGTTTTAAAATTCGTTTATTATATCACAAGGATAATCATCACAATGACAAGCTTCATTATAGCCATGTAATGTACCATGTTCACATTCCCAATCACTCTCCATTATATGATTTATAGGAGAATATTGATCAAAGACAGTTTCTTCTAGTATGTAATATCTACTATCTATGCCTTCATAGTTAATTAGATTGTCTAAGAACTTATCTGCATCTTCTCTATATAGAAACATTCTTCTATTGTGAGGAGCATAATAATCATCTGTGTATTCTTTCCAATGTGCTGTATATATTTTCATAGTTATTAATTGTTTGTGTTTTACACCTAAAACTTTGATATATCAAGAGAGTCTAATCCTTCTCTTTATATTGAATAAACATAATATATACAGCTCATCACTGGTCTTAAGACTTAAATATAAAATGGTGATTAGTTTTCTATCAAAGAAACTGGTGTCCTCAACATCTTGGAAGGTTATTGAGTTTTTTATTCAGGGGAGATTGTTAAGCCCGTTGAAGAGCTAATGATTGTTATTCTATATAAGAAGAAAGTTTATCTCTAAGTAATAAGATGTTTTCTGATTCATTACCTGATTCAAATATATATACAATAAAAGTATATAATAACTCTTGTATCTCTTCTTTGGTTAGTTCTACATTCATAATGCTATATATATTCTGTTATCTAGTGATGTTTGTTGTTTGTTGTTTAGCACTTATTATAGTGTGTATGTACCCACACTCTTTTCATTACATGCACAAAAAGTTTTCTATATATAGAGAAAAAAAGTTTTTATACATATATATAAGGTGAGAGTTGTTATTAGTTCGGGTTTTTATACCCAGCCCTGTTCTTTCCCACCCTATATATGAGAAACCAATAGTGCTTATAGCACTATTGTTTCTTCATCAGTAACTTCCACTTTAGTTATTTTCATAACAGTAAGTTTGTTACGTTTAGTCCAAACGATATCTCTTTCTTCCATGTGGATAGAATAAACATTGTCTTGGTCTTCTCTTTTAGACATTGGATAGTCAAAGATATTACCCAAAGCAATTCTTTTACTGCGTAGCAGTTTGCTAATAGGCATAGATAAGATTGCTGTAGCAGTCTCCTTTTGACCCTTAATTTTAAATTTAATGTAAATTTGTTTTTCAACATCTGCTAAATTAAGTGGATCAGTACCTAATTCTTCCGCTCCTTTTACAAAGTCACCTAATGTCCCTACTCTTTCAAAATTTAAATTTTCCATTTGTTCTGTTTTTTTAATGGTTATTAATTATGATTGGGGGCTATCCCCAACCGCTAGAAAATAGGTGGGGTAGCTTGTTGGGATGGGTCTAAACTGTCACACACATGGGGGGTGTAGTAGTTGGAAAAAAAATTTTTTAAAAAAGTTTGGAGAATGTAAGAATTATATTCTACCTTTGGCGGGTGGGTGGGTTTGTTCTAATAGAGGTTATATGTTGTTCTCTATATGTCTATATATGTATTTGTTTTCATAATATAGCATAGGAATGTAAATATTTTTTTCTTTATATGTTGATTGTAAGTTTTTATTATATATCTTTGTCCATAGAATGTCAAAACTAAATTATGGAACCAACAAAGATTATAGTACAAAGACTAAAGAAAGGTGTACCTACAGACATGGAATTAGCCATGAAATACTATTCCATTCTATCTGCTATAAATAATCTTCATCTTACAGAGAGAGAAATACAGTTAGTAGCTTTTACAGCTATTAAAGGAAACATTACATATGCTAATGTAAGAGAGGAGTTTTGTAAAACATATAATAGTACATCTCCTTCTATAAACAACATCATCTCCAAACTTAAGAAAATAGGTATATTCATCAAGGAGAATGGTAAGGTGAAGGTGAACCCTATCATTTCCATTGATTTCAAGAATGATGTAACATTAGAAATAAAGCTAGTACATGAATAAGCCAACATCAATGTCTGTTAAAGAATGGATCATTAAGAGGATGTCTATTGGTATGGTGATATCAGAGAAGACACTTGATGCTGTTATTACACATCAGTTTGATAGTGCTAATGATGCAGTGAATATATATAAGAGTGTAGAGATCTCTGGATTTGGGAAGTTTTTATTTAACCAGAAGAAAGCTCTTACACAATATAACAAGTTGTTGGCTATACAGAAGGCATATGATAACATGTTATTAGATGAGAACATTACAGATACAAAGAAAAACTCTGTAGAACTAAAATTACAAATCATTGAATCCAGTATTAAAACCTTAAAACCAAAGATAAATGAGTCTGGGACAAATATATGAGGGATGGAAGAATCATCTTCTACCTGAGGAAAGAACAAAAGCTTTTATAGAACATGTTAGTCAAGAGAGATTGGCTATATGTGAAGCTTGTGAAGAGCATTCTTCTAATAAGAAAGATTATACGTCATTTAGACGTGATGCACATTGCACTAATTGTGGATGTACATTAGCTGCAAAAACAAAATGTTTAACATGTGAATGCCCATTAAAGAAATGGCTTCCTCAACCTATTCCAGATGATGTTACGTAAAATACCTTTAGGGCCTATTATAGAAATTCTTCAAGAACTGTTTGATAATGGGGCTGATTATATAGATATATCAGGAAGTAATGATGATGATAGTGAAACTCCTAGAGACACAATCAAGATCACTGTTAAACCTGAATACTTGATAGATCATAATGAAGATGATACAGTGGAGTTAGAGCAAGAGATAGAGATGGATTTCTCTGATGATCTTGAACCACCTACAAGTCTTTCTGATGAAGATATAAATGATTTGATATGAAACAACCTAATTATTATCGCCAAATAATCAAGGCACTAGAGCGTTTACAAAAGGCTCATCCTACATATAATATAGGTAGGCATATTTCCACTGCATTAGATGGATATGTAGATTTATGGGGAGTGACTGATAAAGAATTCTTATTTGCCCTACAGAAGTATGAGATAGAGCTCAATATGGATGTAGATCATATAGATGATCAAGAGATAGATAAGATAATAAAAGATGGCATGAATTTGGAGAGGATGTTCCTTGATGAAGAGGAAGATTAATAATAACAAAGACTAACTACATAATGGCAGTAAAAAAGAATACATATGTTTCTGCAGAACTTGATTGGGCAGAACAACAGCTTTCCTCATGGAAGGAATATGTTGATGCAAACCCATTACATCTATTGAAAGATAGAATAGAATGGAAGCCTACAGCTAAAGGAGGAATGCTTCCTATGGTGATAGCTTCTATTGAATCACAAGGAAAGTTTGTACAAGAAACAATGAAAAACTACCTAGCCTTATTAGAGCAAGTAGACAAGTTACGTGAGAAAGAAGAAGCTAAGAAGATTGAAACACGTGGTGGTCAGGAACTAGGTTCTATGGCAGAAGAATTTTTAAAAGGTAGAGGATAATGAATTTACATAATATAGAATATAAAGATTGGTTCTTAAATCAAAAGCGTATTCCAGATGAAATGTCTGATGAATACAAAGCGTTCTTTAATTTCCATAAAGAACTTTGTATGAATGGAGCTATGATGGATGGACAATACATAAATCCATTTCTATATTGGCACTTAAATATATGGCATACAGAGGTGGATGTTCTTGATGAATATGGACGTATCAACCAGAAGTATGCTAATCCACTTCTTCGTGATAATGAATGGTTGGTTACAAACGAAATAGACAGAGCACACAGAGAGAAAAAAGGATTGGTAATACTTGGTATTAGACGTTTCGCTAAGTCTGTAATAGAGGCCTCCTACATAGGTCAAGGAGCTACATTTGATGAGAATAGTCAGAACATTATTGCAGGGCTGAATGCTCCCGATATAAAGCTGATTACAGATAAGATTGACAAAGGATTAAACTTCCTACCTAAAGCTTGGAGATGGCAGAGGGTAGAGGATAACTGGAAGAACCAAGTTACATTAGGTATTAAAACTAAGTCAGGAGAGAGAATACCCTTCTCTCAGATTCTTATAAGAAACTTAGATGGTGGTAACAATGAAGAGGCTATTGCAGGTACAAAACCTAGAAGGCTAATCATTGATGAGATAGGTAAGGGATCATTCTTACGTGGATTACAAGCTGCTATTCCTGGTTTTACAACACCATTTGGTTGGGGATGTAGTCCTATTCTGACTGGTACAGGTGGAGATATGAAGATGTTCATGGATGCAAAGAGCTTAATGTTCGATGTTGAGAACTTCAACTTCCTAGAATACAATAATGCAAAGGATGATAAGAGAGTGCATGGATTGTTTATATCACATAAGTATAGAATGGAAGCTAAAGAAGAAAGTTCTTTAGGTGCATTCTTAGAGAAACCAGCAGGTTCTTCATTATACCAAGTGAAGATGATGGTGTCTAATGAAGAGAAAGCTACAGAGATTACCAATAACAATCTAGAAAAGCTTAAAAAAGCTGGAGATAGAATGGCCTATCTAAAAGAGAAGATGTACTATCCACAAGAAGTGGATGACATATTCTTGAATGAAGATACAAACATATTTGATATTGAAGCAGCTAAACGTCAGAAAACCAGACTATTAGCTCAAGAGAGAACAGGAACACCTGTTGTTTTATATGATGATGGTAATGGAGTGAAACATGAGTTTACAGATAAGCTTCCTATATCAAATTTTCCATTGAAAAATACAGATGCAAAAGATGCTCCTGTAGTGATATATGAGTTTCCAATTGAAGCTCCTCCATATGGATTATATGTTGCAGGGATTGACCCTTATAGACAAGGTAAGTCTGCATACTCAAGCTCATTAGGATCTGTCTATATATACAAACGTATGCATGCTATTTCTGGAGAGAAGTATCAGGATATGTTTGTAGCTAGCTATTGTGCTAGACCAGATAAAAAAGAAACATGGGAAGAGCAAGCTCGCTATCTTATTAAGTATTATAATGCTAGAGCTCTATGTGAGAATGATGAGATCTCTTTTATAGACTATATGATAGCTAAAGGAGATGCACATTACCTAGAGAAACAACCTGATTGGTTGAAAGAAATAGTTCCAAACACCACAGTTAGAAGGGATTATGGAATACATAGATCATCTGAGAAAATACGAGACTTCTTACATGGATGTCTTAAGAAGTATACAGAAGAAGCTATACATGTAGAGAAAGATGATGATGGAAACATCATATCAGAAATAAAAGGAATGTCAAAGATATTTGATCCTGTATTATTAGAAGAAATGATACAGTATAATGAGCAAGGTAACTTTGACCGTATTATTGCTGCAGAATTAGCTGTGGCATTAGCTATGAAGTTAGATCCTGTAATGGGTAAAATAGGAGGAGAACAAGATGTAAGGATCAAATCAATGTTCACAAAGAACAAAAAAAATACTCTGTTTACAGAAAGCAGAACAATGTTTAACACACCAAAAAATAAATTGTTTAGATAATGGCAATTATAGATGATTTTTTAAATGAAGATGATCCATCTATGTTAGATAGAGAATTTCAACAGAAGCATGGTTCAAAAGATGTGTATAATTTTTTATATACAGAAACTCTTCTTCAAAAAATAATTAACAGATTTAAAAAAATAGTTAAATGGCAATAATTAGATATACCAAAGATGCTACTATTAGGTATGCATACTTAAACATCTTCCCTGATCAGTTTAAAACAGAGAAAGAAAAAGAAGATGAAAGCTGGATCAAGAATACGATGGACTATTTTGCAAACAAAGCTTATGCTGAGTATGTAAAGAACAGAGATACATTTGTTAAGAATTATGATCTTATGAAAGGAATCTTACGTATGGAGGATTTCTACCAAGAACCAGAGGTAAGAAGTTTTACAGACATACTTACAGCAGATCTAGAACTTCCTGCATATGTAAAAATGTATTCTATTATTACCACTCCTGTAAATGAGTTAGTAGGAGAAATATCTAAACGTCCAGATACATTTAGAGTGAAAGCTTTTGATGATGATAGTAAAGCAGAAGAGTTGCAATTCAAGACAGATACATTACAACAGTATGTAATCAGTCAAGTGCAAAAACAACTTGCTCTAAAATCTATTATGGCAGGAGAAGAAATTGATCCTGAGCAATTGCAAGAAATGACAATGGAACAAGTTAAGGATCAGCTAGATAGCTATACATCTGTTGCTGAGAAATGGGGTAATCATGTTCTTACATGCAATAAAGCTGAGTTCAATATGAAAGAAAAAAGCGAAGATGCTTTTAGAGATCTTTGCATTTCAGGAAGAGAATTTTATCATATATATGAAGACAACTCAAAACTTGGATTTAACATTGAAGTGGCTAACCCAAAGAACACTTGGTTTCTCACTACTCCTGATAGAAAATTTATATCAGATCCGACAGGAAGAGCTCAAGGAGCTTATGCTGCAGGGACAGTACAGGTTATGGAGCTATCAGAGATCATTGAAAGCATACCAGATCTTACGAAAGAGGAGATTGATCACTTACGCTCATCGTTACAAGACTATGGATTAATTAATGTACGTGAATCAAACTTAGGTAATCCAGATGCTATTCCTGGACAAGACTCTGTAATGTATGACACATACGATCCATTAGTATTACAAACAAGAATGATTATTGAGTCTGAGATGAAAGAGAACAATGATGGACTTAAAGACTTCTTAGGATTAACTAATAATGTTAGTAGCTTTGGATATAAGTATGTTGTTGTTAGAAGTTATTGGATCTCTAAAAAGAAAATTGGTAAATTAATCTATTTAGATGAGTTTGGTAATGAACAATCAGTGCTAGTTGATGAGAATTACAAATCAGGAACTATGCCTTCACAACAATCGTTAGAGTGGGGATGGATTAACCAATGGTATCAAGGAACTAAGATTGGTCCAGATATCTATCATATTAAACCATTTAAGTTATTAAATTATTGTCCTATTATAGGAACAACATACGAAGTTAAGAATACAGAGGCTAAATCTCTAGTAGACTTAATGAAACCTTTCCAAGTGTTATATAATGTATGTATGAACCAATTGTACAAACTTCTAGAGAAAGAAGTAGGTAAGGTTCAACTTATGTCATTAAGACATGTACCTATTCCTAAAGATGGAGATGCACAAGATGCTCTTGATATTTGGGAAATGGAAGCACGTAATAGAGGAGTGGTATTTATTGATGACTCTCCAGAGAACTTAAAAGCACCTAGTTCATTCAATCAATTTACATCTCTAGATCTTACTAGAACACAAGAGATACAAGCAAGATATACATTAGCTCAACAACTTAAAGCTGAGTGTTGGGAGCTTGTAGGTATGTCTAGACAGCGTATGGGGTCTATATCTGCCTCTGAAAGTGCTACAGGTACTAACACAGCTATGCAACAAAGTTATTCTCAAACAGAGCCTTTATTTATAGCTCACGAGTATGTATTAGGACAATTGTATCAAGGTATAGTTGATGCATCATTATATATAGAGAGTAGTAAACCAGAAAGTACATTATCATATATAACAGATGAAGGAGAATCTGCATTTGTACAAGTGAATGGAACAGACCTTTCATTACGTGATTTGAAAGTGTTCTTAACTAACAGACCTGAAGATACTCAGATGTTTAATGAACTTAGACAACTTTCTCAAGCTATTATTCAAAATGGTGGCACGCTTTATGATGTAATAGAATTGTATAGCACTAAGTCTATGAGAGAAATGAAGAAAGTCTTCAAAGATCTTAGAGATCAACAAATGTCTCAACAACAACAGCAACAAGAGCTTGCTCAGAAACAACAGCAAGCTCAAGAGCAACAAGCTCAAGCAGCACAACAGTTTGCTATTCAACAACATCAAGAACAAATGGCTCATGATGATTACCAAAAAGAACTTGATAGATTATCTAAAGAGAAGATTGCCATCATTCAAGCTACAGGTTATGGTAAAGTGGAAAGTGAAGATGTTAATGCTAATGAGGTTCCTGATGTACTAGAAATGAGTAGATTAAGTAATGACCAAGATAAAGCTGCTAAAGACTATAGTTTAAAGATGGCTGATCTACAAAATAAGAATAGACAATCTGCTGATAAAATGGCTATAGAGAAAGAAAAAATCAAAGTGGCTAGAGAGAATATGGCAAATGATTTAGCTGTTGCTAAAGAGAATGCTAAGGGCAGAAATAACAAAAAAGGTTAAAAAACTTCTCCTCTTCGGGGGAGAAAAAAATAATAATGCTATATTATCTGGAAAATTGGATCATATAGATCAATAACACTTTGATATTAAATAGTGTTGTTCTACTTTTACATAAATAAACCAAAATAAATACAACTACATATGGCTGATAATTTAGAAACTATGGGAAACTTTAGTATCCAGGATACTATGGAAATGGGGATGGGTAACCAAGAACTATTGAATGACTTGTTTTCTCCTGAGACAGCATCTTCTAATCCAGAGGATGTTCAACCAATTATTAAAGAAGCAGAGCCTGCTACACCTGCTGCTAAACCAGCAGTACCAAAAGGTAAAGAGGTGGCACCAGTTGATGATGATGCTGATGACAAAGAAAAAGGACAATCTTTAATATCGAACTTCTTAGGTGATAATACTGATGAAGAAGAAGATGATGATGACACACCACCAGCACCAGCAAAAGCAAAAGCACCAGTAGCTACTGATGATAATGCAGATGATGATGATGATGAACCACAAGGAACTCAATTTACTGCTCTTGCAAATGATCTTTATAAACTAGGAGTATTCACTGCTGATGATGAAGATCCACAACCAGTAACCACTGCAGAAGAGTTCTTAGAACGTTTTGAAACAGAAAAGAAAAAAGGTGCCTCTGAGATGGTACAAAATTTCATAGGACAATTTGGAGAAGATTACCAAGAAGCTTTTGAAGCCATATTTGTAAAAGGAGTTAATCCTAAAGATTACTTTGGTACATACAACCAAGTAGTTAACTTCGCTGAGATGGATCTTTCTGATGAAAGTAATCAAGTGAGAATAATGAAACAAGCGTTAGCTGATCAAGGTTTTGACCATGATGATATTGATTCAGAGATCGAAAGACTTCAGAATTATGGTGATCTTGAAAATGTAGCTACAAAACATCATAAAGTGCTGGTTAAAAAAGAAGCAGCTAAGTTGCAACAAATGGAAGCTAATGCTCAACAAGAGTTACAACAAAAACAAGCTATTAAAAATCAGTACATAAATAATGTGCAATCCATCTTACAAGATAAGGTGAAAGCAAAAGAGTTTGATGGTATTCCTATCAATCCAAAATTAGCAACAGAACTACAAGACTTCTTATTAGTCGATAAATGGAAAACTCCTACAGGAGAAACCCTTACAGATTTTGATCGTGCTATTCTTGATTTGAAGAGACCAGAAAACCATGAACAAAAAGTTAAGATTGGACTTCTACTTAAAATGTTAGAGAAAGATCCTACATTATCAACTATACAAAGAACAGGTGTTACGAAGAAATCTAACGAACTGTTTGGAGAAGTTGCAAGACAAGTTACCAAAGCTAAAACAGCTGGTGGTTCAGGAGCTAAACCTAATTCATGGTTTTTATAACAAAAAATAATTTAATAATTAACAAAAACAAATAACAATGGCAATTCAAACAATCCCAGGGTTAACAGGTTTTACTTATGCTCGTGTAGCGTCTATGGACAAACGTGCTGTTGGTAAGCTTACAGACTCTAACCACTTAGAGAGTTTTCACTCTACTGAGCCTGCAGATTATGATAAAAAGATTATCTCTTTATATACTCAGAGCTCATTGTACAGTAATGACTTTTTGGACATGATCAACAAAAGCACACCTTATTACATCGATAATAATAGTGATGCTTGGAAATGGCAAATCGCTGTTCCTTACAAATTCCCAAAAATCATTGACATCCCTACATCTACACAAGATTTAATTGATGCTGGTAAAACAGGTATTGATGGTCAAGAATTTACTTTAGTATTAGATACTAATGAATTCTCTAAAAATGCTATCGTCTCTGTAGGTACACGTCAGTATGGTCCTAGATTCTATGTAATCAAAGATCCAGTGCCTTGGAATATGGGATTCTTGTATTCATTTACATTAGTAACTGATAATCCAACAGTTGACTTTGTAAACCCTATTTTCTTACAATATGGAGTTGAGCTAGAATTAGTTGATGCTGCTATTGGTGAGTTTGATCAAGACTTATTAGGTCTTCCAAGATTAGGTGAGCAAATCACTATGTTCGAATCTTTAGGTTCTGCATATGGATATGAGCACAAAATCACTGAGTGGGCTGATGACAAAATGATGAGAGATTCTGCTGGTAAGCCATTAGATATCTTAGTATATGCTCCACAAAGAAGAAACCAATTACCTTTAACTCGTAACGATGTTAAATGGGAACCGTTTATTGAGTTCTGGATGCGTAAATCTATGTTAGAATTAAAAGTTAAACGTATGATCTGGGCTAAACCAGGTACAGTTAAAACTAACGGTTCTAAACAAGAATTGAAACGTACATCTGCTGGTGTTTACCACAGAATGAGAAACAATGGTAACTTAGTACAATATAATAGAGGTGAATTCTCTGCTAACTTAATCCGTTCTGTATTTGGAGATTTATTCTACAGAAGAGTGGATGTGAAAGATAGACGTGTTAAAATGTATACTAATGAGGCTGGATTCGATGTATTCCAACAAGCTTTAAAAACTGATGCATTAAATTCAGGTCTTACTTTCATGGCTGATTCTGGAAACAGATATATGCAAGGAGAAGGACAACACATCACTTACAACTTTGCATTTGATGCAATGGTAACTCGTGAGACTGGACGTGTTGAATTGATTCACTTAAAAGAATTAGATTTACCACAAACTAACTTAGAGTTTGGACAAAACAAAAAATCTACTCCAGTATTTATGGTGTTTGATGTTTCTCCAATGTCTGATGGTTCAATGGTAAACAACATTAGAGAAGTACGTATGAAAGGTGCTCCTTCTATGACATGGGGTTATATTGATGGTACTCGTCACCACTTAGGTTTTGCTAAATCTCAAGGTATGAGTTCTGCTAACAAATTCCCAGGATACGAAATCTGGATGAAAGACAGATGTGATGTATTTATCGAAGATCTTTCTAGAACTGTGTTGATTGAGGAAATGCCACAATTCTAATAATAAAATTCCGAGAAGAATCCCCTCACCTCCTCTCCCTCCTAGAGGGGATGATTCTCAACCCTAGTGCCTAACTAAGCATTTGCCTTAGCACCTGCACTTTAAAAAAAGATTCTGCTTAGTAAAGCCTCTTGCATAGCAATGTAACTAAGTGAAAGAGTGATGGATTGGGGTGTCCCTGGTCGCTGTTCCCTTCAATGGGATCACTCTACTAATTAAACCAAATATTATTAAATAACTACATTATGGGTAAAACAGGCAAAATCTCTACGATAAAACGTGAGTATAACAGTTCTCAACTGCAAACAATGGACAGTGGACTTTCGCAAAAAGGTATGACAAGAATTCCTGGAACAGGAGTTTTTAAATATCCTTACAAAGAATTAGATGGTAAATATAGAACAGGATTAGATCCAGATGCTACTTACATCAAAAGAATTTCAGATCCACTTGAAAAAGAGTTAGAAATAGAAAGAGTAACTGCTCTTAGAACAAAACTTGAAAATGAATTAGGTGATATTGATTTAGGACCTCGTTCTAAGTTTTGGAACTATGGGTTATCAACTTCTACAGATGATGTAACACACGTACAACCAGTTAAGTTACTAGATGGTGATAATTTCTTTGATCTATCAGTTCCTTTCCAAGAGATAGCCTTTTCATGGTTAAGAGTACATCCTACTATTGCATCTTCTTACCAAGCATGGGAAAGAGGAGATTATCCAGCAGATACACAATTTTATATTGTTGATGATGAGATTGAAAATGCAGTGATCTTCAAGAAAAAACAATTGATCAATAAAGCAATTGTTAAATTTGATAGTATGACTCCTGATAAGAAACGTAAAGTTGCAAGACTTTTAGGACTTCCAGTTTCAGAGGATACTAAAGAAGAAGTTGTTTACAATCAAGTAGATAATGTATTGAAACAAACAGAATTCAAGAATGGTAAATATTCAGGATTGAATCCAGTTGAAGTGTTCAATAGATTTGCTGACATGAAAGAAGATTTACTCCATATACAAGATTTAGTTAAACAAGCAATTGCACATTCAGTTTACCGAGTTAAACCAAATGGTAAAGTTTATGAAGGTGAGTTTGAAATAGCTAAAGATGAGCAAGATTTAATTAAATTCCTTGTTGATGATGATAACCAAGATGAGTTATTAATATTAGAAGGCAAACTAAAAACTAAAAAACTAGCTTCTATTTAAGAGGCTAGTTTTTAAAAATATAAAAATATATGATACCAGTAGATAGTTTATTATACAAGATTGACCAAAGATTGAATAAGCTATCAACTAATGAGCATCAACAGATTCAGTTAGAAGATAAGATCTTAGCTTTGAATGAGGCTCAGATTAAGTTGATAAAACAAAAAGTTGATGGCATAAGTGTTGCAAATGGTATGGGAATGGATTCTTTTAAGAAACGATATGAAGACTTACAAAGTCTTGTATTAGATTATAACCATCAACCATTAACATTAACATTAAAAGATCCTGACTTAAATCAATGGTCTGCTAATGTTCATCTACTTGAACCAAAATATATGTTCTATGTTGATAGCTATGTGATAGCAGACAAAGGAAGATGTAAAGATAGAAGAATCTGGATTAACAGAGATCTTGCTAAACATGGTGATCTTCAGTTCATTATGAATAACGATCATTACAAACCTTCATTTGAATACCAAGAAACATTTAACTTTCTTGCTTCTGATGAAATAAGTATATTCACTGATGGTACTTTTACCCCTAAGAATATACAGATAATGTACATGAGATATCCAGTGTACATAAATAAAACAGGATATATCATGTTAGATGGTGAGCCATCTTATGATGCTGATTGTGAGCTTGAAACTTATTTAGAAGATGAACTTTTAGATTTAACAGTGCAGAATCTAGCAATGTATACTGAAAACCAATCTGCAGTACAAAGTGCAGCCTACAGAATACAAACAAACGAATAAACTTTATTAACATTTAAAATAAATTAAAATGGCTGATTTTTCATTAACCACGTTATTCGTGGTTCCAGTAGGGCAAGATGCTGTCCCTAGTCCTGGTACATCAACACAAGACCTAGATCAAGGTATTGTGGGAATCTTTAACAATGTGTATAATGCTGTAACTAGTACGACTATTAAAAGTGCTCCGTATTTTTACATTGCACAAGGTAGAACAAACACTTATTTACAAGGATCTAAAAGATCTGACAAGATTGGAGTTCAAACAACTGCATTAACAGGTAATGCTCAAACAATCACAACAAAAAATTCTAATGTAACAGAATGGTACAAAGTTACAGGATGTCCAACTGCTGCTAATCAAATTACTGATGTAACTAATTTCACTGTACAATGTGGAGAAGTTATCACGTTAACTTTACGTGCTCACTCTTCTTATATTGATACATTGTATTTCAATGGTTTCACTCGTTCAGTAACTATCCAAGCTCCATGTTGTGAGTGTGATTCTAATCCATGTGCTGATGTAAGTGACAACACTATCATCGATGAATTGATCTATCAATTAAACTTAAAAGCTCCAGGAAACAACCCTGACAACATTTCTTTCTCTACATTCTTTACATTTGAAAATGTAGGTGGAACTACCTTACGTATTACAGGAAAACCATTAACTAAATATGGTCAACCTTGTGATGTAGCAGCGTTCCCATTTGAATATGACAGAATGTGGTTTAGAACTTTTGTTTACTCTGGTCCTGCTACAACTGCTGACTTTATCGTTGCTGATGCTTGTAACTATGTTGCTACTCCTGTTGTTACTCAACGAGCTTCTTATGCTAGTGGTACATCTGCAGAGATTGCTCAATTAGAGAAAAACTTCTACAGCTACCAAGCTGGTTACTTGAAACATTTATATAGAATGAATGGATACAACGAGAACTTTGAGTCTTGGGTATCTGATGGTGCTACTTACAACACATTCTATATCAAATTCAATGAGTATGATAAAGCTGCTTACCAATGGGGTGATTACATCATGGAAGACTCTACAGTAATTCTTGCTGTTCCTCAAGGTGGTTACGATCTTACAGATGAGTTCCAAGCAATTTTAGAAGGTGCTTTAGGTACTGTAGTTGATGACAATGCTTGTATCACTACAACAACTACTACTTCTAGTGCTCCTGCAACTACAACAACATCTACTTCTACTCTTATTCCTTAAGAATAAAAGAAGAGTAAATTAATAATAACCTATGCCAGGGGAAAGAGGATAACTCATATTCCTCTGGCATATTTATTTAAAACAAACATGGCAAACTTACAATTAGATATATTAGTAGTTCCTACTTATAGTGTACTTACACTTGGTGTTACAGATGCATCTGTATATCCTACAAATCCTCCAGTGGTTTCTGCACCATCTATTGAGATTGATATACCAGGATTTGGAACCAAGATATTACCTTTTGTTCCTAATGAAACCAATGTATTCACATCATCTAATTTAGGGATAACAGAAGTAGGTTGTAATCAACCTCTTCCTGATGGAGTGTATAGAATTAAATATTCTGTTGCTCCTGCATATGCAAACTATGTAGAAAAAACAATACTACGTGTTGACAGACTTCAAGAGAAGTTTGACAATGCGTTTTTACAATTAAATATGATGGAGTGCGATAGAGCACTTAAAACACAATCTAGTGTAGATTTAAATACAATCAACTTCTTTATTCAAGGAGCGATTGCAGCAGCTAATAACTGTGCAGAATATGAATCAAACAGATTATATGCTCAAGCAGATAATATGTTAAACAACTTTTTAAGATCAAACTGTGGTTGCTCTGGTAGTAACTACTTACTAAACTTTTATTAATTATGGCACAATGTAATTCATGTGGAGCTAAAGTGGGGTGTGGATGTCAATTGAAAAATGGACTATGTGGCACCTGTGCAGCTAAAGTAAACAAATAAAATATAGACATTATGTTATCACCAAGATTAACTGATTGCCCAGAATGTGCTAACATTCCTTCTTTACTTAAAAAAATAGATTGCAAGTTAGCAGAGCTTGGTAATAATTTGTACAACAATATTTCATATATGTTGAACAAACCTATACCTGCTGGTGACATACTTCAATTAATAGCATATAGAAGGATACTAACTCATAAGTATTGTAATCCTGATTATGTTAGTAAATACTCTGTACAGATGATAGCTAGTAGAGTGATTCGTCTTACAGTGGGATGCGTTAGTAGATGTAATACTCCAGAACCTTGTGTAGAGATTCCTTGTGATATTACAATTGTACCAAATCCTACAACAACAACTACTACAACAGCTTAAACCTTTTAAAATAAATAATATGTCCAATTGCTCAAATTGTTATAACGGATGTACAGAGATTGTCTCTGACAGATGTGTTAAATATACAGGAATAGATGTTCCTGTCTTAGGGATCCAAACAGGAGATTCTTTATCTTTTGTAGAACAAGCTCTTATTACATTCCTTACATCTACATTAGATGGTACCGGAATTATACCAATTATAGATAACACTATAATTTGTAATGTCGTAAAACAGTATTTACCAGACTGTGGAGCTCTTACATTAAATAATATATTATCAGCTCTTACACAAGCTGCTTGTACTCTTCAAGAACAAATTGATGTTGTTGTAGCAGAACTTGCTGAATTAAATGCTGATTACACGTTACCAGAAGATTGTTTAGCAGATGTTACAGCTTCTTCAGATACACACGACATATTACAAGCTGTAATAAATAAACTTTGTGCATTAGATAGTCAGTTTTCACAATTGCTAATTGATCTTCCTAATACATATGTACAACTTAGTCAACTTGATGTTTTAATTCAAGCATATTTAGACAGTTCAACATCTGGATTGATTAGTAATAGAATGGTTCCTTACGCTGTACTTCCTTACTTTGGACCTATATCAGGATTCTTTGATTCGTCTGGAGCAGGTACAGGTGATTGGAATAGAATATTTTTATGTAATGGAAATAATGGAACTCCTGATTTAAGAGGTAGAGCTTTAACAGGTGTTATCAATGGTGTTCCTGGACCATCAATGAATCCTGTAGTTGATCCTGCTGTTAGTGGAGCTAATCCAAATTATTCTTTAGGTGATGCTGCTGGTGCAAATCAAATAACACTTACATCTACACAGATTCCTGCACACGTACATCCTAATGTATTAAATTTTAACGATCCTGAACATACACATACATATCAAGTACAATCATCTTATGGTTTTACTGGTGCTGGATATATTGGTACTACATCAGCACCTACAACTTATACTACTAGTAGCAGTAGTACAGGTATTACAGTTTCACTAACTAATAATCCAAATACAGGCGGAGGACTTCCTCACGCAAATATACAACCAGTAGTGGCTTGTTATTATATTCAATATAGACCAGTTTAATAAATTAAAAAGATGTCATATCCATATTTACCAGTAAATCCTTGCTGTACAGACGTAGTTCTAAATACTCCTTGTGGATGTAGTTCTACAATCACTAATAGTGGTTGTAACACTAATGATCCATGTTCAACGCATTTAACTGCTTCTAGTACTATTGTTTATGATGGTCCTGCCTTAACTTGTACAACAGCTGAACCATGTGATACACTAAATGTTATATTACAAAAGATTGATGAAATCATTTGTAATTTACTTACACAAATAAATACATTAAATAATCAAATTACTAATATTAATACACAAGTGTTGTATATAAATGGTGAGATAACTGATATATACAATGTATTAGATGTTTGCTGTAGTGCTACTACAACAAGTACTACTACTGTGGCACCAATTCTTTGTGAAAGCTTCTCATTAACTAATACAGGAGAAAATCCAGTAGCCATAATCATTACTGATTGTGATACACAAATACCAGAAGCTATAGTGTTAATGCCAGGAGATACAAATATTTGTGTTGTGACAGACAGTCCTTTAAATATTCCAGGTGGAGTGATTGCAGTACCAAATGGTCCTTGTGGAACTACCACAACTACCACCACTGCAGCACCTACTACTACATCTACAACAACATCAGCAATTCCTTGTGAATGTTTAACATTTTATAATTCAGATGTTGATACACATATTATAACTTATATAGATTGTAGCGGTAGCACTAGTAGACCAATACCAATTCTATCACATCAAACATTACAATATTGTGGATGTTGTGCAGAAGCTAGTGATCCATTTGTAACTATTAATATTGGTGCAAATTGTATTGATGGAGTATGTCCAAATCCTATAACTACAACAACTACTTCTAGTTCAACTAGTACAACTTCAACTTCTACATCAACATCAACTAGTACAACTAGTACAACTTCTACATCTAGTACAAGTACAACAACTTCTACTACTACATGTAACCCTGCTACTCCTCATCCATTTAATATTACAGTTGTGAATGGTACAAATACTGTTCCTGACTCAAATAGTTTCTTGGTAGATGCATGTGCTGCAATTGAATGTTTACAAGATGCTAGTTGTACAGTGACATCATCTGTATCAACATATTGGAATGTTGAATATCCAGGAATAGGTGATATAGCTTATGCAGGATCAACTGGATGTACATTAGGTCTTACAGGATATGATGGATATTTCCAAATTAATTATGATGGTATATGGGTTGTAGTTCAAATTGTAAATAGTGTAATAGTAGCTTTCCCTACTTGTACACCAACAACTACTACCACTACAACTGTTGTAGACTGTATTAATTACTTAGTACAAGGACTTGCTCCATCAGGAACATGGGAAGGACTTGATTGTAATGGAAGCCCTGTATCTGGAACAGTTGCAGGAGGATCTACAGATGAAACAGGATGTATGAATGCAGCAACGTTAGTTTTAGATAATGCATATATTAAAACTTCTACACCTTGTACAACAACAACCACAACTACTACAGCATAATATGGCTTGCTCAAATATAAATAATACAACAATAAAAGGAACGAGTGCTATCACATATGATGGCACTCCACTTCCTTGTACAGATGTAGATACTTGTGATAACTTAAATACAGTTCTTGCTAAATTCGATGCTGTTATATGTGATGTAAATAGTAGTGTAAGTGACCTTACAGATGATGTGACAAATCTTACTGAAGAGTTAATGCTTATTTCAGAAGATATAATTAACATTAATGAGCAGCTTAATATATGTTGTCCTACAACAACTACCACTACTACAGCTGTTCCTACAACAACTAGTACTAGTACAACAGCTAGACCTACTACAACTACCACTACAACAGCTATACCTTGTAATTGTATAATTTTCTATAATGGAGAACCAACAATACAAGAAATAGAATATAATGATTGTTCAGGAGTTACTCAGTACACTATAATACAACCAAATGCTACTAATAGTTATTGTGGATGTTGTGGAGTTACACATGCTCCTTTAGTAACAGTTACGACAGGTGGTGCTTGTATTTCAGGGGTTTGTCCATCAACCACCACTACAACTACTACTACACCACCAACAACTACTACTACAAGTAGTTCTAGTACATCTACAACTAGTACTAGTAGTACATCAACTACTAGCACATCTAGTACATCTAGTACTACAACTACAACAACTACAGTTTATGATTATTGTCCTAGTTCTATAGTATCAACAAATGCTCAACAATGGTCAGCATTAACTACTGCTCCTGATGGAACTATATATGGATGTACTCTTAGTGGAGTTGTTTATAAATATCCTGTAGGAGGTCCTTGGTCTACTGTTGCTAGTTCAGGTGCAATTAATGCAGCTCTTGCAGCAGATTCTTCTGGTAATGTATATGGTGCAGTTAATGGTGGTACATTATATGTAAAACCTTTTAGTTCATCTACATTTACTCCTATTATTCCATTTGCAGGAAATGATTCTTGGAGAGGATTATATGTAGATCAAGATGATACTTTATGGACAGTTGATAATGCTGGTGCTGTTTACACAAGAGCGGTATCTGCAAGTGGATTTACATACCATGGAGCAACACCTAGTTCAGGAGCAAGAGATATCACTGTAGCTCCTAATGGAGATGTGTATATTTGTGGTCCATCTAATGTTTGGAAACAAACTGGAGGAACTGGATCTTTTGTTTCATTACCTACATCACCAGGATATTGGACTAGTATATCAGCAGCTTCTAATGGAGACATTATATGTGTTGGTGAAAAACAACCAGGATATGCTGGAGGTATATGGATAATATATGCAGGTACAACTACATTTGTTGAAATTAGTTGTGATGATGATGTTGATTGGTCAGCAGTTCGTTCAATTGGAAGTGGTCAATTCTATGCATCACAAACAATTAGTGTAGGTGAAGGTGATGGAGAAGTTTATATATTCGGTTAAAATCAATAAAATAAAATAAAATGACAGTATTCATAACATTAACGTTAGCTGGAGCTAATGTAGGTCCATTCAATCTATATTCAAATATAGATGGATATACAACAGCATTTGAGTCAGGAGTAAGTTCAGCTATATTGCTTGCAGGATATGCTTCAGATTTAGTTCCTGATGGTACAACAACTATTAGATTACTTTCTACTGGAGAGTGTACTAATTACTTTGATATAGTGTTAAGTGAACCAACTACCACTACTACAAGTTCTAGTTCAACTTCTACTACTAGTACATCAAGTAGTAGTACTACTACAACTACCACTACAACACCTCGTTAATAATTTTAAAAAAATCCTGTTTTGTTGGTTTTACAGGAATTTCTCCTCAAGATTTTTCTTGGGGAGTTTTTATTTATAACTATTTTAGTTATAAATAATTACATCTCTAACTAAAATTATTTGGAATATATAAAAACAATTCTTTATCTTTACAATATTTTTTAACTAACATGAGTACATATGTCTGAAAACCAAAGCTTATTAAACAGATTAGAAGAGTTATTAAGTCAGAAGAAAAGTAAAAAATTCTATGCTGAGAAACTAGGAATAAGTGAATATGAAGTCAATGAGCTCATGAAGGAGCTTAAAGAAAAAGATAATGAATCAGTAATAAGAAACTTTACAGAAGAACGTAAAGTGAATGTTGAGAGAGGTACAATAGAAAGTACAATAGTCACAGACTTTGAACCTAAAGATGATCTTGAATTAGCTAAGTTACATAAGATAAACTTAGATAAGTATGTAATTACAAATTACTGGTCTAAGATGTTACCAAGTGGGAAGTTTACTTCCTCTGTATTCTCAAAAAGAAAAGAAGCAAAAGATTACTCTCCTGAAGACTTTGCTAAGTTTTTAGAAAACTACAAACCAAATAATGTAGAGATTAAAAAATTAAATCCATCAAATCATAAAGATTATGTAGATGTAGAAATCTCTATAGCTGATTATCATTTAGCTAAGAAAACTGTAGATGGTGATAATGATCCAACAACTAGAGCTTTAAGATATATGAATGTGGCTCAATCTTTGATCAACAAAGTGGAAGCTAATTACAATATAAACACTGTAGTGTTACCTATATCAAATGATTTCTTTCATACAGATAACTATCAACATCAAACTACAAACGGTACTCCACAAGATACTATAATGGATTATGCTCATGAGTATGAGGTAGGATTTGGTGTTCTTGTAGATACAATCAATATGTTAAGACAACATTCTAGCACTGTAATTGTTGTTCTTGTACAAGGAAATCATGACAGAACTAAATCTTTTTATCTAGCTCACGCATTAGATATATTCTTTAGAGATGAATTAGATGTACAATTTATAAGAGAACATTCTGTTGTTAAAGGATTAACATTAGGAAATACATTTATTGGATGGCACCATGGTAACTGTAAGTTAGAAGATTTACCATTATTATTTGCAACACATCCAGAATATTGTTATCAATTTGGTAATGCTGTTTATAGAGAAGTACATACAGGTGATAAACATCACTATATGGCTAAAGAGGTTAAGGGAGTAAGAATACAACAAATGCCTAGCTTGTCAGGAACTGACAGATGGCACTTAGATAATAACTTCGTACATTCAGTACGTGCAGCTCTTGCTTTAGTCTATGATCTTAATCTAGGTAAGATAGCAGAGTTTGAAACTCGAATATAATTATGGCAACATTAAGAAAATTAGTATCAGATGTTAGAAGTGTCCACAAGATACTTTCTACAGATAGTCTTATTACCGATAGAGCTATTGCTTCTGAAATCAGAAACAATGCTCTATTACTTATAAAGAGAGAAACCAATTTAAGAAAACTTTGGGCAACTGATACATTATTCACTACTATTCCTTGTTTAGAGATGGTGGAAGTACCTATCTCTGAATGTTGTGATTATGTAGATGAATGTACTATTGCTAGAACAAAACTTAAACTCCCACGTATATCAGAAGGTAATTACCAATATGTAATACAAGGAGTTTATTCTATTAATGCATTAGGTGGTACAGGAAAGAAATTAAAAGAGATTACAGTAAATAGATATATCAATCTATTGAAACTTCCTATCATTAAAAAAGAAGAATACTTCTGGATATCTAATGGATATCTTTATGTCAACAATCCAATGATTAGATCTATTAGATTTGTAGCATTATTTGAAGAAGATGTAATAAATGAAATCATGTATCCAGAATGTGGATGTGGAACTCCAGAATATACATTAGATGAAATCTGTAAAAATCCATTAGATAAAGAGTTTGCTCTTCCTGGATATTTAGAACAACAAACTCTTGAATTAACATCTAAGAAATTACTATCTACATATTTCAATATTAAAACTGATCAAGGTCAACAAGGATTAGATGGACAAGCACCTAATTCTCCAGCAACCGCATAATATGGCAAGAGTTAAAATAGATTGGAGAAGTTCAAGTAAGGATAATTACAATTTGTTTTGTAAGAAACATCCATCTATAAAACTTACATATGATGAATGGAGAAACATTATCTACACCTATAATGAATCATTCAAAGAATATATATTAGAGACAGGTGATAAAGCAAAACTTCCTTATGGCTTTGGAGAGTTCTCTATAAACAAAAAGAAAAGAAAGAAGGTTACTCAAGCTGATGGAAAAGAATTTATTAATCTTCCAATAGATTGGCAAAAAACTAAAGAGAAAGGAAAGGTTATCTACAACTTTAATTATCATACAGAAGGATATTTCTTTGGATGGATGTGGTTCAAAAACACAGCAAGATTCAAACACTCTGATCTTTGGTATTTCAAACCTTCTAGACTTACATCAAGACTACTGTCACATTACTTAAAAACCAGCGATAAGTATCAACACATTTATAAACAATGGAAATCATAAATTATGAGTTACTACTATAAATATAATTTTGTATCGCCTGAGCCTGTATATGCAACTGTTAAAGAAGAGCTTAAAAGCTATTTTGATACTGGAGCTGTAGATGATCTTTTATTTCCTACTTATTTAGATAAAGCTCTAAAGAAGTTAGGTAGAACATCTTTTGTAATAAGCGAAGAGATTCTTTACATAGAAGATTTTGAAGCTAGACTTCCTGATAACTTCTATGCTGTTAGAGAGGCTTGGATGTGTACAGCAGTGGCTGGTTATCCATATCAAACAGCTAATTCATTTTACTCACAAGCAGCTAATGCAACCACTATACAAGTCTCTCCATTAACTATTGGAGGAACTCCTTGTAATAGACCTGGTTGTCAAGATCCAGCTTGTAATGGCACATGTATGCCAGAATTAGTACAAGCTGTTTACAAAACAAATAATAGCACACCTAGACAATATACTCACGAATATTTACTTAGACCTGGAAATATATCTGCAAGACAAAACTGTGGAGTGGAGTATACTAATGCTTGGGACTTCTATGCAGAAGCTCCTCCTATTCATGAGTTCACTCCTGGAGCTGCTAGTTATGATTCATTTGATGTACGAGATAATAAGTTTGTAACCAACTTCAGAAATGGTGTTGTACATTTAATATTTTATGCTACAGAGTATGATGAAATAGGAAACCAAATGATTCCTGATAACTATCGTGTTAGAGAGTATGTAGAAGCGTTTCTTAAATTTAAGATATTTGAAACTCTTACAAATCAAACTAATGATGAAACTTTCAATCAGTTACAACAAAAGCTGATGTATTACAAACAAATGTATGAAGAATTTTACATCATGGCTGAGATTGAAGTTAAAAAACAAACTCCTTGGGAGAAACAAAGAAGAATTAAAAACGATCTTAATAGATTTAATATGTATGAGCTTCCTAACCGTACTAATAGATATGGTAGAAGACGTAATAACTAATCATTATGGCAGACGAATTAAATCAAATTAAAAATATACTTGGGGTAAATCAAAGTAACATTAAACCAGAATACAATGTTGCTGTTTCTGGACTTAACATGGATAATACATTAAACCAAGTTAAGCCAGGAGAACTAACCTATGCATTAAATGCTGCTTTAGAAAACTTTGATTCTAGTTCTGTTAACTATCAGAATGAACAAGGTAATGAGTTCTGTGTACAGTTCCCTCCAGGATATTCTTTAATAGGTACTCATTTTATTAATGAAAAAAATAAACATATATTTTTCTTAGCTAATCCTACTACAGGTGGCTCAGAAATAGGATATATGGATAATAATGATTGTATCTATCATACATTAGTTAATGCTGTATGTTTAAATTTTAATATAAATCATCCTATACCAAAAGTAGTACATAAGATTGGAAATTGTACTACACAAATATATTGGACAGATGGATATAACTCTAGAAGATATCTAGATATTGAAAACATTCCTTATGTACAATCTGTTTACTCTGATTCTTGTAATCCTTTATATACAGATGAATTAGATTGTAATCAACTTAAAATACAACCTAACTTTAATATACCTCAACTTGAAGTAACTGATATATTCACTGGTGGAGATGTTACTGCAGGTACTTATCAGTTTGCTATACAATATTCTGATGCATCTGGTAATCCTTATACATCATATTATTCTGTTACCAATCCTACACCTATGGCTGATACGCAGTTAACCACTGCTCTATTTGACTATAAGGTGGGTAGATCTATTCAGTTAACTATTACTAATTTAGATACATCAGGATTATTTACCTATTATAATGTAGCTGTTATTAAAACAGTCAATGCTATTACATCTGTAGAACTAGTTGGTACATATTCAATTGAGAATCAAGTTGACACTATAACATATACAGGACAAAATCAAACAGCAATTAAATTATCTATCTCGGATATATTTGAGAAGTATCCATATTATGATATAGCTCAAGATCTTACTGCAGCACAAGATGTGCTTATGTGGGACAATCTTACATCTATAGATAGAATTAATTATCAGCAAATAGCATCTAAAGTAGATCTTTTATGGGAAACATATAGAATCCCTTCTACAGAAAACTATGCTAATGAATTTAATGCTACAAACCTACGTGGATATCTACGTGATGAAGTGTATGCATTTGAAATTGTATTCCTATTAAAGAATGGAAAACAAACAGATGGTTTTCATATTCCTGGAAGAGTATTAAGTTATAATGATACACAATATCCAGATATTCCAGATACAAATGCTGACTTTATAGGTGAACCTACATACATTGATCCTTCATCAGGAATTGGATATAGTCCTTATTGGAAGATATATAATACAGCAACAGTATTAGGACAAGCTCAAGGAGATGCTATAGGTAATGCTACACCACATCAGTATGGTGAATTTGCTTATTGGGAATCAACCGAAACTTATCCTTGTAATGTAGATGTATGGGGAGACTTAGCAGGTCAACCTATTAGACATCATAAGTTTCCAGATGTTCTTGTAAGTCCTATATTTGAGAGTCCAGTGTATGCACTCACTCCAGGATTTGAACCTGATCCTGATATTCAAAGTAATGCTGTATATCCAATTGGTGTTAAAGTGAATATAGCTCAGGTACAATCTCTAATACAAACTTCTTCTCTAACACAAGAGCAGAAAGATAATATAGCTGGATTTAAAATTGTAAGAGGTAATAGAAATACAAATAAATCTATTGTAGGTAAAGGGATGTTACGTAATGTAGGAACATATACAAGAGAAGATCAAACTCTTTATTATCCAAACTATCCATACAATGATCTTAATGAAGATCCTTTTATAAATACAAGTTCTAATTCATACACTGTATTAGGTCAATCTAGAGTTTGGATAGTACAATGTAAAGAAACAGGTACATATGAATATACAGATGCTATAACAGGAAAGGTGGTTAGTTGTGTTCCTATGGTTGCTGGTCAAAACTATGAGTTTTGTTCTTTAACAAGACCAAAGTATTTAACTGGTAAAGCATGTATAGGTCCTGGTGAATACAATACTATATTATATAATAGAAATGCACCAATAGATATTTTTAAAATGTGGGCTGATACAGAATGGTCATGCGATAATGCTTCATTAACAACATTAAAATTTGGAAGAGTTCCTTATTCTCCATATGGAACATGTAGTTTATGTAATTCTCCTCAAAGTGATGCTTGTGGTGGTATTGTAGTTCAAAAACTTACTATTGGAACATGGCCATATTATTTAAATGACTCAACTGGTGATTATGCTGGAAGTGCACAAAGTGACTGTTCTATAGCACCTGTGTGGACTGGTCCACAAGCTCTTGGAGAACTTCCTCCAAAATTTGTTAATGTTGGTCTTTCTCCTCCATGTAATGCATGGAGTAGAAGATCTAAGATAGCAAATATTTGTGGTGGAAATATACCATTACCAGCTATTGATAAACCTGAATCTGCGTATAGACAAGTATTTAATTCTCCTGATACATCATTCTCACAACCTTTCTTAGGAGATATTCTTAAGTTAGAAAATGTAATGTTTGGTGGAGGAAAAGCTCATTTTGTTCCTGTTAAAGGAAATGCTAAATACAGACTTCTTTCTAGAGAAGCTCAACAAGATGCATTAGATGCTTCATTTAATATTGGAGGTTCAGATATAACAGCTGTATTTACAGCATACCAAGCATACTTAACTATTTATATTAATGGTATTACAAGAAAAAATTATGCATACTCATATAACTCTGTAGCTAGTTATAATTATTCTGCACCAATTGGTAATAATGTTACAATAGGAAATCTAACTGGTATTAAACAAAGAGCACTTGATTTAAAAGCATATTTAATTCCTGGTGTTCAAAACATTGGAGATGATAAAAATATAAATAATTATCAAAGAGAATCATCTGTATATACAAAAACAATAGATAAAAGAAATACTCTTACAGTAGAACCTCTTCCATTTCCTAATAAAACAGAAAGTCTTTTAGATAGTAATGGTGATTCTTTAATTTCTGAATATTCAAGATTTATTATTGGAGGAGCTGGTACATGTGATACTAATATTACACCAGATACTAAATTAAATTATTGTAATACTCCAGAGAAAGAAAGAGATATTAAAGTGGTATCTTATTATGCATCATTAAAAAATATATTCCCTGGTCAATGGGGACAAATATATTCTTATGAGACAATTGATACAGGATTCCAAAGAATGTTTAATGTAAGTTCTTATACTAACGATGTTGCATTTGGTGGTGATACATTTATAAATAAGTTTGCATACAAAACAAAACTTCCATTCTTTTTAGATAATAGAGTGAATGCTCCTGATGATAGTGATATATTCTATGATGAGATAGGTAATGTTGGTTATCCAAAATTCTGGCACTCTGCTAGATCTATTTTGAATAGTTATCATAATATGATAAATATTATATCAATTAAAGCACATAGTTTTGATTGTTATAATGATCCTGCAAAAATACCAGCTCAAGTAGATCCTATAGCTGGAACATTAAGAACTTTCTATGATGGTAAGTTTTATCTATTTGCATATGGTATTCCTAGTTTCTATTGTGAGTCTAATTATAATGTAGATCTTAGACAAGCATTTAATGATAGAGAAGGAAACTTCTGGCCACACGTATCTACAGGTATTCCTGATGATTGGTTACAGCAAGAGTTTACATCAATATCTTATGATAATACATATTATTATAATGTAACATTTTCTAGACAGAATACAGAAAATTCATTCTCGCATTTACCAGCAGATTGGAATGATCAATTATGTTTTACACACTATCCATTTAGGGTGGTGTATTCTGATCCACAATCAAATAATGCTGATGTAAGAGTAAATAACTGGTTAAGCTATGCTCCACTATCTCTATACGATTTTCCTCAAAATTATGGAAAGCTTGTATCATTAGATGGTATTCAGAACAAAGCTATACTTGCTAGATTTGAAAATAAGACATTGATGTACAATAACTTATTGACAATGGATACTAGTAATCCACAAGCTGCTTTTCTTGGTGCTCCTGCATTATTCTCTACTACACCAATTGATTTTGCTGAAACAGATCTTGGATATGTAGGAAGTCAGAATAAGATGTTATTAAAGATTCCACAAGGACAAGTAACAATAGATGCTAAGAGAGGACAGATATTCTTAATTGAAGGAACTAAAGTGGCAGAGATAGGTGGATTTGGATCTGGTGTAAATAGATTTATGACAGACCACTTATCGTTTGAAATATTAAGATATTTTCCAGAAGTTGATACAGATAATAACTTTAATGGTATTGGATTACATGGAGTATATGATAGTAAATTCGAAAGAGTTATTATTACTAAACTAGATTATATTCCTATTGACAAAGATGTTAAATATGATCCTATAACAAAAGAGTTCTATGTTGAGACAGTTTATGAAATGATTGCTCCTACAACAACAACTACCACTACTTCATAAAGATTAATACAATGGCTGAAGATAATAAAATAAAAACAGTTATACGTACTCAGGTTTATCTCAATGATCCAGATTATTTCTGTAATAAGAGTTGGACTATGTCATATAATTTAAATACTAGAAAATGGATAAGTTATCATAGTTATCTACCTAATTTCTATATAGGAGAAAATAATTTCTTTTATTCAGGACTTAATGGATGTTGTGATGATACTCAAGCTGGTGGATTTCAAGCTATTGCTGGAGTGATGGATAAAACACCTCCTACAACTACTTCTACAACAACATTTTATCCTTCTCCTAGAACAACTACAAGTACAACAACATTAGGTTGTGGTATAGATGGAACAATTATTATAACAGATTGTAGTTTAGATGGTACAGCAGTAATTACAGTTCCTGCTACTACAACAACAACAATATGTCAAAGACCTTCTAGTTTATTAACACCATTTGTATTTGTAGAAGGATATACATTAGGAACAGATCCAGAAGTAATATTTTCTGGTAGTGAACAAGAAGCATGTGATGCAATTCCTGTTATAACTTATATAAATAGTCCAAGTAATGAAGATGATAGTACATTAACTATATTTAATGGTTATGCTAATAATATTACAATTGATGAATTACAAATTGGTAATATAGTTTATTATGGTGATGGAACAGATTGTACATTTGTTCCTGATGGTTTCTATTTTGCATATTCTCCATTATTAACTTATGTTTATGAAATTTCAGGAGGAGTAATTGTAAATATAATAAATTGTGATTGTGGAACAACTACCACTACCACTACATTAGTACCAGATGTACCTAAATGTTGTGGAATTTTATTCTCATCAGATGATAGTATATACTATTCTAATCCATTATTTATACCTCAATCCAACGAACTAAATGTACCAGGATATGTTTCATCATTAGGAATAGCAATGACTGCTAACTACTTATGGAGTATTGATACTAACATAAAAAAATGGACTATAGATCTATCTCCATTTAGTGCAACATCTAGTGGAACAATTGCTTTACCTGTAGGATACACTCCAGGATATGGAATAGTTGCTAAGAATGATGGTATATTAATTTCAACAGACACTTCTGTATCTCCAAACACTGTAAATGAATTAGATGTAACAGGAGGAACAGCAGTTGATACAACTGTATTTAGTTTACAAGCTGATAGAATTTCTACAACTAACATGTTATATACAACAGATGGTAAACTTATTGTAGTTACTCAAGATGGAATTACATCAGATTATTATATAACACAATATGAGTATGCAACAGGAACAATAGAGATTGATCTTAATATTGGAACTGTAGCAGCTAGATCATTATATGAATGTAATTGTGAAATATACGTAACTGATGAACTTGGAAATCTATATACAGTTATTAAAATTTATCCGTATGTATTACTTGATTTAGGAATAAATATTGATATATTACCTATAAGTTCTGCAACTCAAGTAGGTAGTTGCGTAGTTAGTTCAATTACTGGAACTACAACTACTACTAGTACATCAAGTTCTTCTACTACAACCACTACTACAACCACTCCTTAATATGACAAAAGTTATAACCATAAAATTAGTACAGACTGGACCAAATGTTGGACCATTTACCATTACGGATATCTATGGAAACATTATAGCTGAGAATGTTCCTAAGAAAGCATTAATTCAAGGAGTGAGTTATACTGTTGATGATAGTTTATATGCAGTGATATTAAAATCTACAGGTAAGTGTAATAATTCATTTACAATAAAACTAAAAGATTTCAATATTACAGAATATGCAAGTATAAAATACACACAGTCTGTTACAGGATGTCTATGGAGACATCTAACTAATACACAGATATATAATATATTCTATGGAACAATAGAGCCATACATTATTGAATATCCATTTGCGTATAAGTATCAAGATGAAATTCTTCAGAATGTACAAGACTATACTAAAGCATATGAATATCTTCCTATACCTGATGGTGTATTTAATGATAATGCTAGAATAGAAACAAACGATAAATGGTTTAATAAAGCTATTCTATATAATGGACAACAGAGTTCTGGTGTATTAGAACTTGTAGCAAAACCATTACATAATTTGCAAGCTTACAATAAATATCCTATCTTTAACACCGAAAGTAAAACTATCACTTATACTAAGAGTGATAACTTCTATCAGTATAATACATTCTGGGCTGCAGAGATAAGCTCTCAAGTTCCATTATTCAATACATCATGCGAGAGTCTTTCAATAGATAAAGTGATCAATCAAGCTAATATGGACTATGGTCCTAGAAGCTTTAAGAAAGCAACGCTAAGAGCAAAAGAATTAAAGATAAGACACATTCTTGATAATAGTAGTACAACGCATTTAGTGAGTCAATTCTTAGTGGCTCCTGCACAAATCTCTTACAAATAATGAAAGGAAAAGTAACATGTCCAAGTTGTGGATGGAGTTGGAACAAATCTGATTCTAGTCAAAAAGATATGCACGTATGCCACAATTGTGGAAAGAGTGATGTTAATATGAAGAATGGTGGTTGGTTAGATCAATACGCTGATGGTGGAACAATGCAAGAATACCAAGAGAACTATAATGATACTTCTGTATCTTTACCAGAAGGATATGTAGGAGAAGGATATAACACTAAAGGTAGAGATTATTCTCCTGCATGGGGTGGAAGATTTCAAGGAGGTGGTAAAGTAAATTCTTCTACTCCAGTAATAGATGATGCTGGAAACTATAATAAAGAAGGTCGCTGGGTTCCTGATTGGAAAACTATAACTGCTCAAGCTAAAAAAATTGGAGCAAAGAAGGTAAAAACTAAACATGGTAGTTTAATTGTCTTTAATGATAATTGGGAAGTAGTAGGTGTTGATGATAATCCTGATGCAATGCGAATGGGTGGTTCTATTCCAGGAACTCCAGGGTTTACATATGCACGTACAATTAATCCTGCTCCTTATAATGGACCTGGTGGAAAGAAAACAAAAGCTAGTGCACAGAATGGTGAAGAGATGAGATACTATCAGAATGGATTAGATTGGAGACCTAAGACTATTAGTCAACAAGGTGAAAATCTTCCTTCTGTAAGAAGTCTTATTAATGATACAATGAATCGTAAGATTCAATCTAAAGGTAAAGGTAAAGAAGTTAAAACTGTAGAAAAAGATAATACAAAAACTTCTACACTTAAAGAAATTAAAAAACTATCTGGTAAACAACAAAATGAATTAGCTCAAAAACAATCAGAAGAACAAGCTGCTAAAGATTGGGTACAGAATAGTATGCAAGAAGCTTATAGATCTCCATTAATGTCTCCAGGATTATTTACTCCTGAAGGTGCAATAATAGGTGCAATGCAAGGTGCAACAAAAATGGGTCCTGATTTATATGAAGGTAATTATGTAGGTGCTGGATTAGATGCATTAAGTATGTTACCAGCAGTAGCAGAGTTTGGTCCAGAACTAAGAAGTATAAAAACAAGTGTAGCTCCTGAATTAAGACAAGGATTGCATGAGCAAGGATTTTTTAATTTCTTTAAAAGAAAACCAAAGTTCCAAGGACCTAATTATAAATTAGTTACTGATGCTGATCTTCCAATGTCTGATTTTAATAAAGCAACAAAAGATTATATTAAAGTTATAGATGAAAATAATATCTATAAAGATCTTGCAAAATTAGAATCAAAACGTCATCAAAACTTGATGAAAGATATAGAAGACTACGGTGAACGTTGGAAATACAGTGATGAAGAAATTGCTAATTCTGCAAAAAAAGCAGAAAGTGCTAAACAAGAATGGGATAAGTATTTGATTTCACAAGAAGCTGGAATAAAAACTAATCCTGAGTTCTTCAATAACAGTAAAGATGAACTTGTTTATTATGCAGGTAAAGAAGGTTTAGGTAAAGAAGAGTTACAAAAATTTGGAGAAAAACAACCTGAACAATGGTATGGTGTACAAGAATATAAAGGAACTAGACCAAATGCTGAAGGATACATCTCAGATGTAGATGATTATATGGGGGATCCTAAATTTACTCTTCCTGGAAATAGATTTGATAGAGAAGCTATGTTGAGAGACATGGGACAAGATGCTAGTAATAGCTTCAACAAAATGTATAAAAATCAAAACTGGAAACCAAATATTGGTGATATCCCATTGAATAAAGATGGAGGACCTATCAAAGATGATAGAGGACAATGGGCTTATCCATGGCAAGATACAGAAATATCAGGAAACACAATGGCTACTCATGGATATGGTGATATACCATTATATGTAGTTCCAGATAAAGGACATCCAAGAATGGTTTATCCTAATACAGGAACACATGTATTCCCAGGAGCAACTAAGTTTACAGAATATCCTGTAGCTGCTAATGGTATGCAAACCACTACAGATGAAACTACTTATCCATGGAGTCCAGGAAATAAAAATAGAAGTAGAGGTAACTTTATTGATAATTTTAAAAATCAACAACAAGAAAATCCTAAAATTAATATTTCTCCTGAACATATAGCATTTTTAGATAAGTTGAAAAATGATACTGAAGCTAGAAGTAAAAAAGTTAACATACGTGAAACTCCTAATACTATTGTAAATGATGTTATTCCTAATGCTAGTAAAATGGCAGCTAAAGGAGATGAGGCAATAGTTAAAGATGTAAAATATTCAAACAAGGTGGCTGCTGAAAAAGCAAAAGCTGAAGCTGAAGCACAAAAGAAATTCAATGCTCTTCCTAAAGAAGAACAAGAACGTATATTGTATGATCAGTATAATCAACAGCATGGAGCAATTAGCCAATACACTCCTGATTCAACATTAAGTAAACTTGGTCAATCTGCACTTACTCCTTTTACTGCTTTAACAGACTTATATCAAAAAGGTGAGGTGAGAGATAACTTATTACAAAGTGTAATCAACAATCCTAAATCAGCAAATCCATATGATGCTGCTTATTTAGGTACACTTGGATATGCAGCTGCACCATTAATTCCTGCTGGAATATCTGCTGCTGCACCATATGCAACAATGATAGGTAATTCTCTTGCAGCTGATGCAGTGATAGGAGGAAATACTATTGCTGGATTAAATTTAGGTAATGCAATCAATGCAGGATTTGCTACACATGGTTTAATGAATATTGGACCTGATGTAGCAAACTGGGCAAATAGACCAACTTGGGAAGGAGCTGAATCAGTAGGAATGGATGCATTAGAAATACTACCTGCTGCAGGACCTATTTCAAAAGGTGTAGGAGAAGGACTTGGATATGTTGCAAATAAAGGTAGTCAAGCTTTAGCTAAAGCTAGTGAAGTTACTGCTCCTATTTTAACTAAAGGTAAAACTTTAGTTAATGATATGGGTGCTGTAATATCAGGTGAGATAAAAAGTATACAGCCTAAAATAGATGCTGTTGAAGTTGCTGAGAGGGCTTTATATACAGGTCCAGAATATGCAAAGTATAGTGAAGAAGTTGGAAAACTTCGTCAGAAAAAATGGGCCATAGAAGCAAAAGCTAATAAATTAAAAACAAAAGCATCAATTGATGAACTTAATCAATTGAATGATAGAATAAATAAACTTCAAAAAAGAATAGATGTTGCAGGTCAGTTTAGAGTGAATGGTGAAGGTCTTGTTCAAAGTGGAAAAGATACATCTCTAGGATTAAGAACAGGTAGTACAGACATTACGGATTTAGCAACAGGAGAAAAGTTTCCTATATCTACATCTGTTCCTAATGAAAATATTATACATACAGTAGAAGGAGATAAAGTTGTAAAAACTGTAGATAACGCAGTGTTACCTGAAGCTACTCCTGAATATGTTTCTACTGTTAAAAAGAATATTGATTTTATAGAAACTCAAATCCCTGGAGCTAAAGTATTTGGTAGTGCTAAGAATGTTGCTGAAACAAATGTTCCTCATATAATTGGTGACTATGATGTGATTATGAGTCAATCTCAATATGATAAATTTGCTAAAGCTAATCCTCCAGTAGGAAACAAAGGACTTGCAGATCTTCATAACATTCCTGGAGCAGCTGAAGGAGTTGCACCAATTGATATAAATGTTATTCAAGAAAAAGGTGGTAAAGCTATAGGAGAAAGAGCTGAAGAATTATTTAAACAAGTTGCTCCAGATGAATATTATGCAGCAGTTAGAAAATCAATAAAGAGTAAATCTGAATTAAAGATTCCTTATTCATCTCAAGAATTAGTTGACATGACTAACCCTACTACTAAGTCAGTTGTTGATGCATATGAATCTACTAAAGATCACCATATAAATAAGATAGATGCATTAATTAACTATGGTAAACCAAGTGTTGTTTCTCAAGGACAAGAACAGTTTGTTAAATCTTTAGTAGGAAGTAAAGGATCTATTGGACATCAGTTTCCATTAGAACAGTTATCTAATGTTGAAACAAATAAAGAGATATTAGATAAAATTAATTTCATTGGTAATAAAGCATTAGTAGCAGCTGATCCAGAAAGAATGCAACTTGCTATTAATGATTACTACATCAATAATTCTATATTAACTAGACAAGTAGATAAAGGAAAAATTGATAAAATAGAAGCAGCAATTAAAGAATATCATCCTGGTGCTGGTGGTGGAGCTATCAATGGTATAGGACAAAACCATGTAATGTTAGGACATCCATTTCATGGAGATAATAATATTGTTTCAATGAAGCAACTTGGAATGAATTTAGATATATCAGATCCAATGTCATATATTAATTCTATTGAACATAATGTATCTGGAGAAAAGCTTTTCACCGAAGAAGAAAGAAAAATATTAAGTGATATTCTATCCGATGTAAAAATGGATGATCATCTTAAAGATGCAGCTAACACAAGTGAAAATACATCACAGTTAATTGAAAATCTTCCATATAGTGAAGAAGGTAAAGAAGCATTATATAAATTTGCAAAAGAGACTGGTAGAACTGTAGCAAAAAAAGATGCTAGATTTAGTAGATATGGTAATTCTACTTATGCATCAACACTTAGAGATTTTGATGAAGCAATAGATGCTATGCAATATAAAATATCAAATTCAAGAAATGTAATAAAATCTTTTAAACAAAGATCTGATGCAGCTGAACAAGTATTAAATAGTAAAAAAATTAATTCTGATCTAGAACTTTTACCAAAACAATTCAGAGCTATTAAAGGATATGTAGAAGGTGGTATAGATAGAGCCACTAAACGTCTTTCTGAAATATCAATGCAAAGAAAAAAAATAATTGAAGATATAGATGCTTTATCAGAAAAAGCTTATAATAAAAAATATAAAGATGAAATAAATAGACTTGATGAGTTTAAAGCAAAATTAGATAAAGAAGTAGATGATATGACTCAAATGAGACTAGAGCTAATTGATAGAAAATATCATCTAAGACAACTTCAAGATAAAATGAAAACTGCATTGGTTCTTGGTGGAGGTGGTTCTGCAATATCTGCATTAAGTGTATATGGATATAAAGAAAACGAAAGAATTAATAAAGAGTATCAGAAAAATTTTGAATGGGCTAGAAGATCAGCTATAAGAGAGAACTCTTCTAAACAAAATGGTGGTAAAGTCACCAAAGCAAAAGATGGAAATCAGTTGGTTAAGTTAAACCAATTAACTAATTTTACAAACTATAACACCAAACAACCAGGAGGCTGGTTAGATAATTATAATTAATATGAAATCAGAAATCTTAAAAATCGCAGGAGTTAAATCTGAAAAGGAGTTCTACAAGAAGTATCCTACAGAAGCAGCATTTAAAAAAGCTCATCCTGAAGCATTCAAAGGTGTGCAAACAAAGCATGCAATTAGTAAAGCACAGACTGGCTATTCTACTCCTGGGTTTGTACAAGAATGGGGAATGAACCCACAGTCTCAATACCAAAATACTTTTGCTCCTAGTAACAATTTTGCACCTGGTGCTTATAATGTTTCCAATCCTTCATTAAATTATATGGGTGGGTTTCAAAATAGTGATCCATTTGCTATGCAAAACTATGGCAATCAATGGGCACAACAAAATCCAATACCAGCTAACAATCCTAATTCACAATTTTCCAATGGTGTTTTTGGTTTAGATTCAAATGGTGGGGCTTCTCAAAATAAAGGTCAAGGATTTAATACACAAGGTTTTGGAAATGTATTTTTTGGTACAGTTAAAGGATTACAAAATCTTAGTGCAGAAAAAGAATTAACTGGAAAATTAGAAACTTGGGCTAACGTTAGTGATAAGATTAAAGATGCTGCTGTATCAGATGCATTTGCTGAAAAACCAAAAAATACATATAATAGAGTAGATGCTAGAAGGAATATTAAAAATGCTAATGAACTAAGTTATACTCAAGGAAGAGGTACAGATGTATTTTTTGGACAAAATGGTGCAAAGGTTGGTGGTAATCCAACAGAAATACAAAATACTTATGCTCCTGATTACACTGCATATACAGATCTAGAAGATCCTAATGAAGTTAAAGCATATGCAAATGGTGGTGGATTTGGACAATGGTGGGGACAAGCTAATTCTGGATTAAGTGGAAGTGGTGATACAAGCTTCATGGGTAACATGGGACAAGGTAGCCCTTTTGATTCTTTTATAGGTGGACAATTTGGAAATAATGCAGGAAGTCAAATTGGTGGTTCTCTTGGTAGTTTATTTGGACCAGTAGGATCATTGGCTGGTACAATGATTGGTGGTTACTTTGATAAAGAACCAGGTAAGCAAGCTTTCCAAAAAAGTAGAATAGGTGCAAACAATTCATATATTTCAAGATTAAGTACTGGTAATCGTTTTGCTAGTGGATTAAATGCAATGCATGTTGGTGAGAATGGAGCAAACTTAGATAGTGGATGGGTAAGTAATGATTGGCAACCACAAGTGATTGCTACATTTGGTGAACACAAAGTGAAAGACTTATTAAAACCTCCTCATGATGCTGATATGCTAAGAGCTGGTGGACACTTAAGAGAGTACACTCCTCCTAGTGCAAGAGCTATGGAAACATATGAGAATGGTGGAGAAATGTCTTCTTATGCTATGGGTGGACAACTTCAAACTCATTGGGGTGGACATCTTGAAACTATAGCTCAAAATCCTTATTTACCAGAATCTGGTGAGATAGTAATGATACATGGTAAACCTCATGATAAAGGTGGTGTTGGTATTAGCTATGGTGGTAATGAAGAAGGAGACTATGAAGGACAAGCTGCTAGTGGTGCACATATGAAAGCACAGGTAGAAGCTGAAACAAAAGAACCTGTTGTACAATTAGCTAGTGGTGGATCAGTAGATCCTAAAACAGGTAAACCATCTACAGAAGCTGTAATATTTGGTAACATACCATTTAGTAAACATGTAGCAGAAGCTACAGGAGATGCAGATCTTATAAAACTTGCTAAAGAAAAAGATGGTCAAACTTATAAAAAGATAATAGCTAGCTTTGCTGCACCACAAAACAAAGCAGCTAAGACTAAACTTAAAGCTGCTGAACTAGCAGAAAAAGCAGATCCTAATAATAAATGGGGTAAGCTATTATTGAACACTGCTCAAGCAATGGGACAAGGTGCAGATGATACACAACAGCAATTTGCAAACTACATAAAGAAAATGGCTGACTTACAGAATGCTACACAAGAGGTTAAAAAAGAAGCGTCATATCTTAGAGGAAAAAATATTAGTGCTGAAGAATTAGGTAAGGGTAAGATAGTAGATGACTATGATCCTATTACTAAAGATGCTGAAATAGAAAATCCATATGTTGGTAAGTCTGGTGCTTATTTAAGAAAAGCTCAGAATAGTGCAACTGTTACTCCTGCAGATGGTAGTATTACAGAAGAGCAATATAATAACTTCATAAAGTTATATAATGAAAGTCAAGCTACAAAAGGTAAGAAAAATAAATCTACCCTTGGTTTTCAAAAATTATATCATCAATCATTTCCTCAAGAAGCTCTTGCTGCAATTCAAAAAACCACTAGAGAAAATGGTCTTAGTAATAAAGCAAAAGAAATGGGTCTTACTGTACAAGATATTCTAGAAGGTAAGGATGTAGCAAAAATATTACAAAGTAATGAAGATGAATACCATGGTCCTAGAACAGATCAGTATATGGCTAGTGTTAGAAGTCATTTCAAAAATGCACCAGATTTAAAATTAAATACTCTAGGTACAGCAACAGGTAATAAAGGAATTAATGCAAACAAATCTCAAATAGGTGTAGTTCCTTATAAGGGAAACACAGCATTAGATATATTTGGTATGCTTAGTCAATTAAATAGAAATAGATTTCCTTTTGAATTTGATCCACGTCAGCTTGCAGGAGAATATATGTCTATAGCTCAAAATCAAGAAGAGCCTGTACCAGTTCAAACTATGAGATATGATCTAGATCCTATATATCGTGTAAGCTATCAGAATGTAAGAGATCAAAACACAGCAGACTTTAGAGATGCTGAAAGAAGTCTTGGATATAACCCAGCAGCAATGGCAGGATTATTAGGTAAGAAATACCTAGCAAACAATGCAGTGAATGCTGAAGAGTTTAGAACTAACCAAGCTATTGAAGATAAGATATTTGGTGGTAATAGAAATAAAGTTAATCAAGAACGTTTAGCAAATATACAATTGTATGCTGATCAAATGAATAAACAAGCATTAGCTAAATCTAGAACAAAAGAAACTCAACAGGCTGCTGTTGCTTCTATTGCTGATAAGTATTTACAATTTGAGTCTACTAAAAATAAATACTTAGCTAGTAGTAATTTATTTCCAAAATTTGGATATGATCAATCATACGGTATACATACTCAAGGTCCTGGGTATAGACCAGCTATTCCACAGATATATGGTGGTAAGTCTACAATAGAAGAAGTTCCTGTTTATGATGCTGATGGTAAATTAAAATATTATAAAATGCAAGAAGCAGGTGGAACAACATCTCCACTATATGCAACACCAGGTATAATTGCTTCAGGAATGATTGCTGCAAAAAATGGTGGAAAGGTATCTAAAAAGAATAATAAAAATAGCTCTATTGTAAGAGCACTTAAAAATTTATAACTAATCTAATTATAAAGAATTACCAGAATTGATTATTAATTTTGGATAATTTAATAATTCATATTACATTTGCTTAATTATGGCTTCATACACAGACACAGTCCCTAAGTTCAATCCCTATGTACAAACTATCCCAGTTGATGAGATGGTTAAGGTTGGTATATATAAACAACAGAAGTATGATGAGGGGATACAGAAAATACAGACTAACATTGATAATATTGCTGGATTGGATGTTATTAGAGATGTAGATAAAGCCTATCTACAATCTAAACTTAATCAACTTGGTAACAATCTTGCTACAGTGGCTGCTGGAGATTTTTCTAATTTTCAGTTGGTCAACTCTGTTAACGGAATGACTAATCAGATAGCTAGAGATCCTAATGTTGTAAATGCTATAACATCTGCTAAGACTTATAGAAAAGGATTAGAAGATATGGATGCTGCTAACAAAGCAGGTAAAGGAGCTGCTTCTCATGATTGGTTATTTAGAACAGAAGCTGGTGAATGGTTAAATAATCAAGACATCAATAAAACTTTTAATGGTGGATACAAACAATATTCTCCATATCAAAAGAATGCAGAAGAAGTTATTAAAGGATTAGTAAAGAATGAAACTGGTAGAGATGTAGCATTTGAATATGACAAGAATGGTAACATGATTGTCTTAGATGCTATTACACGTACTAGAGTTTCTGGTATCACTCCTGAGAGAATTAAATCAGCATTGATGGTTGGTTTAAGTCCTAATGATTTTCAATCAATGCAAATTGATGGTAGATATAATTACGCTAATTCTGATGCTGAACAATTTGTTAGCGATATAAACAAATCATACACTTCAGATTATGAAAGATTAAAAAGCTTAAGAGAAAAGACATTGAACGCTATTGATTCAACTAACTCTGCACCTCAGAAATATAAACTACAACAACAAGTTGATTCATTAGATAAGTCATTAAGAGAAGTACAAGAAGAATATTCAAGTGTTGCTAAAACATTTGAACAAGGTGATGCAGAATCTGCTAAGGCAAGATATTATAGTACTAAATGGATTAATAACTTTTCTCAAACATTTGCTAGTTTATCAGATGTTACAAGTTATGAAACTAATGCATTTCAACAACCTTTACAGTTTAGAGAAACTAAACAGATTGAATATGATAAATGGAAAGCTACATTTGAACAAAATGAAAGATTTAAACAAGCTGACCTTTATTATAAAGCTGAAGATCTAAAAATAGATAAAGCTAAACTTAAAATAGACCAAGATAAAGCAGCTGCTGAAGCATTTACATGGGGAGGACTTCCTGTAGATGTTCCTCAAAATGAACTTCCTGAAGTTACAGCTAGTAGAGTTGCTTTTAAGATTGAACAAGATAAATCTTCTATTGATAAAAGTGATGCTGCATTAATGGCATCTTATGATAAAGAAGGAAATACATCTTGGTTAAGACAGCAACTACTATCATGGCAAAAAAATCCAGCATCTGTTGATCCTATTATAGCTGCTCACTTTGTACAAACAGAAGAAAAACGAAGAGACATTGCAGCTAATCAAGCAATGATTGCAGGAATTGCTAGTGAGATGGATAAAAAATATGGATCTATTGAAAAGTATATTCCAAAAGATGGTCAACCAATTAAAGTTACTTTTCCTAATTCAACTATTACTTACACTCCTAAAGACTTTGTAGAATTTAATGAAAAAATTAAAGACTACGTTAATGTTTATAGTGGAGGTGGTACTGGAGGTGGAGGTGGAGGAATTACATACAATGATGCAAAAGCAAAAGCAGAACTTTCTCCAAAAGACTATTATTTATATCAAGCATATAAAAATCAAAAAACTGATGTACAAAAGTTATTAGTTGCTAATCTACAAAACTATAATCAAAAGGTAAATCAACCTTATAAAAAAGTTGTAGAAGCAAGAGTTAATGAAGAAAATAAATTAATTCAAGGTAGAGTGGTAGCTATGCAAGGAGTTGAGTATGGTATTACATTAAATAATGAATCTCAGAAAACTTCATTTGGAAATGTTCTTCAAAGCTTTGCAGATCTTGCAGATAGTCAATCTGGAGTATTAGCACTTTCTCCAGGTGCCACTTCAGAACAATTAAGAACAATAGCACCAGATATTCAGAATGCTAACATAAGAGTGATTGAAGCAACTGAGTTTGCTCCAGCAAGATATAAAATTACAGCTGCAGATAAAAAAGGAAACACTGTACAATTCAATATTACTCCTGAACAATATTATGCTGTAACTAAAGGTAAGTTTGATCCTGATCCAGAAATTGCAGCAATTCGTGATTTAGAAGCACAACAAAAAAGAGCAGGTGGATTTACCACTGCACTTGATGGTAAAAAAACAAACATTTCAAATGCTTTCATGGGTAATGCATTAAACTTTATAAATGTTCGTCACTATGGAGTTTCAGGAAATGTAGTAACTAATCAAAATGGAATGTCATCATTAAGACTTAATGTTACAGATCCATACACTGGACAAATAATACAAGAAAATCTTGCATATCCTAAAGGAGGACTTGTTGCAAAAAATAAAATAAACTCTGCAATGAAAGGACTAACAGATGAAGTAATATTTGAAATGTTGTATAATAGAAAACCTACTCTTGAAGAATTAAAACAATTACAACAATAAGGATTTAAAACCTATAATAATGTCAGAAAAAAATCTAGAATCAATTGACATCGCTCAGAATGGTGCAGCACCAGTTAACCCTGTTCCTACACAATTGAATGTAGAAACTCCTATGTTAGATAGAATGTATATGGAACATGCTTTTGGTGGATATAAAGCTCCAACACCTCAAGAGCCACTTCCTAATTATGCAGGTAAACCAAATGTATACACTCCACCAAATACTCTACCACTTATTACTGGAGATGGTGAAACTGGTGATTTAAAATCATTAGAGAACTTTTTACTTACACCAACTCCTACTAAAGATGGAGGAAGTGTAATGAGAACTCTTGATGAAGTGTCATCTAACAGATATGATAACTTTGTTCCTGGTGATTATAATAATGAGGATGCGTATGCTCAAGGACAAGGTTGGCCTTCTAAAATGGTTAATGGTGTAGGTAAAGGACTTTTACTTACAGGTACAACATTCTTACAAGGTACAGTTGGGTTAGTTAATGGATTAGCTAGATGGGGAGCAGATGGTAGATTTGCATCATTCTATGATAATGAATTTAACAGACAGTTAGATGAAATGAATAGAAAAGCAGAAGATATTCTTCCAAACTATTATACAGATAAAGAGAAGAATGGTAAATGGTATTCTCCTGATTATTTCATGACAGGTAACTTCTTATGGGATGGTGTTGTTAAGAATATGGGATTTGCTGCTGGTGCTTATTTAACAGGAGGAGTTTATTCTGCTGCATTAAAAGGACTTTCTGCACTTCCAGGTGCTGCTAGATTATTATCTATGGGTCAAGCTGCTGAAGCATTAGCTGCATCAGAAGAAGCTATGATTGGTCTTGATGCATCTTCTACAGCATACAAAGAAATAAAAGGATTAAATGATGCTTTCTTAAGAAAATATAATGTTCTTGAGAAAGGACATAGAGCTGTTGTTGCTGGTTTATCTACAAGTGGTGAAGCAGGATTTGAAGCATATACAAATCTTAATGATTTTAGAAATAAAAAAATACAAGAGTATAAAGATAATCACAATGGATTAGACCCAGTAGGTGCTGATCTTGAAAAGATTAATGCTGATGCTGATGCTGTAGGTAACTCATCATTTGCAGCTAACGTTGCTTTATTAAGTGCTACTAACTACATTCAGTTCCCTAAAATATTAGGAAGTTCATATTCTGCTGAAAAAGGAATAATGAACAATGTTACTAGAGAAATAGGAGACATTCCAGTAGATGCTGCTGGTAAATATGCTGCAGTAGTTCCTAAGAATAAAGTGTTATCTACATTAAATAAAGTAAGACCATATTTATTCTCTCCATCTGAAGGATTTGAAGAGGGTGCTCAGTATGCTGTCCAAATGGGTACACAAGACTATTATAATAAAAAATATGATGGTAAAGCTACTGATTGGTTAGAGTCTATAGGTGTTGGTATAAAAGAAGGATTTACTTCTGATGAAGGAGCTAAGAATGTTCTTATTGGTGGATTATCTGGATCTATAATGATGGCTAGAGGTAATTATATGGAGGCCAAAGAAAAAGCTGCAAATACAGCTAAAGCTGTTGAGCAATTTAATCAATACAGATTTTCAGACTTCACTAAAGAAACTATTGATTCTGTAAATAGAGGAACCGCTCTTCAAGAAGAAAGAGAAAGACTTTTAAAACAAGGAAACTTAACTGAGAGTAAAGATAAAGAAACAGATTACATTATCAACTACCTAACACCTCGTATTAAATATGGTAGATTTGATCTTGTTAGAGCTGATATAAATGATCAAAGAACATTAGCTAGTACAGATGAAGGATTCTCTCAATTACAAGCTGAAGGTAAAGCTCTTGCTACAGATACAAAAGAAGCATACTTGGCTAGGTTAGCTAACTTCGAAGAAACAGCTAACAATGTAAAAACAATGTATCAATCTCTTAGCTTACGTTATGGAGGTAAAGTTAATGAAGATGGTTCACAAATGTATCCACCTGCAGTGATTGATAAATTAATCTATGCTGGTACTAAACTTGCAGACTATGATAAACGAATTGCTAGAGTTTCTGAGAAGCTTATTGGTAACGTTGATAATTTAGATCAAATTCTTTCAGATATATCTGAAGGGAAGAAAGAAAGCTATGAAGAAGCTTTAGCTAAAATAAAAGCAGATAGTAAACTTACTAGTGATCAAAAAGAAGATTTAATTCAAGCTCTTGATGATTCAGCATTGATGACTCTTAAGAGAGGAATGTTTGTAAAAGAGTATGATGAGATTAAAAAGAATCCAGAAAACTATAAAGAACAACCAGTAGAGTTAGAAACAATTGATGAAGGTCCTAAAGAAACTATTACAATTAAAACTAAAAATGGTAATAGAGACATTGAGATAGGTACAGAGTATGTACTTGGTAAAGTGACTGAGTATTCTGCAGGTGGTAAAGAAGTTTATCGTCAACCTAGATTAACTGTATTAGGAATTAATGAAGATGGTACCATTAAGATTAAAGCTTCTAATGGTAATGTTAGAGATGTATCTGCTGAAGAGTTTGAAAGTTATAGCTTAACACCAGCTAGTTTGATGTTGACTGATAAGAAGTTTAATTACTTTGAGAAACATCAGAACACTGTATTCAGAAACTATAATATTAAGAAATCAAATGGTGATCCAGTTGAAGGTAGGTTAGAATACAACAATAAGAAAGACAAACTTACATTTGTATATGTAGATGAGAATGGTAAAGTGCAAAGAACAGAAGTTTGGAATACAATGTTTGTTGCTGCAGAAGGATATTCTGGAGCTAGTATCAGACCTATTGGTAATCTAACTGCTGTACAGCAAAAAGCTATGGATGAGTTTGTTAGTGCTGAAACCACCATATCACAAAAGCTTCAAACAAGAAACAGAATCATCACTGATTTATATGAGAACACTGTTAAACGTCTTGAGGAAATCAATAAGAAGTTAGAGAATAGTAAAGAAGCTGTTCAGAAAGAACAAGAACGTTTAGAAGCTGAGATAGCTAAAGAAAGTCTTACTAAAGCAGGTAAAGTTCGTAAAAGACCTACCACTATTCTTAAACAATTAACTAATACACTGGCTAACTTACGTGATACAGTTGAGAAAGAAAACATTGCATTAAGAGAAGAGAAAGCAGAATTAGAAGCTACACTTCCTTTCTTTAAAGAATTCTTAGATAATATGGAGACTCTTCCACAGAATAGTGTGAAGATGATTAAACAATTAAAAGAAGACATCAATGCATTAGAAGACTTTATTGATATAACAAATGAGTCTATCAAATCAAGTGATAAGTTATTGCAACAAATAGATGATATGCTACAAAAAGCATTATCTATATTTGATGACTATATTAAAAGATTAAAAGAAGAAAATCCTAATGTTCCATTGTTCCTTGAGGATCTACAAGCTAATGTAGAAAGATTCTTAGGAGAAGAAGGAGCAAGAATGTTTATTGAAAATAGACAAGGATTCACAGAGAAGGTTATACAACTAGAGTCTGATATAAATGACTTTGCAGATGAGTTAAAGATTCCTGAGCTTTCTAAACAAGCAGAAAGTCTTGTTAAAGAAATAGCAGATCTTAAAATTGGATTAGACAATCTTATTGCTGAGCAAATGGCTAAAGCTAAGATATTGGATACATTCCAACAATTTGCTGAAGATGAGAAAGCTAGAGAAGCTGAAGAGAAGAGAATGCGTGATAATGAAACGTTGAAAAAGAATCTTCTTGGTACACTTACCACTGCTATTCAAAACTTCTTTGGTAAAGAATCTTATGAGCCTATGGCTAAGAAAGATAACTTTTCAGTAGTAGGTGGAACAAAACCAACTAATGATTTAGTTCCTCATCAACAGAGAGTAAACTTCTTTGGTAATAAGTTAGAAACATTCCCTAATAAGAATCAACTTAAAGGAATGATTGTTACAACTAAAACTGAAGATGATATTCTTCCTGGGCTTACAGAAAACTTCCTTCAAGATATGGCAGAGGGAGAAAGAAAAGAAAGAGCTAAAGCTGAAATCATCTACATGGTTGTAGTACAAGATAACCTAGATGGATCTTTCTCTGTAGTAGATCAAAATGGTCAACCTATTCTTAATGATGAAGATAAAATCAACAATGCTATCTATCAAGTATTTCCAAACACAGATCTTACAGCTACATATGATGGTGAGACTTATTCTATGTTTAGAAAAGAAACTGAAGATGGTTCATTAACTGAAGAACAAGAATCATTAAAACAACAATATAAAGAATGGTCTGCTGATCAATTATCTAAAGTGGAGTTAACTGCAGATGATATGCAAGATTTCTCTGCTTCATTTGGTCAACCACAACTTGTTACATATAAAGATCAAGCAGGAAATGAAGTTACAAATAAAGCAGCAAGAACTTCTGCACAAGCTGCAGGTCTTGTAACTCAATCAGGATTAAGAAAATCTCCTGTAGTTGAGGTGGCTACAACAGGTGAATCTGTATCTGAAGGATCAGTAACTTTTGCAACTCCTACTGGTAGAGTGTTCTTAAGAATACCTGGAAGAGGACTAGCTAAATTATTCAATAGAAAATTCACTGACAAAGAAGCTAATACTATATTTGATGTAATGCATCAGATTACAAAGAATGCTTTAAGAGATGGTGAAATAAATGATAGTTCTAAAGACTTATTCAATTGGTTAAAATCTGTAGTTTATTGGGGTATTGCAAAAGATCAAAGTGGAAAAAGAAAACCTGCAGGATATAACAACATCTGGTTTGAAACAGTTAAAGATGATAATGGTGAACCAGTTGTAAAATTATTTATGTCTGGTCTTGCTAAAGATTCAAAAGAATACTTTGACTTTACACCTACATCATTACAAAATAATAAAGATGCTATCATTTCATTACTTAAAGAGATGTATAATAATACAGACTCTTTAAGAGTGAACAGTGATGGATGGAATAATCCATACTATGAAATCACAGGCATTGACTCTGAAGGAAATCCTATAAATAGAGAATGGCCTAACTACCAAACTTATTTATTATCAGATAAAGCTCCTGATGCTAATGGTAAATTAACTATAGCTAGAGATAATAAAGAACTTCCATTAGCTACACAGTTTAGACCTATTACAGAAAGTCAACCTACTAATAGAGATGGAATCTATTTCACATTGAATAGTACAGGTAGAACATATGTTAAACCAGAACCAGCTGTAGTTGCTGTTCAACCAGTTATTTCACAAGATAAGTCTACAGCTAAAGAAGAATTTGCATTTGATGGTATTACACCTAATACAATTAACAATCCTGATCTAGGAGATATCGTATTCACTGTAGATGAAGAAGGTAACGTAGGACTTGATTTAGAAGCTTCTGAAGATGCTATTCTTGAATTAGCAAAGAAAAAGACTGCTGTTGGAAAATCAGATGAGGAAGCTCAAAACTGGGCAATTAGTAACTTAATAAAAGCTGTTGAGAATAAAATTAATAAACCTGCAGCTACACAAACTGCTACAGAACCTGCACCTGTTGCACCTGCTCCTGTAGCTAAACCAGCTGCTGCAGTGAGTGATGAAGTTGTTAATTTTGATGATGCCACTCCTAATATATTAGAAACTGACTATGGAACAGTTATGTACTTTGCTAATGAGCAAGGTGAAGTGGATATCAATCTAGATGAGTCTGCAGATGCTATTATTAACTTAGCTGAACAAAAGAAAGTAGATCATAACAAAGCAGCTAACATTTTAATTAAAGCTATTGAAAAGAAAATAGCTCCACAACTTGTACAACAACAAGTTCCAAATCTTCCTCCAGTTGCTGATCCAGCTCCTGTAGTAGAAGAAGAAGTTTCTGATATAGAAGGTAAAGAAGAAATAACTCCTGAACAAATAGAAGAGGATGATGATGTTACCTGGAATACACCTGCTAAACCTAAATCAAAAGGATCAAGAAAACTATATAGACTAGCTATCACAAATAAAATGGATACTATTGTTCCAGAGAACTGGAATAAGGTGGGAGAGTTTATTAAAAAGGTGATGCCAAATGTTCCTATATATAGAGTGAAGAATATCATTCAAGCTACTAATGGTAGAGAAGCTTGGGGTATGTTTCATAATGCTGCTATATACGTATATGAAAATGCTGAGATAGGTACTGCTTATCATGAGGTGTTTGAAGCTGTATGGAAAATGTTTGCTGGTCCTGAAGAGAAACAAGCTATTCTTGATGAGTTCAGAAAAAGAAAAGGATCATTTATAGATAGAGAGACTGGTGAAAGAGTTGAATATAAATATGCTATAGCTGATCAAATTAAAGAACAACTTGCTGAGGAATTCAGAGATGCTGTTCTTGCTGATAAGTTAGGTAAACCAATGGCATCAAAAGGATTAATTGGTAGAATGTTCTCTGAGTTGATTGACTTCATTAAAGGTTTCTTTACAGGAGAAAAAGCTCAAACAAATACAAAAGAGTTATTTGCTAAGATAGGTAATGGATACTATGCACAATACAATCCATTTGAAACAAAACTATCTTATGCTAATAAAGGTATTCAAGATATAGAATCTGCTGAAGGTGATGAAACGTCTGAGTTCAGACTTAAAGTGAAAAATATCCCTGCTACACAATTGCATGATATTATTCAACACATGACATACAGTACATTGTCTTATCTATCTCAAACTAGTCAAAGTCTTTTTGAAGTGGAGAAACCTAAGAAAGCTCAGCTATATGCTAGACTTAAACAAGAGATTTTAGAAGATTGTGTTCTTGAACTTAGAGATCAGTTATATGCACAAGTAGATGATAAAACAAAAACAGAAAAAGAGATCACTCCAGAGATCAATGCTTTAAAAGATTTATTTGATAACATCAAAAAAGATTGGCCTGCTATTGTTGAGAAACACGAAGAGCATCTTAAGTCTTATGCTATTGAGTTTGATGAGAACGATGAGCTTAACTTAAACGATGAAGACAATTCTGGTAAATCAGATTACATGGATGCTAGAAAGATTGACTCTTTCAGAAAAGCAAACCGTGTAGTAAAACTTTTATTAGCTACACTTCCTAAAACTAAAATAGTTAAAGGTGAAATTATTCCTGAAATCTCTACAGTTGGTGGTGTTGTATTAATGCCTGCAGATCAAGCATTTGTTACATTAATGAATTCATTACATGATTCTGTAAATGTTGATGAGATGTTTGAGAGACTTAGAGCAATGGCTAAAGCTAATCCAAACTTTGAAGTTTTATATAGACGTTTAACAGGAGGAAGTTCTATTAAAGAAAAAATTAATTGGGATTCATTGAAACAACATGATCTTCAATTAATGACAGCTTTCTGGAACGCAATGAAGAAACAGAATGCAGATGTTGTTACAGTGTTTATTCTTCCTTCAGGTGAAGTGGTGATTGGTAACTCTGTATTAAGTGGAGCTGCTAGACAAGCTAAGCGTGAGATGATTAATAACATCATTGAAGCAACTAGAACAGATAACAATGATTATTTATTCTACAACACTAAAACACAAAAATACAATCCTAAAACAATTACTAAAAACATTAAATTTAATTCAGGTCAATTAGATCAATATGTTGCATTCTTGCAAGGTATGGGAATAAACTTTATCATAGGAGATTCTAAAAAACCAATGACTGGAGACCAAATTAAAAATAGTTTGAATCCTGATCAACTTAGATTATTTAGAAAAGCTGTAGAAGGAATTCAAAAAAGTTTAGCTGGATTAGAAGATGTTGCTACACTTAGTGCTAAGACATTGGATATAGATAAACGTCTTACTCAATTAGGAACTATAAAAGCTATTCTTGAAAACCCTGATTTTGAAAGTACATATTTCAATATCAATGGAGAGCGTACACAATCATTTATTGGAACTAATGCTATTAGTTCTATTCATGATGTACTTTCTAAATTAAGTAACATCAGACAGTTAAATGATGCAACTAAAGGGTTCTCTTCATACAGCTATTTATTAACAGACGTATTTGCTAAAGATAGTAGCGTGATGTTAAATAAGATGTTTGACTTAGCAGAAGATGGTGATGGTGGACGTATTGCTGGTACAGAAGATCTTATGAAACCTGTGTTCATTGATGGAACAGTTAATGAACAAACTGGTAACAAGAAAGAGAGTTCTAAGCTTTCTGCTAAACAAAGATTCTTACAAGGAATCAATCTTAACCTAGGAGGTATATATGAGAACCTTGTACCAGGAGATGCTTCTATTGAGCATGCTATTAAGATGCATAATGAGGATGATCCATTTGTTACAGAAGAAGCATTTAAAAATGGTAAGCACTTAGAGATTTTTAGAAATTATTTTATGGCTGAAGTGGCACTTGCTAGAGATGGAAGAAAAGTAGTTGGTGATAGAAAATCAACAGACTTACGTTTCTTCAAATCTATTCTAGGAGATAAGCTACATAATCAGATTATGTCTAAAACTAATTCTAAAAAATCTGCAGAAAAACTATATGAAGATAATAAGAAAGAAATAAACGCTGCTGTTAATAGTTTCATAGCTCAAGATGCATCAACTACAGATAGAGTACTTAGAGAATTTGGTGCTGTATACACGACTGCTGAAGGAGTAGAAACTGAAGGATTATCATTCTCTGAAGATGATGTTTTATCAAAAGAAGAATATGAGAACAAGTTGAAAGTGTTATCTACTAACTATATGATAGCTAATATAGAGATGCATAAACTTGTTTATTCAGATCCTTATCAATATAATGATGAGTTGAAACGTATTAAAAACTTTAACTCACCTAGACAAGCTTTATTATATGGTTCTAACAAAGTTAATTCTGCATTAAATGAGCAATACAATAAAGGGTTTGCTCCTGGAGATATAGGATATACAGATATGAATGTAGATCATTTTGTATCTACAGTGATTGATGATGTATTCTCTACTGCAGACTTTGAAGAATACATGAAAGCATATGAAGAAACAGATGGTGGTGGATTGATTTCATTGAAAGCAACTCGTGTATTCCTTCTTCGTACAGGTCAATGGAATGATGCTAAAGAGAAACAATATAGATATGATATAGCATATGAGAAAGTTGTTAAAGGCGAAGGGTTAACAGAAGAAGAAAAAAGAAATCAAGGACTTGTTCTTACTGATGAGGAGAAAGCATTTAATATTAAAAAGACAACTGACTCATCTGGTGAAGTTAGATACGTTGGAAAAAATCCTAACATAAGAAGTCTTTACACTGCTATTAAACCTATTGTATCAGGAAATAAAGTGGATGGACAAAACTACAATGATGTTGTATTAGATAAGTTCGCTTTGGTTCCATTATCATTTAGAATAATGCATGAATTAAATCCTGATTCAAATGCAATTAAGATGTATAATAAAATGCAAAGAGAGAATGCAGATTATGCTGTATATGCATCAGGTAGAAAAGTGGGAGCTGGTGAAGCTACTCCTCTTTATCTTCCTTCAGGAGAATTCAATGAAGCTTCTTTTAAAGAGTTAAATAACATTCCATTCTCTATTATGGGATTACAAACTGAGGTTCCTTCTAAAGATAACCCAGTAGTAACTCAAGGATCTCAGATTACAAAACTTGTAACCATGGACTTCATGGATGCTGGTGTACCAATTGACTTTGAGATTAAAGATAAGAAAGGAAATGTTATTGAAGATATCAATGAACGTTTTGTTGCATGGGGTGAGCTTAAAACAGAAGCAGAAAAAGAAAAAGCTTCTCCATTATACAAAGAGATAGCAAACAACCAAAGACTTCTTGAAGCTAAGATAGAGGAAGGATATAAAACTCTATTGAAAAAACTTGGTATTACACAAGGAGTTGATGAAAATGGTAAAGCTACATTCACCATATTAGATAAAGACAAACTGATCAAAACATTAAGTGATGAGATATTGAAGAGAGAGGTGAATGATAATATCACTGACGCTCTTGAAGGATTTAAATCTGGTGATGTTGTATTAGAAGCTACTCCTGCATACCAACAAATTAGAAATATTCTTTATTCTATTGCTGATAAAAACATTGCTTCTCAAAAAATAACAGGAGGTATGAAGGTACAGATTCCTTCTACACTTCTTGAGTCTAATCGTATTCAAGGAAAAGAATTCAAAGACAAGAAAGGAAATGTTAAATACAGCTATACATCTGATATACTTAAGTTTTATAAAAATGCAGATGGTGAGCGTGTATGTGAGATAATGATTTCTAGATGGTTTGACAATGCTCAAACTAGAAACATGTCAGATAAAGAACTTCTTGATTATCTAAACGATACAGACGAAGGTAAGTCTATATTATCTGGTATTGGATATCGTATTCCTACACAGAAACAAAACTCTATTGATAGTTTTGTTATCAAACAATTCTTACCAAAAGACTTTGGTGATAACGTTGTTGTTCCTTCAGCTCTTGTTAAGAAGGTTGGATCGGATTTTGATATCGATAAATTATCGATCTACTTAAAGAATGTATATTCTGATGCTTCAGGAAAATTAAGAATGGTTCCTTTCTTAGGATATGGTCAACAAGCTATTGATAAATTCAAAGCTATAGCTATTGAAAATAATAATGCAGAAATCTACAAACAAGCAAAATCTGTAAACTCATCTAAAGGTACTTATGAAATATTCCAAAATATTATAGATAGTACAGCTGATGACTACACTAGAAACAAATGGTTACCTATCATCACTGATTGGTTCCCAGAACAAGTTCAAGATGGTCAATTAGATGCTGATGAGGTACAAGCTCAATTAATTAAAACTATCCAAGAGAAACAAGGAAAATTAGAAAAGCTTACAGATGAAGCATTAACTGAAGTTTGGGCAGAACAACAAGCAGAGGTATGGTATAAACAATCTCTTGAGAATGCATATATTCAATCATTACAGAACTTAGTTAGTCATGAATCAAACTTTGAAAACTTAATCAAACCTAACTCTGCAGATGAGATGAAGAATCTATCTATAGAGATTAATGAAGAGATGGGTAATCCAGAGATTGACTATGGTAATGTAGGAAACATGTTAAGTAGAACATTTATGTCTGCTTTAAGACAAGCGTTTGTATCTGGTAAATATGCAATTGGTATTGCTGCTACTGGTCAAACTAACAATGCTGATAATCAACGTGTTGCAACATATATTGATTTTGATAAATTAAAAGATGTTGACCCTGTAGATAGAGAAATACTAGGTGGTAATCCACTTTCAAATACATTTGCTACTGATCCAAATATTAACTTTGAAGAGTATAATACAATTGTAGTTGATGGTAAAATAAGACCTACTCTATCATTAATTAAGAACAAAGCTGGTAAATATATATCTGATATCATTGGACAGTTCATAGATGGATATGTGGATATCTCTAAGGGTCCATGGATTATGAGACTTGGTGCTACACAAAACGTAGCTTCCACTTGGTTATTCTTAATTAAAGTTGGTGTACCTGTAAATACTGTTGCGTATTTCATGAACCAACCTATCATTAAAGACTACCTACGTTCATTAGATAACAATGGATACACGTGGTTATTTAATGATGGTATAATGAACTCTACATTAGAGGCATATGAATCATCTATACCTGTTAAACAAAGACCTACTATTTCTGGAATTCCATCAGAAGCTGATCTATTTAAAATGCTTAAGTATAATAAAGCTGGAATGAAAAATGAAATGGATGGTATTCAAAAACTACAACAGCAATACATACTAAAAGAGTTTATCAAGTATTCTAAAATGGCATCTCAATTGTTTGATGTAGTACAAGGATCTAACTTTGATACTGCTGTAATCAATGATCCATATATAGTATTTAAGAAAAGACTTCAATTAGAGAAAGCTAGAAAATCTATCATCTCTTCTGTAGATAAACTATTAAGTAGTTCATTTAAAGGAGTTCTTAAAGACACTATATTTAATGTAAGAGATGCGTTTTCTGAAATCCTTATATCTGATAAAGTTAATGTAAGATCTGTAATGGAAGAAGTGTTAACTCCTTATGTGAAACTAAGTGATAGAGAGTTTGTTAAGGTGAGTCAGAAAGCAGTGAATGATCTTTTTGACTGGGCTGTACAAACTGATAGAAACATTAATATTAATGTTGCAAATATATTATTAGGAACCAGTACAAAAGAAAGTGCTGCTCAACAGATCATTAACTTCAGAGATTCTATATTAGGAAACAAACACAAAGGAATTGCTCCTAAAGAGGATCATCCATTATTCAATAACATCATTCTTAACTCTATTAAGATGGAAGCTGGTATTAAAGAAGGTAAAGCTGATAATCTATATATTGCAGGAAGAGATAATAAAGTGTATGATCAAAACCTTATCATATATGGATTTGAAGAATTGAAAAAGTATTTAGATGGTGAAGGAAAAGATCTTTATGGAAAACTTGTAAGACTTGCTGTAATTCAATCAGGACTTACTAATTCTCCTATTGCTTTCACTAACCTTCTTCCTTATAAAGATTTCAAAGAAATATATAATCAAACATTGTCTAATTTAGAAAATATGCCTAACTTAGCTGACTTCCAAAAGCTACGTGTTTTTGAAAGAAATAACTGGAATAATTATACCATCATTCCATTTATGAAAGCTAAGATGCTATTGAATAAATCTAATTATGGAAGAGGTGCTAACTTATATGATCCTAATCAATACTTTACACCTGGACAATTGAAGAAAGCTATGAATAATGGAGCTCTTCCAATGGTGATAGGTATTAGTCCTTTTGGTGATGGAAGAAATGATTTCATTACATATAGCTGGGAAGATTCTATTCCTTATGCAGAAAGAATGAAAAGAAAGAAAAATGGAGACTACTCTCACATACATAAAGTGTTATTACAAAAAGTATATACAAAAGACGAGAAAGGTAATCCAATTCCATTGGTTGATGTAACTGAAAAAAATGGAAAGGTGTATGTGAAACACATCTTCAAAGCTATCAACGCATGGGGAGATTCATTCAGAGCTCAGGAATATTATGATTACGAAAGATCATCTGTATTAGATAATGGATATGAGAAAGTAGAGAAAGCTACAGATGCTCAAGGTAAACAAATCAAATCAGGTGAGGTGAGTGACAATGATGTTGTAATGATATATCAAGGTATTTCTGAAGTGATAGTTGAACCTACAGAAACTGTAAGTGAAAAACCTGATAGTGTAACACAAGAAGAATGGGATGCTACAACTCCTGAAGAAAAGAAAACTATAAAAGACCAAGAAGATCAAGGTTGTAATCAATAATAATATCAAATGGCACATTGCATAAATAAAAACTCACCAGAGTTCAAAGCACTAGCTGAACAATCTAATATCAATCCAATAGTTCTTGCTGCAAAGGTTTCTTTGTGGCAGGAATCTAATGGTTTAGATAACTTTCCTAAGCTATCAGATATTGTCAAAGAAGATAAATCATCAAAGCAAACGCTAGATGTTTTAAAAGCTTCTGCTAAAGAAATGGGCATAGACTTTGTATCATTAGACGATTATGCTAAACATAATCCAGATATAGATTTAAAAGGTGTAACTGGACTTTCTGATCTTGTTAAAGGAGTGATAGCTGTTGCACAAGGAGTGGAAGATGTAGTTGTATCACAAGAGATCATTCACGTTGCTACAGCTATTCTAGAACAAACTAATCCAAGACTTATAACAGAACTTATTAGTAAGATAGATAGATTCAAAATCTACAAACAAGTTTTTGATAAATATAAAGGAATAAAAGAATATCAACTACCTGATGGTAAACCAAACATTCGTAAGATTAAAAAAGAAGCTGTTGACCAACTTATAGCTCAAGTACTTGATTATACTCCTGGAGATCCAAATACTTCTTCAGATTTAATGCAAGAAGAAACTAGATCAATGATTCAAAGATGGTGGGAAACTATTCTTGATTATATTAGAGGAGTGTATAGCAAATCTAATATTGATATATTCAACACTGCAGCTTATACAATTGTAGATGGTAAAGTGATTGGTACATTTGCTGATATAAAAGAAAAGGGAATATTCTTTAACATAGATGATGATGTTAAGAAAAGAATGGATGATTATGTTAATACAGTTAATGAACATAATGATAGTCTTGAGTTATTCCCTGATTCAGTTGAAGATAAACGACATTACAAATATCAAGGAACAAGAGTGGCTCAATCTGTAACAGAGAAAGTTAAAGCTCTATTCAATAAGAAGTTTGAAAGAACAGATGCTGAAAAACTTGTAGATGAACAAAAAAGAGATTGGGGATCAGAAGGACATAGATTCATAGAACAATATATTCTTACTAATCTTATAGATAAAGATGGATACATAAGAGATGAATTTGGTAGCACTCCTATTTCATCTAAACTTAGTGCAGGTCTTCAAATTAAACTTGGAGAATTTGCACAAACATTAATTAACTCCTACCCAGAAGGAACTAGATTTCTTATAGAGAAAAAAGTGGTTAATACTAAAGTGAAAGGTATGATTGCTTCTGCAGTGGATTTCAAAGCTGTATATCCTGTTAAAAAAAGTGATGGTACACAAGATTTCAAAGTGGATACACTTGACTGGAAATTCACCACTGTAGATAAGAGTAAAGAAAACGCTGACCTATCTTGGTTTAAGATTAGAGAGTGGGTTCCTCAAATGGCTGAGTACACCACTATTGATCAAAACTATGGACTTAGAAGAGATCAGATAGGTAAAGCTAGAATGATTCCTTTCATATTAAACTATGAAAACTCTGTACCATCAGATAAAAAATCTCCACTTGTTCCAACAAGTATTGAGATAGGTAAGCTTGATGCAGTGAAAGAAACAAATATGTATTTGCTTCCTGTTCCTTCATTAGCTGAGAGTACAGGTAATTCACAAGTAGATAGTCTTGTAAACTCATTACAAAGTCACTATGAGAAGCTATATAAGAAAGGTGGAGCAGAAGAAAAAGAATTTGCTAGAAGACAACAGCTTGAACAACTTAGTAGAGCTATACGTAACTTACATGTTAAGTTAAACTTCGAACCTTTATATAATGTTGCTAAGACATTCTTAGACAATGCTAAGACCACTATTGCTGATTTTGAAAAACTAGATTACAATAACTTAGATGAAGCAGCTCTTAAACAAGGATTAAAAGAGTTATTAGAATACCAAAAGAGTGCAAACAAGTTTGCTTCTATGGATGAAGTGTTTCTTTCTCAATACCCTAAACAAGGTATGACAGAAGAGAACAAGAAAGTACTTGCTGGACTTGAAGATATTACTAAGAGCACTGCAAGAATGCAAGAGAAGATACTTGATTTAATGAAAATCTATACAGCTAATCTTGCTGTTAAACAAGGTATTGTTTCTGAAACAAATAAGATGAGTGTTACAGAAGCTGAAGCACAAATAAGTGCTTGGGCTAAAACATGGGCTGAGGGAACAAAGCTTTCTGCAAAATTAGTTAAGCTTGCTTCTAACTTATTGATGAATGCTGCATCTATGGTTAATAGAGAAGCATCTAAACAAATAAAAACATTTGGTGACTTACTTATTCCATTAGAACAATCAGCACGTCAGCAAGGTAAAAATGCATTTGATTTAATAGGTAAGATGACACCATCTGGACCTGAGTTAATTAAGAAGATAGATAAAGACTTCTTAGATGAAGTGAAAGAAGCTAAGACAGATAAAGATAAAGGTTTTCTTATGTCTGTAATGGACATGGATAAGTTCAATACATTAGCAAAAGAATACATTGATAAAAACTTACAAGTAATAAATAACACTGTATATTCTTTAGACAATGAAGAGAATGTTCGTTTAAAAGAAATGCATAAATCAAATCTTAGAAACTCTATTGATATTAATAGAGAAAAGTTCAATGGGTACAATGATTATAATTTCAATAGATTGTTTAATCAAGCAATGATTGAAGAAGGGCATTATTCTAAAGAATATGAGAACATGGCTAAGAATGAAGCTGCATTAAATATGTGGAAGTTCTTAACAGCATTGAATGAGAAAGGTAAACAATTAGGTTATCTTCAAAACAAATCTATATCGTTCTTCCCATTAATAGAAGCTACTACATTAGAGAAGTTTGGAAACACATCTAATATTCTTGGTGAGACAGGAGATTTCTTTAAAGGACTTTATTCATCAAGAATCAATGAAGAACAAAACATGTCTAAGATAGATCCTGAGACAGGTAAGGTGAAAAAAGTTATACCTAAGTATTTCACTAAGACAGATAAAGCTGTAAATCAATTGTCTACAGATCTTAACAAAGTGGGTACTCTATGGATAAAAGCTTTATTAGATTATGAAAGTGCTATTAATTTAGAAGACACACTTCAAACTCTTCTTGCTGTAGAGAATGCTAAAGGATCATTAGTTCTAGATGAAAATGGAAGTGTTCAGTTTGATTCTTCTAACAGACCAATAGTACAACAAGAAAATAGAAACTATGCTATTTTAGAAGCTGTTGTAGATGATGGATTATATAAATTAGAACAAGATCTTTCATCTATTGGTAATATAGGTATAGCTAACATTGCTGGTAAACTTAGTAAGACAGAAGAAGGAAAACAAAAATCTGTAGTGAATCTTAAGAAAGGACTTAGAAATGCAGATACATTAGTAAGAGCACTTGGTGTAGGTCTTAAACCTCTTATTGCTACAGCTAATGCATTTGGTGGTAACTTCCAAGCATATATTAATGCTGGTGGACTTTACAAATTCTGGACAGATTTTCTTCCAAATGAAGCAAAGGTTACAAGTAATCGTCTATCATTAATAGAAAAAGGATTATTACATATGATGGTACCTTTGAATGAAGATGTAGTTACAGAAGAAAGAAGAAAGATTGCTAAGAAACAAGGACTTCTTAATTACTTATCTACATGGTCATTCAGTGATGTAATGATGGCAACTAATGCTTTTCCTGAGAAGAAGATGCAGCTTGCCAACGCATTGAGTATAATTGAAAACTCAATGGTTAAAGATGGTAAGATTGTAAATATAAGACAATACTTAGCTGAACAAGACAGACAAGTTAAATATGATATGTCTGAATCAGAAAGAAGAAACTTAGAAAAAACATTTGAACAAAGAGTTAAAGAACTTAGAGAATCTTCTTCTTTAATTAAGACAGCTAAAATAGAAGGTGATGAAGTGGTTATTCCTGGTGTATCTGAGGAAGAACTTGCTAAGTTCAGAACTAAGATAGTTGAATATGGTAGAAAGCTTAATGGTCAGATGAATCGTGATAACAAAGCTGGATACAGAAGAGATGCTATACTTACATCATTCATGATGTTTAAAACATGGATTCCTAAATTAGTTTCTGAACACATCGGTGAGATGAGTAAGAATGTTGAGGTGGGTAACTGGGAGTATGGTAGAACTAGAGCATTCATTAAAACTTGGGCTTACTTAGGAAAAACAAACATCTTCAAGATAAGAGAAATCATTAATGGTTCAGAAGAAGGATTGAAAATTCTAGATGATATGCTAGAAGAGAAAAGACAAGAGTATTTTAGAAAGACTGGTCAAGAGTTAGATATAACTAAAGAAGAATTCTATGATCTTATGAGAAAAGAATTAACTAGTCAAATGAAAGAACTTAAACTTCTACTTATATTAATGGCTTCATTGATGGCTGCTAAAGCTGCTGAACCGCCAGAAGATGCATCAGATCTTGAAAAGAATAGATATAAATGGTGGGCTAAAATGTTGAATAAAATCTCTGATGAGGTGACATTCTATTATGATCCACGTTCATTTGAGGGTATGACAAAAGGATCTGTGCTTCCATCACTTACATTACTTACTAAAGTAGAAAGAGTGTTTATTCAATTCTCAAAAGAGTTTGGTGATGAACCAGATAAAGCACATCCTGGAAAAGCTATATTCAATTTGATTCCTGGTCTTTCACAATGGCAAACAGAAGTTTGGCCATTTATTGATCCTGAAGGAGCTAAAGCATGGGGAATTAGAGTGAGTGGAGAATCTAGAACACAGTAACGCTATATTATATCAGCTATTTACTATCAACATTTTTAAAACATATAATTAATAATTAACTTTGCTCACATGAGAACAGCTGCAATTTGCCCAACATGTGCCACATATGAAAATGCTTTATGCATCATATACAATGGCTCCTATCTATCTAACATAGACGTTGCTCCTTTGGACAACCTACCTACTATATTAGGTAAGATAAATACTAATTTAGTACCTCTATCTGGTACAACTGCTCCTAGTACATCTGCTAAATATCTAGGACAAACTTATTTAAATACAGCTAAGTCTATGCTGTATTTTGCTAAAGCTGTAGGTACAGGAGCTTCTGATTGGAGTCTTGTATTAACTACACCTTTATCAACTCCTGAATATCCTAATAATGCAGCAGCATTATTTGCTGGCTTAGTTGCTGGTCAAGTATATCGTACAGGAGACTTTCTTAAAATTGTTCACTAATAACCCAACCCAATGAGTGTAATTTGTGCAGCTAATCCTTGCCCAATATTATTAAGTGCGTCCTGTGTATTTTACGAAGGACCTAACTTGATATGTACTGGTATTAATACTAATGAAACCCTTGAATCTGCATTAAAGAAAATTAATGATAGACTATGTTCTGGTGCTGGTGCTGATGGGACTAGTGGTACTTCTGGTACCAGTGGTACGTCAGGAACCTCAGGCACTAGTGGTACATCTGCCACTTCAGGAACTTCTGGTACCACAGGTACTAGTGGGTCTTCAGGATCATCTGGTAGTTCTTCTACAAGTGGAACAGCAGGTACTAGTGGAACATCTGGGACTAATGGCACAAGTGGTACTTCAGGAATCAATGGTACTAGCGGTACAACAGGTACAAGTGGGACAACAGGTACTAGCGGTACTAGTGGTAGCACAGGAACAAGTGGAAGTTCTGGAACAACTGGATCTTCTGGTAGCTCTGGAACTACAGGAACCTCTGGAACCTCTGGTACTACTGGGACAAGCGGTACAGATGGAACGAGTGGAACTAGCGGTACATCAGGATTAAATGGTGATAAATATAGAACAGTTTCTACAGATTGCTTTACATTAGGTAACTCAGGAACATTAAGTGTTGATATAGGATTGGCATACACTCCTGGTCAATCAATTGTTATTGCATATGATGCTACTAACTATCAAGAATCTGTAGTAACATCATATAATCCTTTTACAGGAGATTTAGTTTTTGCTAGCCCTACAATAGTAGTGGGTAGTGGTAACTATTGTATATGGGATGTTAACTTAAATGGAACTAGTGGTGGTGATGGAAGTTCTGGTTCTTCTGGGACCTCTGGAAGTACAGGAACAAGTGGTACAACAGGAACCAGTGGAACTACTGGAACTAGTGGATCAAGTGGAACCTCAGGAAGCTCTGGATCAACAGGTACATCAGGTACAACAGGGACTAGTGGTTCTAGTGGTACAAGTGGATTTTCTGGAACAGATGGAACATCTGGAAGTAGTGGCACAACAGGAACTAGTGGGAGCTCAGGTACTACAGGTACTAGCGGATCTAGTGGAACATCTGGATCTGATGGAACAAGTGGCTCTAGTGGAACAACAGGTACTTCGGGCACAAGTGGATCATCAGGCACATCTGGTAGTAGCGGAACTTCTGGTACTACAGGAACATCAGGGACAAGTGGTACTGCTGGTAGTAGTGGATCTAGTGGACTAAATGGTTCATCTGGAGCTGCTATAGCTAACTGGTATGCAAGTTACTCTGATAATGGAAATCAAGTTATCACAGGAGCAAATACTCCAACAGTAGTTACATATAATACAACAGAAATAGATAATGGTATCATCTTAGATTTTGGTCAACAGATTAGATATCCATATGCTGGTATATATGAATTTGGATATTCTCTACAAGTAGAAAAAACTGGTGGAGCAAGTACAGACTTAGAAATATGGATCAGAAAAAATGGTAACGATATTGTCAGAACAGATTCATACTTAAGTATTACATCAGATGGTGTGTTACAACTACCGTATGTATCCTTTATATTAAATTTAAATGCTAATGATTATTTAGAGATTGTATTTTCTTCTTCAAATGCAAATGTTCAATTAACAGCTAAGGCTGCTAAATCTTCTCCATACACTGCACCTGCAGCACCTTCAGTTATTGTTGTAACAAAACAAATAGGTGTTTCTGTAGGTAGTACATCAGGATCTTCTGGTACTAGTGCTACGTCAGGTACTACTGGAACATCAGGTACTTCTGCAACCTCTGGTACATCTGCTACTAGTGGATCATCAGGAACTAGTGGTACAACTGGATCTAGTGGCTCTTCAGGCACATCAGGTACTAATGGTACAGGTGGAACCTCTGGTACATCTGGAACTTCAGCTACTAGTGGAAGTTCAGGAACATCAGGAATCAACGGTACTAATGGTATTAATGGAACTAATGGAACTAGTGGTACATCAGGTACATCCGCAACTAGTGGAACTTCTGGGTCTTCTGCAACAAGTGGTTCTAGTGGAACTAGTGGAAGTACAGGTACATCTGGTACCTCAGGATTAAATGGAACAAATGGTACTAGTGGAAGTAGTGGTTCAAGTGGAACAAATGGTTCAGCAGGAACTTCTGGAACATCTTCTACAGGAGGTACATCTGGTACTTCTGCAACGAGTGGTACTTCAGGTACATCAGCTACAAGTGGTAGCTCTGGTACAAGTGCAACTAGTGGTTCTTCAGGAAGTAGTGGAAGCTCTGCAACATCAGGTACTTCGGGATATTCTGGAGATAAATTTGCAACAACATCATCTACATGTTTTACGTTAGGTAATAGTGGTACAATCACTGTAGGAACTAACTTAGCGTACACAGTAGCTCAATCTATCATAATAGCATACGATGCTACTAATTACCAAGAGTGTGAAGTAGTATCTTATAATCCTAGTACAGGGGTATTAGTATTTGCTGCTCCTACAAGAACTGTGGGATCAGGATTCTATTGTACATGGTCTGTCAACCTTGATGGTGCTACAGGAGGAGATGGAAGTAATGGTACATCAGGTACAAGTGGCTCTTCAGCTACCTCAGGTTCTTCAGGAACAACAGGTACATCTGGAACAACTGGTACCTCAGGTACGAGTGCTACATCTGGTACTTCTGGTACAACAGGAACTTCAGGTACATCTGGATCTAGAGGAACTAGTGGTACTTCTGGAAGCTCAGGTATTAATGGTACCTCGGGAACTACTGGAACAAGTGGAACTTCTGCTACTAATGGTACAGGAGGAACAAGTGGTACAAGTGGTAGTTCAGGATCTTCTGCTACATCAGGTACTACAGGAACTTCGGGCTCTTCAGGTTCTTCAGGTACAAGTGGAACTAATGGTTCTGGTGGTACATCTGGTACTAGTGGAAGCTCAGGTTCATCAGGAAGTTCTGGCACCTCAGGAAGTTCTGGAGTGAATGGAACAAACGGAACATCAGGTACCTCTGGAAGCAGTGGTACGACTGGTACTTCTGGAACAACTGGTACAAGTGGAACTGCAGGATCAAGTGGGTCTAGTGGTACATCAGGTAGTTCAGGTACCACAGGTACGTCAGGTACTGCTGGTGTTAATGGTACTAATGGTACATCAGGTACTAGTGGTGTATCTCCTACTGTATCTGGTTCAGACAATCAAGTGTTGACATCAGATGGTGCTGGAGGAATAGTTGCAGAAGCTAATTGTATTTTTAATGCTCCTGTTAATTCATTTGTAGCTGGAGCTGTAGTAGCACCTATTAATTATGAAGTGTATGATGGTGTTACTTCAGTATTAAGTGATTTACAATCATGGGGAGCTAATACAACTTATGTAGCAACTGGAGAAATATTAGCATATGAATATTCAAATGCTGTACTTTCAAAAGGACAAATAATATATAGAAGTTTATATGGAGGTAAGTGGGATGTAGCACAACATGATTCTGCTAATGAAGAATCAATAAATATGTTAGGTGTTTGTTTAACTAATACAACTGCAGGTAATGAACCTATAGAAGTATTGATTAGAGGTTTTGTTTCTACAACATTTACTACTAATCTAAGTTCTTATGAGGGATCTCCTTTATATTTAGAGTCTGCTGGTAATTGTTCAGATGTACCAACAACTAGTGCTGGAAAAGTTGTTAGACTTATTGGATACACTTATTGGAACACAGGAAGTCAAAACAATGGTTTATACATCATAAGATTTGATCCAGATAATACTTGGATAGAATTATAAAATAAAAAATTATGAAAATAAATGGAGTAACAGTTGGAGGAGGATCAACACCTTTAAGAGTATCATCACTAACATTATCTGCTGCAGGTTGGACTTTATCAGGAGGATATTATTTATATACATTATATGCAGGATGGATTACTGCAAATTCTGATGTATCAGCAACACCTCAAAATGCAAGTTATCAAACAGCATATAATGCAAATATACTTCCTTATATAGGAGTGGCAGCAGGAGAAGCAACATTTTATGCTCAATTCCCTCCACAAGCTGATATAGTAGTGAATCTAGTAATAACAGAAACAACAGTATAAACCAATGGCATTTAACGTACCTATAAACTCAATAGCACCTATAGCAACACCATCTGATTGGGTAAGACCTTCAGATTGGATAGCAATTACTGATACTCCTAATGAGGTGCAATTTTTAGTATGTGATGAGGGATCAAAAGCATTTTCTATTATTACAACATTTACTCGTAGTTCAGGAAATATTTATATAGATTGGGGAGATGGGGTTACTGATACTATTTCATCTACAGCATCTACAACTACATCTCATGTTTATTCAACAGGGGGTACACCTTGTTCAAGAGGATATAATACTTGGAAGATTAGAATATATGGAGATGCCACTTGTGTAATAACAAATGCACAACACATAGCTAATCGTTCTGTATCAGGTGGTTTCTATAATATAGGTTTATTAGAAGCTTATTTTGGAAACGGAACTTGTAACACAACTGCATTTAATATATATTATTTTAGCTCTATTAATACTAGTGCGTCTTCAGGTTCTTTTCAATATTTAGAATATGTAAAGCTACCTTCAACAGTTGATTGGACTATACAACTAGGTTACATGTTCCAAAACTGTGTTAATCTATATAAGATTATAATGCCTACATCAGCATCTGCATTAAATGATGTAAGTTTTATGGCAAATAACTGCTCAAACTTAAGAGATATAACATTTCCATCAAATGCAACAGGAATAACTAGTTTACAAAGTAGTTTTCAAAACTGTACTAATTTAAGAACAGTATCTTTTCCTACAACTTTAAATAGTTGTACCGCTATGACATCTACTTTTAGTGGATGTAATTCTTTAAAAAATGTAACATTTCCGAGTATAAATTTATGCACATCGTTAACTAGTTTACTTGCTAATTGTAATTCATTGCAATGGGTTAAATTTACATCATTACCTACTCCTGCATCACCAAGTACTATAGTTAGTATTAGTAGCGCCTTTGCAAACTGCTCTCAATTACAAAATGTATATTTTCCATCTTCATGTTCATCTAATGCGGCATATAATGCAGTGTCTGCTTTTTCAGCGTGTTCGTCTTTAAAAAATTTATTATTTCCAACAAATTTTAATGCAAGTACATTATCAGGAGCTTTTCAAAACTGCTATTCTTTAACAAGTGTTACTTTTCAATCAGGAATGACTAATTTAAGTAACATGTCCAATACTTTTAATAGTTGTTATTTATTAAATTCAGTTACATTACCATCAACAGTTGGAACAAACGTGACTATGCTTTCCACATTTGTCAATTGTTTTAGTTTAAAATCTATTACAATACCATCTGCATGGACTATATCAAGTTTACAAAGCACGTTTAATGCCTGTTCTAATTTAACTTCAATTACATTACCAAATAACGCTCAAAATAGTTGCACGACAATGGTAAGTATGTGTTCAGGATGTAGCAAGTTAGAAACAATAGTAATGCCTACAAGTTTAACAGCTGTAACTTCTTTATCTTCTACTTTTCAAACCTGTTTCAGATTAACTTCTGTTACGTTCCCTTCTACAATGAATAATGTAACTACAGCAAACATAATGTTTTCAAGTTGTTATAATTTAACGTCAGTCACAATGCCTACAAGTATGTCTCTTTGTACTGATTTTAGTAACGCTTTCAATTCATGTTATTCTTTAGAAACACTTACTATGCCAGCTACTGTATCTGCATCTTTAACTACTTACAATAGTTCATTTTTAAATTGTGTTAACTTAAAGACTTTAACATTACCAACAACACAAACATCAGGATTAACAAGTATAGCCTCTATGTTTTTTGGATGTTCAAATTTAACAACTATTACTAATTTAGCTAAATTAGGAAGTTTAACAGCTACTCCTTTAGTAACTGGAACTATTAATGGAGGAACATATAGTTATATGAATTCAATAACATCATTAAGTTTTAGTTGTCCTTTTTCATCATTAACATTAAATGGTCAAAATACAACATCAAATTTTAACAGATTAAATTCATTAAGATTATTAAATACAGGAGCAGGACAATGGTCAGGATCATCACCACAAATAAATGTTTCTTATTGTGATTTAGGAATTACAGCATTAAATCAATTGTTCACAGATTTAACAACAATAACATCAAAAACAATCAACATAACAGGTTGCACAGGAGCAGCTGGATGCACACGTTCAATTGCAACAGCTAAAGGGTGGACCGTAACAGGATAAAAATATGGAAACAACAGCAGGTTTTTACAAACTAGAAGATGATAATTGGATATATGCACCTAACTTTGTGTATGCACCAGATTATACTTTAGAAAAAGAATTAAAAGATACATACACCTATCCAGTAGATGGATGGACTTGGTATGATGAACAACCTTACGTAAATGAAGAAGCTCCTATTTAAGGAGCTTTTTTATTTCTTCTATCACCATATTTGGTGTAACACTTTTCTGACACTCAAACTGCCTGTCTGTTCCTTTATGAACAGGACACCAGTCCCAATCTCCTTTATCAAATGTATATTGTGGATCATTCCAACATCCATGGCATACACTTGTATTCACTGGTCTATGACATTGGAACTCATGATTAGCTTCAGTGAAATTAGAGATCATTATCACTTCTTTATCAAGAGCCCATGCTAACCAGCTAAGTCCACTAGATAATCCTATAAAGAATATGCTTTCATCAATGACACGCATAGTATTTTCAATTGACTTGTCAAGTAATCCTTGACAGTTCTCAAATGGATTATCTTCTAGTGATACATTTATCACTTTATATCCTTGGTCATGTAAGTAATTAATTACCTCTTGCCAATGTTCTCTGGTCCAGAACTTACATCCAGATGTGCTATTAGTTGCAATAGTTACATACATACCTTCAACAGGTGATTTTTCATATGCAATTCTTGGTTTGACTTCTTCATAAGGAAGACCTAGAATGTTTGTAGCTGTCTGCTGTAAGGGTATAGTGTTAGGAAGTACTGGCTCTTTGTTTTCATTATAGAACCAACCAAGTTTGTACATAGCATACAGATTAGTTACATTGGTCCCTGGATCAACAAACTCAAGCTCTGGATATGCACCTTCAAACAAGAAGTTCTTGAATGTACTTACAATCACGTCACACTTATGTTTCACCTTGAAATCTAATGCATATGGTATCCAAGCTATTGTATCTCCTAAAGAAGAGCTCTCAAAAGCAATGTACACTCTCTTACCTTCTAGATCTAGAAGTTTATCATACACCTTTTCTCCATCTTTATATACAACTGTTCTCCACTGTGTATAATACTCTCTAGCAAGTTTTATCCAATGGTTACATTTGATTACATCACTATGTACTAATACATCACCATCATAAAACTCTACACGAAAGTCACTAGTAGATGTACCAGTTATCTCTAAGAATGGTTGGCCTACAAAGTTCTGTATGATGTTATAATCATTTATATTGTTTTTCTGTGGAGTAACAGACGCTGCATACTTATACAAGTTCCAATTGTTATTAGCAAATACCATTGGTAAGTTATCAGTTGGTATAGGATATTTTGCAGGGAATTCTAAAAGATTTCTTATCTGTGCGGCAATCATAATAGGATTTAGATTAGTTATATACTTAGTGAACATATCTTTATACTGAGGAAGGTTTCTAGCAAGAATAGTCTTACCATAACTGATAGCTTCTCTAAGCACTAGTGGATTACATTCCCATGTGCTATTAAACATAAATACATCTGCAGTTTTCATAAATGCATCTGTATCTGTTCTCTCTCCCCATATAGTTACATTCTCTGGAACATTTTCCATTAATGGTTCCCAATAGTCTATGAAGTTACCAGCTTGATTACCTACAAAGTGAAAGTGTACATCTGGCATCTGTCTAGCTACTTCTAGTCCTTCTCCCTGGTTCTTTCCTTTAGTCCAAAGTCCTATGTTTACAACATGTTTCTTTGTTATATCCATTCCAAGATTTGCTTGTGCTCCAATTTTCTCATTCCATCCCATGAAGTTAAACTCAACAGGATACTCAATCACTTGTTTATATCCATCAAGCTTAGCAAATGTATCCATATGATAAGGGCTACAGAATGCAAATGCATCTGGTATAAATATCTTTGTGTCTGGTACAAAAGATACATCATGACATGTTTCTATGATTCTATATTTTCTATCATCAGCATACAATCTAGTGATCATATCTCTATCAAGTCTCTCGGACATTTCATCTATATGGATAATATCTGGTTCAAATGCTTTAATGTGATCAAACAGTTCTAGTTTGTTTTCAAATAGTGTAGCAAACTTACCTGCTGGCATTAGATCTCTTATCTTGTTTCTTTGTACAACAAAGTCTAAACTATGACATTGATATTCTATAACAGCTATTTCTACATCTGTGTAATCCTTCAGTGTTTGTATTCTCTTAAGAAGAAACTGTGGCATACCTCCTGTAGATAAATGAGGAGCAAGGAATAATATTCTCAAAGGTTTAGACATTTTTGAAGGTAGTTTAGACATTAGTTTAGACATTTTAACAGGATCTTTCTCTCCATGTAAGAAGAACAATCGATCCTCACTCTCTGGTATCTTGAACCAAGATTCTAAATACTTGCCCCAATTATCTTCATTATACACTCTATCAAACTTATCTAGGCCAGCATTAGTGTATATATAAGGAAGACCATCTAAGAACTTGTGTTTCCATAACAACACATTCACTATTGTCTCTTCGTGATAAGGAGCATAGTATTGTGGGTTCTTTAATACCTCTGGGTGATTGCACATCCAACTCCACTCATCTAAGAACGGAATAGTATGTTGACCTGCTACAAAGTAACCTGTCTGTCTATATTTTCTTCTAACAGATTGATCTACCCCAAATAACTCACATGCTGGACGTTCTAATGTTCTAGAGAATTCATTACTACCTCTTCCATTAATGAATAGATAATCATATATACCTTCAGTGAAATATGGATAGCAAGATTGTTCATCATACCATCCAAATATATCATCTACATTAGCTGTAGCCACACTATCAGAATCTACATAACATACAGTCTTAGCAAATCTTTCAAGAGCATCCTTCACTATAAGAGGTCTTTGGATCAATAACTTGTATACACTAGACTTATTTCTATCTATATATTCTTCTTTCGGTAAGTCTTCTACATCACACTTCCACCATACAGTGTATGCACCAGGTACTTCTCTATAATCATCAAGCATATAGACTAGTACAGGAACATCACTTACCTTCTTAATACTTTCTACAGCCATGCACACAACATCATAATAAGATGCATTTGCATATAATACATACATTTTTTCTTCTTTTATATGTGTATGCATATAATAGCCATAGTATTCATTCCTGTATATACAAGTAAGCTCTGGATATCTTTCACCCATCACTTCATGTGTAAGGTCTGGTTGGTAATGAGTCTCATGAATATTACCTTCATGTTCTCCTTGTTCCATCTCATATGGTATAGCCACTAAACATTCTTTCTTTGCACTAACAATATCTCTGATTAGTTCTTTTGCATAGTTTGTAGGAATATGTTCTAACACATCTCCTAGAATAATAAAGTCATAATCATTAATATCAAATGTAACAATGCTTCCTATAAAAACATTATCATACTTAGTTCTAAGATTATACTTCTCTATGTATGGTTCATAGATTTCTACAGCATCCATTCTATATCCTAATGAACGCAATAAGTCTGAATAAGTCCCTATTCCAGGACCAACATCTAGTATTCTTTTACTAGTAGGAACGTTCTCAAGGAACCACTCTTTCACTTCATCTTTGAAGTAGGTAAAACTGTAAGGCATAGTGTTGATTTTTAAAAACAAAGATATAAAAAATATATTTCTATTATGCTATATTATGCGGAAATTTATTTTTAACTACTTCGTTATTCCAAATATAAAATTTATATTTGCTTGATATAATGGTATAATCATTGCATCTCTAATTCTACATATAGAGATGTTGTACTAATCCCTTACCTCTTATGGAAAACGCATTTGAAACACAAGTTGAAAAAGAATTAAAAAGCATGGACCAACGACTGTATGATCTAGAGGAGAAGATGACTTCTATAGATACTAAACTAACGCAAGTAGTAGACGCAATATTAGGCAATGCACTAACAAAAACTGGTGGATTTGTTGCTGACATAAATGAGCTTAAAGAAAGAATCAAAGATTTAGAAAATAAGCTTCAAAAACAAGAAGAATTCAAGAAACGATTTACCTGGACTGTAGGTATAATCATAGGGATTGGTATCTTACTACAATACTTATCTACAATATATAGAAATATTAAATAATGAGTACAAGAGAAAAGGTAGATATATTTTTAAACAAATGGGTGAGTAGAAAACTTACCGTATTTGTTGTAGGTTCTGTTGGTCTTTTTTCTGGAAGTCTAACATCATCTGATTGGGTGATCATTGCAACAGCATACATTGCTATTGAAGGTGCTACAAATATCGTTGAACGCATAATGAAGGCTAAAGGATCGGTATGATACTACTAGATAGATTTCTTGATAGCTTAGAGAAACAATGGCTTGCTGTTGTTGTTGCTGCATTATGGCTATTCAGTTATACTGCATCTCAAGAAAAGAACTCTGCTCTAATTGAACAAACTAAGAACCTAGAGACACAAGTATTAATTCTTGAAGAGCAAGCTCACAAGTCTGCTAAGAAGATTGATAGTCTATCTAAGATAGATACAGTGATTGTAAACAGGATTAAAACCATAAAACAAAAAGAATATGTACAGATTAAAGTTATTGATAGCTTGCCTGTTAGTGGGCTTCAAAAGTTTTTCTCAGATCGCTATCCCCAAAGATAGTGTTGTTGTTTTAACAGAGAATCAGGCTAGAGCTGTTGCTACTGATCTTGTACATCTTGATTTTGCTAGACAGATAATCAAAGAACAAGAATCAAGAATCAAAAACTTTCAGAAGAAAGAGATTGAATTCAAGAATCAACTAGATATAAAAGATTCCATTATAACATACCAAAAGCAGATTATTGATATCAATAAAGAGATTATCAAGAATAAAAAACCTTTTGAGATACATGGATATGCTGGTGTTCAAACTACACAGTTTACATTAAGAGAACCTACATTATATACAAACCTTATGTTAGAGTTTGCTAAGTTTAGTGTTGGAGCTCAATATTTTGTACAACCAAATAATCCTCCAGGTTATAGTGTGGTGTTAGAATATAATATATTTTAAAACCAATAATATATGCAAATAAGTAAACACTTATCATTAGCTGAAGTTACAAGAAGTGAATCAGCAAAAAGAAATGGTATAAGCAATCAACCAAATGCAGAGCATTTAGAAAACTTTAAGCTATTAGCTGAAAAAGTATTTGAACCTATTAGAGAACATTTTGGTAAGCCTATTCACATCTCGTCTGGTTACAGAAGTGTTGCTTTGAATAAGTTAATTAAAGGTAGTGCATCTAGTCAACATTGTACTGGTGAAGCTATCGATATTGATATGGATGGCACATCAATTACTAATAAGCAAGTTTTTGATTTCATTAAGGAACATCTAAACTTTGATCAACTTATTTGGGAATTTGGTACAACATCTAACCCTGACTGGGTTCACGTATCATATGAATCAACTGGTAAACAACGTAAGCAAGTTTTAAGAGGCACTAAGCAAGGTGGAAAAACTATTTACAATCCTTATAAATAATAACCAATGGCAAAAGTAACCAACACAGTAGAGAAAGCAGTTAAACCTAAAAAGAAAAGACCAGGTGTACATGCTAAATCTCAAACATCAAAACTTAAATCATCTAAAAACTATAAAAAGCTTTATAGAGGACAAGGTAAATAACTAAATTAGTTATTTTAATTTAGTGAAAAATAAAGACTTATAGTGAAAAATAATTATTTTTGTATAATAATAAAAATTTAACTCATGGCTATACCATCTAGACAGATAGGTTGGGGAACAGAAGAGAACCTACTTTGGCAAATCTCTAAACAATTAGAGCAACTTACTAATGTAACATATAATGCTTGTGTAAACAATGCACCTACATATAAAGTGTTCACTGCTTTGTTAACTCAAAGTGGAGTAGATGATCCAGATACTAAAAGTGGAGGAGATACAGTTATTGGTGTTACATACACAATAGCAGCTGGAGGAAGTGGAGTTGCTGGAGACTTTACAAATATAGGTGCACCTAATAATAATTTAGGAACAACATTTATAGCTACAGGAACAACACCTAATGATTGGGGAGATAGCATTTTAGAATATAATATAGGAGCTCCTAGAGCTAATGTATTAGAAAATACATTAGGTAATATAGTTTTTCAATACTCAAATGTTGGAAACTATATAGCTTATTCTCCTGATGACTTATTTACAGCATCTAAAACAACAGTAACTAGTGAAACATTTTATGATGTTAATTTAGAACAAGTTATATCTATGTATCCTAGTCAAATTATAGCAGATTCAGTTACAATTGAAAGTAGAATAATAACTACTGGTGTTAATACAGATGATGTATTAAATGCTACATTGCTTGAAATCAAAGTGTATAACTAATAATATAAAAAGAAATGGCTATACCTAGTAGACAGATTGGATGGAGTGGAAGAGCTAATTTGCTTTGGCAGATATCTAAGCAGTTACAATATTTAACATGTGTTGCATCTTGTGAGTGTGGTAATACAACTACCACCACAACAACAACTGTTGCACCAACAACCACTACCACCACTACAATTTAAAAATATTAAAACAAAAACCAACTACATTATGAAAGATTTAAAATTTATCCAGGCTTGTCCTAGCGATATTTATTACACATGGCAAGTAAACCTGTGGATGGAAAGTCTTAAAGAAATAGGACATTCTGACAAAGCAATCAATCTTATATTCACTCCTAAAGGAAGAGAGAATAGAGATAAGTGGAAACAGATAGAAGATCTATATCCAGAAGCTGAATTCCATTACTATACAGATGATGATAATTTAAATCCATTAGTTGCAATCTACATTCCTGTATTAAGACCATATGTTCTTTGGAGACATTTTAAATTACATCCAGAGTTAAGTGAGAAAGCAATCTTCTATTGTGACTCTGATATTCTTTTTATGAAGGAGTTTAACGTAGATCAGTTCTTAGAAGATGATGTAAACTATCTATCAGATACAAACAGTTACATCAATGCTAGTTATTTTGACAGTAAGATTAATCAGGTACTTCCAGAAAAACTGGAAGAATATAAAGGTAGAGATGTTCTAGCAGAGATTGCTAGTGTTGTTGGAATCAGCAGAGAAATTGCTGAAGCTAATAATGATCATTCAGGAGGAGCACAATATCTATTAAAGAATATAGATGCTAACTTCTGGAGTAAAGTGATGAATGATTGTATTCTTATAAGAACCTATTTACAGAAAGTGAATAGAGAATTCTTTAAAGATGAGAACTCAGGGTTTCAAAGTTGGTGTGCAGATATGTGGGCTGTACTTTGGAATGTATGGTTAAGAGATGGGGAAACTAAAGTGGTTCCTGAATTAGCTTTTGCATGGGCAACAGATCCTATATCAAAACTTAATACACATACCATCTTTCATAATGCAGGAATAGTTTCTGAAACAGGTAATGGTTATCCAGCTTTCTACAAAGGAAAGTATCACATGGGAACTGATCCTACAAAAGATCCTAACTTGGATATGATTCTTAATGATGAACAATCAAAAAAATATTGTACGTGGTTCTATGCCACTAAGCTAAACGAAATCAAAAACAAATATAACCTAAACTATTAACCATAAATTAAAAAACACATGGGAAGCATTAATTCAAGACCTTTAAAGGCTTATGTTAGATTCGATGGATCTGGCAGAATAGTTGCAGGAAGTTTGATTCTAAGAAAGAACAAACCTAAAGTTGGTAAATGGAAAGAGATTTCAGCATATGAGTGCTGTAATTACACTACCACTACTACCACTACAGCTGCACCAACAACAACAACTACAACAACAACATAATCATGGCTAGAAGTAATAACAATAATAAGCTTAAAGCTTTTGTACGTTTTGATGGATCAGGACGTATTGTACCTAGTAGTTTAATTGTACAAGCATTTAAACCAAAGGTGGGTAACTATCAAGAAATTGATGCTAAAGAATGTTGTAATTATACAACAACTACAACTAGTACTACCACAGCTGCTCCTACTACTACAACTAGTACTACGAGAGCTGCAACAACCACTACGACTACTACTGCAGCATAATTTAAAAACTAAATAACATGGCACTAAAATCCCTATTTCCAGAAGAAATGATGGAAAGCAAAGGAAGCTCTAGTTTAACACTAGAGACTATAGCTGGAAAGCTTTCATACTTCTATGAAGAGCTACACTTATTACATTTTCAAACTACATCATTTGCTGAGCATTCAGCGTTAGGAACCATCTATGATAAAGTGGGTGATTTCCAAGATGAGATTGTTGAGAAGATTATGGGATACACTGGTAAGAGAGTGAGAGCATATAAGATTGATGCTTTAAAAGACTATTCTGCAGGTATGCCTAATCAAGTGGTAAAAGAACTTGTTAAGTTTGCTAAAGACTTAGAAGAGTATGCTGAAGCTAACAACATGCCAGACATTGAAAATATAGCTCAATCTCTATCAGGAGAAGCTAGTCAAACATTATACAGATTAACTTTGTCGTAATGGAGATTAACAGAAAACATTTTCCTAAGGTGATGCAAGATAACGATGAAGTGTTTCTTGCACACCTAGAAGGTGTAATAAGTTCTGTAGATGAATTGTGTAGTCTAGAGATTACAAAGAATACAAACTCATATAGATTCAGAATAGCAGCAAGTCTTCCTAAGTATAACAATATGCTTATAGAAGAAATACTTAAGTTTTGTAATATGTTTCACATAAGAGTGGATATGAGTAAGTCAATCAAAACAACAAGCGTTATTACGTTTGAAATAAACTTAGAATAATATGCCTACATTTATTAAACCTACTCTTTGGGAAAAAAGAATTAATCCTGCACAAGGATATAAAGGAGAATTAAATCTTGATCAATTTGTAGAAAACAAAATTCCTGCTCCTACAAGTCTTTATTCTGCTACTTTTTTTGATACCACTACTCAAACTACTGGTGGAGTTACAACAGCTAACCAAGTTGCAATCAATTCAACACAGGCCAATAGTGGTTTTGTATTAGCAAACAATACAATAACAGTTAATAATGCTGGAACCTACTGTTTTATTGCTAACATGCAACTTTCATTTACTGGTGGATCCTCAAATCTTAATGTGACTGTATGGTATAGTTTGGACGACGTGATTGTTCCTAATTCAGCATTTACATTCACTACATCAACAGCTCAAAATGATCAAACATTAGCATCTATAACAGATACAATAGCATTAACAGCTGGACAATCTTTAAAATTTTATTGGTGGTCTGGATCTGCAGGGATGAGACTTTTAACAACTGCTGCTGGAACTAATCCAACAAGACCATTATCACCATCTGTAAATATTTCTATTTTTAATGTTGGATAATTGAAAAACATTATTTACTTTTACTGATTAATAATAAAAACCAATTAAATTATGGCACAGTACGATCCTGCAAAAAGGTACACTTGGACTCCTGAAGATTCATTCACATTAACAGGAGCACAGTTTGGGTTAATCCTAAACACAGTTAGAGCTTATTTATCATCAGAAGAAGCTGCACGTTTTCAATTAATGATGCAAGCTAATGAGGTGATTGAAAAATTAATGATTGATGGTGTTGAAGCTGATATCATTAAGGAAGTAGTAGAAGAAGTTTCTTCTAAAGACCTTTAAAAACAACATACCTGTTGGGTGACGAAAAACAGGTGTTCTCGAACAAAAGCACTTCTCTATGAGAATATATGAACCAAAGAATAGAATAGATGTTATAACACCTAAGGGAGATGGGGTGATTCTTTTTCTAACTGACTATGGTCATGAAACAGATACCATCTATACAATTATAATTAACTCAACTGGTGAGTTGTGGCAATACACTCACAAAGACATTATTGTTAAACCTAATATAACATTTAAACGCTATGGCAAAAATGATTAAAAAAGCACAGAACAGTGGTACTGTGAAAGATACTACTAAGACTTATGAAACTAGTCCATTTCAGCAAGCTAAGCAAAATAAATTGAAAAATTTTAATCTTAAAGAAACTGAAAAACAACTACAAAAACAATCAATTGCTACTCCTAGAAAGAAAATGATGAAAAATGGTGGAAGTCTAACTGGACTTAAAGCCTCAAATAAAAGAGTAGGACCTGTTGATCCTAAAGGTGCTTGGACTAAGGTACAAGAGAAAACATTAAAAGGTGCTAAAGGTAAAGCTAAACTTGTTAAAGATAAACAACTTGGTGCTACCAAGATGTCTAAAAAGAAGTAATCATGGCTACTGATAAGAAATGGATGCAGAAAGCTGCAGCTTCTATCAAACGTAGAGGTACTGCTGGTAAATGTACACCAATTACTAAACCTGGTTGTACTGGTAAGGCTAAAGCTCTTGCTAAAACATTCAAGAAGATTGCTAAATCTAATAAGAAGAAATAATGTCTAAGTTAAATCCTCAGAATGCTACAGCTTATGTAGGCCCTGGTGTATTAAAACAAGGTGGTAAAACTACCAAAGTTCCAAATGGTCCTCTTGTAAAAAAGAAAGGACCTTTTAAAGGCTCTACATTAAAGAATGGTGGTAAAGTAGCTAAAGCTGGAGGTTTAATTAAGCGTGCTGATGGTTCATATTCTAAACGTGGATTATGGGATAATATCAGAGCTAATAAAGGGAGTGGAAAGAAGCCTACTAAACAGATGCTTCAACAAGAGAAAAAGATTAAAGCTAAAACTAAGAAATAATGGCAACTCCTGCATGGCAAAGAAAAGAAGGAAAGAATCCTTCTGGTGGTCTTAATAAGAAAGGTGTAGCTTCATATAGAAAAGCTAACCCTGGATCTAAACTTAAGACAGCTGTAACCACTAAACCTTCTAAACTTAAACCTGGAAGTAAAGCTGCTAATAGACGTAAGTCTTTCTGCAGTAGAATGTCTGGTATGAAGAAGAAACTTACTAGTGCTAAGACAGCTAAAGACCCTAACTCAAGAATCAATAAGTCTCTACGTAAGTGGAATTGTTAATCATATAAAAATATAATCATGGCTACAATGAAAAAGAAAGCTGCTAAAGCAGCTCCTAAAAAAACAATGATGAAGAGACCAGCTGCTAAGAAGGCTCCTCAACAAATGCAACAACAAGCTTCTCCTGTTCCTGCACAACAAGCTCCACAACCTCCAATGGGAACACCTGCTCCTGGAACAAATGGACCAATGATGAGAAAAGGTGGAACTATTAAAAAGAAAGCCAAAGCTGGATTTGATCTTAATAAAGATGGAAAGACCACTTTTAAAGATGTATTGATTGGAAGAGGTGTTCTTCCTAAAAAAGCTAAATGTGGTACTAAGATGAAAAAAGCTCAAATAGGTACTAAATTTGGTGATATGGGTAAATCTACTTCTATGCCAGGTATTCCTACAAGAAATAATGCAGGATCTTCTCAACAGAAAATGAATGACAATATTAAAAAAATAAATATGTCAGACGCTGCAAGTTCTATGAAGAAAAATATGGCAGGACTTGCTAAGACTGGTAAGTCAATGAAGAAAGCTCAGACTGGTGAAAAATTATATCCTACATCTGGTGTAGGTGGTAAAGATATGCCTGCTAAAAGCGGTAAGTCAATGAAAAAATGCAAATATGGCTGCAAGTAAATCAATGACAGCTGGTAAAGCTAAGAAATCTGGTAAGCCTAAAATGGCTCCTAAGGTGAAACCACCTAAGCCTATCAATGGTAATTATATGAAGGAAGCTGATATTATTCAAAAAAGAAAAAGTGCTCAGCAACCTATGACATCTAAAAGATTATCAAAATAATAAAGCCCCAATTAAGGGGCTTTTTTTATTAATTTATTCTATCTTTTGTACCGAGATTTGGTACATGCATCACTCTATAAGAAAGAATCTGGCTTTTTGACTTCTCACCTTTTCCTTGTTGTGACATAGCATATATAAATTCCCAATCATGACCGTACTTTGCTGAATGTTCTGGTAACTTCTTTGCTAGTTCTGTCTTGAGTATTATTTCACTATGGCCTATTACACTAGGAGCAAGTCTTGAGTCTCTAGCACTACGTATAGGATCTATCCAAGAATTAAAGAACATATAATCAAGTTCGGTTTTTTCTATTTCTAGATAATTACTAAAGTGATTATTAAGAATAACATCATCATTAGCATAGAATACAAAGTATTTACCTGTAGCATTCTGTATAGCATGATTAGTTAATTTATATCCACATCCTCCTGAATTAACTTCAGCATTGAAGTAGTGAATTATATTTCCTTTCTTTTCTTGTTCTTCTTTAATAGATTGTAGATAACCACTATCTATAAGTTTTTGAAAATGTGGACAAGCATCTCCCATTATAAAAGCTTCCCAACCATTAATATCCTGATCCAATATACATTGTATGGATCTCTTGGTTCTTTCAGGTCTACCGTAACAAGGGAGATTAACTGTTATTCTAACGTCGCTCATTTGTTCCTAACTCTTTAACTGGTACTCCAGCGTATTTATGAAAAGGTTTAAGTGTTGATTTTTTACCAACAAATGCAGAAGCTCCAATCATACATCCTTCAGGTACAGTTACCTTCTGATGAATCACTGCGTTCAAACCAATGTTAGTATTGTTTTCAATAATAGAATGACCTCCTATTTTGGCACCACAACTTAATGTAACATTGTCTTTAAGTTGTGCATCATGTCCAACATGAGAATGTTTCATAAGATAACAGTTCTCACCTATAGTAGTTACTTTTTCTACACCAGAATCAATTGTAACTAATCCTGTTATTCTAGTTCCTTTTTTTATAAGAACACCTTGATCTACATCTTCTTTACCTTTCCATTCAGCAGGCATTCCTATAACACAATAAGGACCTATGTAAACATCGTCCTCTATTGTAACATTTTTACCAATTACTGCTGTACTATGAATGTTTTTCATTGATATAGTCTTTTAGCATTTGAATATAGTTCTTATTCCATTGAGGCATTAAATGAACATCTCCTGTAGGGATTTGTCCTTTTTTTCTCAAGCCTTCTATGTAATCACTATGTCTTTGTATAACATTAGGTCTATCTGCAGTGTCTGTTCCTAATCCTGATTGGTGATATCCTCTACCACCCCACATATAGAACCAAGAACATTCTTCATTAGGAGGATCAGCTAATATCACTTTATCTCTTCCTAAGTTATGTAGAGCTACAACTAATGTCATATCACCACCAGCGTTCTCAATTGGACTTCTTCCAATCTCTTCCCAAGCTCTTTTGCTATATACAATACCTGAATTACCAAGAGCCATTAAGTTTGTTATACTAGGTTCATTATAGAACACACCATTCTGCCAGTGTAAAAGATTAGCATCTGGTCTCCAGAACTTAGCTATGTTAGATAGGTGATTAGGTAAAGCTACATCATCATCATCCCATACAGCAATTAGTTCTCCAGAACATTTCTCTATAGCGTAGTTCTCTTTATCTCCAATTGTAGGAAATGTTTCATCCATGTTATAAATCTTTATCTCTGGATGATCGTATATCAACTTTTGTAAAGGGTAATCATTAACTATGATAAGTTCTTTCTTACCAGGATACTCTTGACGAAGGAAGCTTTCAACAGCTTCCTCCAGAGTTTCTACTCTTCCATAAGTTATACATTTGCAACTAATAAAAGGATATTCCATAATTACCAAATCATTATAATATCAAATGGAGAAACAAGTAACACTTGCTCATCTTCTGATAAAGGGATTAAAGGAGCTTTTGATAAAGCTGCTGGATCTACTAACACTTCATCTCCTGGTTGAACTTCCATATTAGCTGTTCCTACAGAATGTACTTTAAGCTTGCTCATTTTTTTAAGCATCTCTTTTTCTAAAGCTTCTTTTGTATTTTCATCTACAATAAGCTTGCTCTCTTCTTTCTTTGGTATCTCTAAGTAGATACGATTTCCTAATAACTTTGCCATTGGTTTAATATTTAAAGGTTAATACTTTTACAACATTCATTTGAGCATTAAGGATTTCTCCTACAGTATGCTCATAAAGATAATCATAAAAGTCTGTTACTTCTTCTTTGTTATCATAATCTTCATAGATTAAATCTGCTAATTCAGCGCAAAGTTCTTTTGCTCTTTGAACTTTAGGATCTCCTGATGGATTAAAAGTTAGACCTACTAACTTTTCTCCAAATGTCATTTCTTTTTGATTTTCTTCTGACATGATTATTTAATTTCAAATAGTTTAATAAATCTTTCTGCGTCTTCTTTGTTCAATGTGATTTCTGATTGAACAGTCTCACGCACTTTCTTCATTCCTTTAAACTTGTTAGTCTTAGTATCAATGTCTGGTTGTTCTGTAACTCTTTCATTGAAATCATCTAAGATGATGATAAGACCTGCTTCATCGTTCTCTAAGGTTCTAATCACCTTGTTAATGTTTAAAGAAGCAATGTACTCCTTGTCAGCTATTACAGCTGTGTAAAAAAATTGGTTTTTCATGTTAATTATTTATTGAGATTAATTTCATCTAGGATTTGGTTATACATGGTTATTGGCATGTTACCAGATTGTCTATGTACTTCTTTACCATCTTTCAAGAATACAAGTGTTGGTACACTTCTGATTCCATACTTTCTAGCAGTTTCCATATCTTTATCTATATCGATGTTTGTAATTCCTTCAACATCTTTTAAAGTTTGAGCTAACACTCTACATGGACCACACCATGTTGCACTAAATTTTAATACTTCTACACTCATGTTAATTATATTCTAAGTCTAATATTTTACCTACAAGATCACTTCTGTGATTTGCTTTAAGTTTGATCCACTCTATACCCTCTATTTTCTTAGAGAGCTCTATAGCATAAGACAGTCCAGTGTATGATTCCTTTATGTCTTTTTGTTCATTATCACCATTAATGATGATTTTTCCATTCTTTCCTAGTCTAGTTAGAATAGCAAGCATTTCCCCTTTGGTTAAGTTCTGAGCTTCTTCCACTACAAGAACATCATCAATTGTTTTTCCTCTAATGAATTGTACAGGATATGCAATCACTCTTTTGTTCTTTACAAGTTCTTGAATCTTCACTTTATCATAACACTTCTCTAAGTTTTCTTGGAATGCTTCTAAGTAAGGATTGAACTTATCTTCTAAATCTCCTGGTAAGAATCCTAAAGATCCTCCCACTTCGATTGTAGCTCTTGTAACATAGATATGATCACATTGTTTCTTCATTAAGAAGTCTAGAGCTGCTTGGGCACATATTAAAGACTTACCACTTCCCGCTCTTCCAGTTACAATAACAATCTGATTGTCTATTATAAGCTGCTTAGCAAGCTTTTGTTCTTCGTTGAGAGTAACATTATATTTAATATCGCTCTTTCTTTCCCTGTTAGGTTCTTTCATATTTGGTTAATAAATGATTACGTCTTTTATTTACCTCCTCATATCTATACATGTCACTTTCAACAGTAGAATGTTCCTCTAGGGTCAAAAGTATAATATTTTCTTCATCCAAACAAGCTTCTGGGTATTTTTCTTTTGCAAGAATGTGATGAAAGTATGTAGACATAGCTTCACTACCAAGATATGCACCACTCACTTCTGATTTATGTGGCCTTTTCTTCCATATAGATAAAAAGAATTCTCTTTGTATGATAACTCGTTCATTATCTTTCTTTGGACCTTTAGTGAACGATTTACCATTCATATTACTAGAAAAACCCTTACCAGATGATAAGGGTCTTCTAGCTTTATGTTGGAAACAATATTCTCCATCAGAGTTTTTTCCACAAGTCTTACATTTCATTATGTATGTGACTGGTTTTCATTGCTAAATCCAGGATGATCAGTGCTATCTTTAACAAATTGACCACCTACCATCTTACCTGTACGTTTAGCAATAATGTTATACGCACTCTCTAAGCAATCAACAAGACTCATCTGTTGCATCTCTGCTTGTATAATGATGGTAACTAGAATATCACCTAGTGCATCTTCTATCTCTATTTTATTATCTGTATCAATTGCATCAATAAGTTCTTGCACTTCTTCCATTGTTTTACCAGCTTGTGCTTTTGGTGTTCCATTATCTAGAATACCTTTCTGTGCTGCCCATGCTATAACAAGGGCTTCTAATTCATTATAACTTTTCATATTATTTTTTTATAATTATTTTAAATCCTGTATCAATAGGTTTGAAGTCTTCTATGATACATCCTACAAATCCAAAACTATCCATAGACATACCTCTAGATAAATATGGTCCACCACTAGGGTCAACCATATCTATTTCATCTTTCAGAGATTCTACCATCACTAGATATTTAGGATAGTCCCATTTAAGTGTTTCATCATCATACCCATGAACAGCTTTCTCAAATTCTTTTATTGACATAGGAGTGGTTACATCATTGCAATATGCATTATATGCATTAGTGTAATTGTTAGGCATCCCTATTCTACAGAATTCAAAGTTTCCCTGCCATAGAATGTTTTTTTCACCATCCTCACTGAATGTAAAAACATCACCATATCTATTTTTGTACTCTTTCATTGTTTTCCAATTCAATTATACATCTCTTTAGATAGTTGGCCATATCTAAGCATTCTTCATATGAATGCTGTAACCAACCTTTTAGATCAATATCAGTTCTCTCAAGTGTGGTATTATACTTGCTAATACCCACTTGAGATCTCTGTAATAGATCAGCTCTTACTGCTTCAACTATTTTATCTTCCATATTATAAATCAAATAAATCAGCTTGTGAAGCTGGTGGTGGAGTTACTAATTCTTCATCTTCTACTTCTATTTCTTCAACTTCTATTTCAGACTCATTGATTTTAGCAATAATCTTCTCTTTAAGTTCATCATAGAATTCTGGATTGTCAAGAACCAATTGTTTGAATTCTTCTAAGTCATACTTAGTTCCATCAATTGTCATAGTCTTACCATACTTTCTACCTATTTCAAACTCGTTAAGAAGACTCATCATCTCATCAAGTTTATCAATACCATGACCATAAACTATTTCAAACTCTGCTTTTCTATATGGAGGAGACATCTTATTCTTGATAGCTTTCACCTTAGTGATGTTACCATAGTTTACATCTCCATCTTTTGCAAGAGTTCTTGCTACCTCTATACGAACATCTGCATAGAATTTCAATGCATGTCCACCTTGAGTTGTTGTTGGGTTACCAAACATAACACCAATCTTCTCACGATACTGAGAGATAACAATAACACATACATTGTGTTGTGATAGAGCTCCCTTAAGTTTTGGATATGCATTACTATTCAATCTAGCTTTGTAACCGATAGTAGAATCACCTACATCACCATCTAATTGTCTCTTAGGAATAAGCGATGAATCTGAATCGATAATCACTAGATCAATATCTCCAGTGTTAATCATCTCCATAGCAATGTTGAAACCCTCCTCACCACATGATGGTTGAGCAATCAACATCTTAGTTGTGTCCACTCCTAGTTTCTTGAAATAGTTCTTATCAACAGCATGCTCACCATCGATATAAAGAACAGTTCCTCCTGCTTTCTGACACTCAGCTGCAGCATGACCACAGATGGTAGATTTACCTGTGCCCTCCCAGCCCATTAGTTCATACATTTTACCCTTCACAAATCCTCCTACGCCAAGAGCAATGTGATCAAAACCAATACTACCTGTACTGATTACATCATAATCTCCTCCTGTTTTAGAATCTAATGCTAAGATTGATCCAACACCGTAAGCTTTGTTTAGCTTATCCATTGCTTCTTGAAACTTGTTGGTAGTTTCTTTGTTTACTGCTTTTTTTGCCATTATTTAATTGTTTTTAATTGTTTAAAGATAGTGAATTTTCTGCTTATTTCCTAATGAATTGAGGATAAAAAAGCCCCAGATTTCTCTAGGGCCTTCTCAACAATTAAAAAACAGAACAGAAATTATTTTTTTAACTCAGTATTATTTTTTGCTCTTTCTGTGTATGGACAATGTCTACATTTACCACCACAGCAAGGGCCTCTTTCTTTAAGATACTTCTCTGTGAATATAACTCTACCATTCTCTAGGTAGTAATCTACGTTTTGTATATAATCTTTTTTTCCCATAGCATGCATATTTCATTTTGCTAATATACAAAATTATTTCTTATTCATCTTAGAAGAAACAATTATTTCTCCTTCAACAAATAAATCTACTACATCCACTTCACTTATCTGAAACAAGTTTGCTATTTCATTAGGTGATAACATAGGATAACGTTCTTTATATTCATAGATGAGCAACTTAGTTTTTAGTGGTAGCTCTGCCATTATTAGATTGTTTTATAAGCTCTCGCTCATCTTCTAAGACATACCTATATTTACTATCTTTATACTCTTCCATGATGTATGGAGCTTGTATCTTTCTAAAGAAGTCTTTACTGGTAGTCTCTACAGCAAGGATGATGTGGCTTTCATTATAGCCACACACCACTCCTGTATACTTAGGATGAACAACAGACATGTTCTTAAACTGATTGAATACTTTTTCCATCTTTGTCTAGGTTTAAACTTTTTAATCTATGTTCTATTTCGAATTCCACTTTCAAGATGAAATTAATCTTCTCTTCAAGTTCTTGTTCTAATATTCTACCTGCGAATGGCATAATCTCTTGAAGATTTGTTCTCACTCTTGCTAATCCATGTTGTGTAGTGATTTCTTCATACTTGAATCCAGGGATCAAAGTAAGATCATTAAACACTTCATGTACATATGATATTACAGCTGGAACATCTAATAACATTCCAGATTCACCTTCTAGATAGTCTTTGTACTTCTCATTGAATTCTTTACTCGTTCTCATTAGTTTCTTCTTTTGGTGTTAATTGTTTATTTAATATTTCAAATGCAGCTTCTATAGCAAATAGTTCTGCTTCTTTTCTTGTCTTCCAAGAGTTAGTAGTGGCCTCATTACCAATCTTTATTGTAAATGTATTATCTGGATATAAAAATGTTTCTATGAACACTTCATGCTCATCAAATACATCAAGAAGCATTCTAGGATTTAAATCAATTAGTGTTCCCATTCTTTCATTCTCTATTCCTTGATCACGCATATATTGTTTAAATTCCTCATCAATTGATTCACTCTCAAGTGCTTCAACCATTCTCCATATAAACCAGTTTCTAATTACAGAAGCTGCTAATGGATATTTTTCTAATAATTCTATTCCTTTCATATTAATCTATTTCTAGTTCTTTATTAAGTTCTATAAATTTATCTAACCACCAAACTCTTTCAAAGTCAAATTCACTTAGTGGATCTAGTTCTTTAGCTGCATTATATTTAATGTCATACATTGTTGCAGCTATTTCACAAAATTGAGTGGCTTTTTCCACTCCAAACTCTTCTATTATCTTTTCTAAGATTTCTCTATTGCACATAATATTTCTTTTATTTTATCAAGTTCTAAAATTTCTTTTTGTTCGTCCCAACCATCCCACACTTCATAATCATCTTCCCATTCAATTCCAAGTTTATTTTCCCAGAATTCTATAAGATCTTCAGATCTATTAAAGATTCTATATTGCAAAGATATTTCATCTTTATGTAATCCTGCTCTTTTTATCTTTACTATTTTTGGAAATAGCTTTTGAAATGTTGCTGAAGTTTTAGAATAACTTCCTCTTCTAATTAGATCAAAGTCTTTCTTATACTTATTATCTAGTTGATATACAACAACAACAAAACCATCTTCATAATCATAATCTTCTATGATATGTTTTGTTCTTTCATATTCACCATCTAAGAACTCTCTGAACTTATCTAGATTCTCAGGTTTAAATAATAAATAAATACATCCTTTATATTGATCTTCTCTTCTTACATCTTTGATGTATGCATTAATAAAACCATTGTTTCTAAGAGCATCTTTAGGTGCTTTTAAAGTGGGCACCATGAAGATGCTAGTTATATTCTTTTTTATTTCCATAGGTCTATCCCTTAATGTTTACTATTCCGTTAGACAAATAATTTTTGTGGCTTATGTTCCATGTATTTGTTTCAATACACCAGCTTAATGCAGCTATCAAATCTTTTACACCAGGATAAGTTCTTCCTTTGTGTGTAAATCCATGATAAGCATCTCCCATATCATCAATATCTAATGTATAGATTAAAGGCTGATAATAGTTGGTGCTATCACATACAATAAACTTTAGATATTCCACTGTATATCCATAATATGGACTCTCTGGATCATCTACAAGATGTATCATGGCATAGAAATATAAGTACGCTTGGATGTACGCTCTTCTGTACAAGTAATACTCTTCATAGAAGTTCTCAACACTCCATGTGCACTTAAGATCATATGGCTGGATAGTCTTCTGATCATGATCAATTACCACTTTATCCAACATACTCTTGAACTTATGACTATTTATTTCATATCCTTCCACCTGCATCTGATTTATGATTTCATATCTAGAGCTGTTTACAAGATTAACAATTGGACCAGTGGTGCTATTAGTCTTAAGCTGCTCTACAATCTTCTCTGCAACAGCTATCTCTGTAGTGTTCACAACAGTTAGATTTTTGCTTCTGATAGTTCGTATTTCATTATAATATAATTCAGCATCACTTCCTATAAACTTATTAATAACAGCTTCATATTTAATTTTGAATCCTGACATATGATAAGCTTCTAAAGAAAGTTCTGAAAAATCTATCACCACCTTACCTTCATCATTTGTTGCAAGCTCTGTACATTTATACAATGCTTCAACAAAATCAAGCATTAATCCTGTTGGTGTAGAAGTACAAGATGACATATAGAATTTTTCATCAAATAGATGAGGTTCCATAAGTAGGGTTTCAACTATTCTACCCATATTAGCTGCAGAGCTATCTTTGTCTTCTACTTTCTCTCCAAGGAAATATTTTTTGTAATACTTCTTTCTATCTTGAGAGAATTCTTTTAGGCTACTGGATGAATCCATCACCACTGCTCTGTATTGAGCTTCTGTTTTTGCTGTTCCTTTTATCATATTACTTATAGATTAAGATTGCACTATATTTGTAAATCTCTTTTGGGTGAGGTACATGTACTAAAGACATTGATACAACTGTCTTTACCACTTTATCATCAATCAACTGTTGTAATTCTCTGTTTATATTGAAGAGTTTTTCATCTTCCCATATCCATGTTTTCATAATGTTTGTTTAAATGCTTCTATAATTTGAGGATATAATGCTCTCACCTCTCTTGGTACTCTTGAGAAAAACCATCTCACTTCTAATTCATACTGATCACCATTTGGATCTAGTCCTTGTGGATGAATCAACCAGAAGTAATGGTATTTACCTTCATGTTCTACATGGCCTTCCCTCCAAATTTCGTTAAACGAAGGCTCTTTATTGATTGTTATTTTTTGCATATTATTAATTTTTATATTTCCAAATATATCCTCCAGCGGAGTGATAGTGTTTTTTACCATTACAGCATGCAGATATTGCAGCATTACATATAGATAGTTCTCTTTCTACATCCATAGTACTCTTCCATTCTTTTATGAATTCTCCTAATAGTGTATATTGACATACAGTTTTTGTATTTTTACTTTGATATGAATAGTCTTTATTTTCATCATAATCTTCTTTATATACAAATATGTAGTTTTTATATCTATCTCGTTTACCTGTTAATACTCTATGAATACAACTAGGTTGAGTACCAAAATAGTTAGCTGCATCTGATACAAGAGCAAACTCTTGTATTAAATTTCCATCTAAATCTAACATTACAATAGGTCTAATTGCCATACTTTTTAATTTATTACTAATTCTTAACTTATCAACTGAAGTCATTTTTCCTTTCTCAGGATGAGTTGCTTTGATGTTATAACCATATTTAGGATTATGAGTATCAAGAATATTACACCAATAGTGTTCTTCAGATTCTAAAAGATCTATAGAACACGTTGTTAGAATTTCAAAAGAGAAATTAAATTGACCATACTTATTCCAAGCTCTTTGAAGATGTTCATTTCCATGTACATTTCTATTTAATGTACTTATGTGATTGTTAAATCTATCATTGAAACTTTCTGTATATCCAACATATAACTTCTTTGTTATTAAATTCTCTATGGTGTAAATTCCTGAATTCATAATTTACTCTTTTATGTCAAACATTACCATATTTCCACAATTAGAACATTCAAGTCTATCTGATGATTCGTGATAAACAGCTGTAGATTCGTGTCCACAAAGATCACATTTAATTTGTTGTGCTAACCAGCCTGTTTCATTATCTTCTAAGTATTGTTCATACTCAGGGATATAACTAACTAAATCTTCAAGATCTATTTTAGTAATACCTTTGGTTTCTTTTAACCATCCACATAATTCTTCTATAAATTTTTCGTTCATAATTTTATTTATTTTGTTTATACCATATCTCTGCAAATATCATGCCATATCTCATTGAATGAAGGTGTCTTATTTATTGTTATTGCGTTTTTCATTTGTTTTTGATTGTTTTTCTTTTAATGTTTTTTTATCATGACATGCAGTGCATAACACTTGCAAGTTATCTTGTTCACAGAACAATCTCTCCACAAACTGTGGTAGATCTTGTGCACAGTTAAGACTTCCTGCAGGAATAATATGATCTACATTTATATTCTTTTCTGTATGCCATTTCTTACACTTCTTACATTGGTATTCGTACTTCTGACGTTTGTTTACACCTTTGTAATCTCTACGTGCATTTAGTTTACATACTGATATGGGCTTCCACCATCTACTCTTCTGTCTCAAAGCACTCCTAATAAAGCTCCAGAAGGCTGCTTCACTCATTGTACCATTGCATCTTGTCTTTGGGACTAACACTCTCTTTGCCATAGGTTTATAATTAAGTTCTGTCGCAAATATAGTAAACATTTGCGACAAAACTATAATTATTACTTACTTAATTGTACTAACACGTTTGCTTATCTTAGCTTTCATCTCACTAAGAGAATTAACAATATTAGTTATTTCTACAGCAGAGATAGCTGGCATGTTGAATTGATACTTTCTAGATTCAGTAGCAAACCCTTCTTTAGCTTTCTCTGCAAGAGATTCTAATTCACGAATAGCATAGTCTTCATCTAATTGGATTGTATCAAACATTCCATCATGTAGAATTCTTGTAGCTTCTTCTCTTGGCACAGTCATAATTGGAAGATATTCATAACATCTACCTTTATGTTGTCCAATACCAACCACTTTCATAGGATTGATCAATACAATAACAGATTGATCACCACAACCTACATAGTGAATCTGATCAGCAGTGAAGTGTAATCCTGCAGCAGCACAATCTTGTGTACTCCAGTTACAATCTTCTTTAGGCATGCTAGTCACTTGTCCAATACGGATATCAAATGTTTTGGTCCAGTCATCAGTGAATCGGTTCTCTGCTCTATTAGGAAGATCTAAATACAACTCAGTCAACTTACCAATTTTTTGACCATGATCTACATAAACTTCTACAGAACAGTCATAAGAATCAACTTCTCCTGATCCACCACACACATCACAATCTTCCCAATCATTATCATCTTCCCATGCATCATTGTACCAACCACCATCACCATGGCATTCTTGACACATTGCAGATGTATGAGTTTCAATTGTTGTTAGAGCAGAATCATGTACAAGTTTGTATTCTCCATTCTCTAAGAACACTGTATACTCAGATGGATTCTTTTTCCATACAGCTTTCACCTTGTTGTATGCATTACTGATAAAATGTACAAGCTCAGGAGAACCATGAAGCGTTACAACATTTCTCAATGCTACAACAAATCCTTGTCTAGTGATTCTAAATGAATTCTCTGTTAAGAATCTGTATAACTCATGTGCCACTTCAGCTCTTGGATTTAGACAACACCACATAAAGAAGTTCTTCAATGCTACATACTCATCATCTTCATTCAATTGTATATGAAATATTTCTGTGCATGGTTCATTAGCCACTCTATCAATCACTGTAATAAACTGCTCAACTAATAATTGAGGCATACTTCTAGATGTACCTGCTAAATAAACTGTTGTACCTTCTACAACAAAATCAGGAAGATTAGCAAGAGTTTCAATACCCTTTTGTAAAGCTCTCATTCTAGCTGCTTCAGCTTTAATTTTCTCTGCATCAGCTGCCACTTCTGCAGAAGCTATAATAGCATAGATTTCATGAACACTTTCTGCATTAGATACAGCAACAAAATCTTCTTCTGTTGCTCCAGGTTTACTCAATATACTACCATCATTCAACACTATGGTTAGTGTATCGTTAACCAATCTAAGATTTAGATATGGTTTTACATATTCTTCTTTAAGAGCTTCTTCTTGCTCCATTAAAGATTCTAACTTGTTAGCTACCACTTTAGCGATTGCATTCTCTGCTGTTTGCTTGAACCAGTCAAGACTTAAAAATTTGTTGCTCATTTTTATTTAATTTTAATTGTTACTTTTTAATAACAGAGTGTCACAAATGACACTCTGTGTTAATTTAATCTTCTTCTATTTCATTCCAATCTGCATGCTCCATACAAGCACTACAGATTCCTGTGTCTTCCATCCACTCGGAAGCACCACAACAATCACTTTCCATAATTAGTCTATTAATTGTTCAACATTTTCTTCTGTCAACACTTCTTCATTAATTCTAATGTTGTAGTGTTTTAGATCCACTCTGTGTTTGTAATACTTAAATAAGTCAGTCATTACATTAACCATAGGATCACTTTCATTATAATAACCTGCTCTTCCACACAATGGTTGTAAGAATGGAAGTTGATTGAACAGTTCTAACATCTGTAAATACTCTGGATAGATGTTTTGATCAAACAGATTATGCTCTTCAGCCACTGCTAACATCGCTTTCTTCAACTCTTCATCTGAGTTATAATGATTATTAGATCTGTACTCAGTTAAAGCTCTTAGTTTTTTAGCAAGATCAGTAGATACATATCCTATTTGATCTATTCTATCAAATATGTATCTATACTTATTCATCATGTCATTGATTAGCATTCCTGTAATTATTCTCTTAAATGGTGCGTTTTTCCCCTCCATAAATTGGTCATATGATATTAAGTTATGTATTTCTAATTGTTCAACTATCTTAAGTTCTCTAGTAGAAAATGTAATTACTTCCATCTTCTGCTTTTGCATCACTCCATACAAAGCATCAAGCTTCATATAATCATCGTGATGAGCATAAACTTTCAAATGCTTAGCACTTTCAAGATCTTCTAACTTATATAGCTGAGAATCAAACTTACACTTTCTACCATCATTCCATCTCATAAGGTCTACACCTTTCTTACAAACAATCTCTCCTTGTATCTTAAGTCTTTTACCAGACGCTCCTTTAGAAGTAATTGTTTTAGCTTTCTTCTTACCATCAATAAAAGATTGTGGTACAACTAATTCATCAAGGTTAGTAAATTGCTCTTCAATCAAAGATATGATGTATTGATATTCTTTAATAACATCTCTCCATTGGTCTTTTGGATAGTTAGCAAGACCTAGTAAATGATAATAAGTTTCTCTGCTATACTTAGAAGGAATTCCTAATTTCATAGGAGCTGATCTTTTAACAATGAAATTATACTCACTCTCTTTACATGTAGCTCTTAGGTAGTCTTTCTTGATTCCAGGAATTTTTTCATCGTACACCCACACTTTAGCATTACCATTACAGATACTTTCTATATTGTATCCCCATACATAATGTTTATCTGTGTTCTGCATTCTTTTATATCTCAACATAAACTTAGAAGGAAATGCATAATTTAACATTTCTTGTTTATGCATTTTGTACAATGCAGGGAAGTCAATAAGATTCACATCTTCTATCTGTGGAACAGCAATTTGTACTTGAGAGAATTGAATGAAATCATCAATTCTTTTTGCATTACCATTAGTCAATGTAATTCTATGACCATTCTTTTCAAGATAGTTTACAACAGAGTTGATATCATTACCTTCAGTTAGCTGCTCATTATATTTGTTTACAAAATAGTCTGCTACATTGCTAAGCTTAGTTAGAATGATTTGTTTAGCTTCCTGTGTATATCTAAGAGATTCTCTATTGGGAGTTGGATACAATCCATCAGTTAAAGTGAATCTAAGAGCTATAGGAAACTCAATTTCATCTATTCCAAGCTTACTAAAATCTAGAGGATAATACACATTGTCCAAACAAATGTGTAAATTATAATCTGTGCTCAATTCAGAAAACTGAAAGTGTGTATGTCTAGAGATAACAAAATCATTAGTGATAGATGCATCATCTGGTACATCAAAGTATACACTCTCGAAATAGCACAATTGCTCTTTAATCTTCTTAGTGAATTGATATCTATCACTATACTTAACAGGAATAATGATTTTTACACCATTACCTTCTGTTGTAGGCATTTCATATAAAAGATCGATAGTGTTTACATCTTCTCCTTCATACATCATATACTTACGTTCTATTCCATCTTTTCTACATACAAAATAGAAACTAGATGAATAAGCAAGAGGTGCTTTGAAACCTAAGCCCATCATACCAAGCTCAGTGTTGCTTTCACGCTTAGTAGATTTACCATACTTACTGATAATGTTCTTTACATCATCAGCATCAAGACCAACACCAAAATCCTCAACACAGAATTCATAGTTATATGCTGTGGAAGATTTGAATGATACAATGATAGGAGTGTCCACTCCAGCTCTTCTATGACTATCTAGTGCATTAGATGCACATTCTCTGATAGTCGAACCTATGTCATCAGAATATAAATTCTTACTTAACATCTGCATCAATACTTGTGCAGAATCTAAGTCTAGTGACATTCCTATACTCTCTTGTGATTGTCCATCAAGTAGGACATTTGCTTCTGTTTGTTTTTCTAAAATCATTTCTCTAAATTTAAATTGTTTATTATTTCTATAAAGTCTTCTGGTAAGTAGACATTCTCCAACTCTATAAAGTTTTTGAATAGTGGAGCGATATCTTCTGCATCATATCCAGCTAGTCCACAACCAATTCTAGTTATCATAAATTTCAAATGTTTATTAATCCTAACACACTCTTCAAATCGATTTACATAGAACTCAATAACATCAAGTTCTAATGTTCCTACTGACCAGTCTTTTGTTGGTAAAGCAAAGCTTTGTCCAATTAGTCCAAATCCTTGTCCTAATCTAGCACCAAATCTTTCATAAGCTAATCGTGCAGCGCCTGCACCATGTATACCAGCTTCATTACTTCCAAATACAAATATTTCATTTGGTTCTAATTCTTCTACTTCAAACGGTGTTATTCTCATATTGTTTCTCTTTTTACTAACCAAATACCTCTATCATTAAGATCTTGGGAAATTGTCATGTTATGATCTTCTGGTGTAACTCTCCAAACCTTTTCTGTTCTTGTGTAAGACTTACCATTCCATGTATAAGTGTTTGTTATTACATCTTGTTTTGTAGAACATCTAACATTTGTATACAATGGTATGTTTGTATTCCATTTCACTTTTGTTTTACTAAGTCTTGGTTTTGCCAACACTTTTAAATACTTCATGTGAGACTGACAAGCAATAACTATCTCATCTCCCACTTCTAATTCTTCAATTGTAATTAATTGATTTTCCATGTTTTCTAATTTTAAAAGGGCACATCAATGTCCAACCATTGAACACTGAACCCATTGTTTTCTTCTAATAATCTATTTACTTTAACAAACACACCTTCTGTATCCCAATCTACTCCTTTATAAGATGCACTAGCTGGATGAGAGACTTCAAATACATGAGTGAATATCCCTGTATATTTTCTATATCTAGCTGCGTCTTTACCAAGAAATACAATTGGTACACCTAAGTGGTTTATAATTTCCTCGAACAGATATTTGATAAATGGTTCCCATATTTCTATGTGAGAACCTGCTTTATTCATCTCTGTTGTTAATGCTGCATTGAGCATTAAGACTCCTTGATGAGCTAAGAAGCTTACATCTGGATTCTCTATAATGTTCAAGTTTAGCCCATCATAGAATTCCTTTTCCATAGCTCTATAGAATTGGTCTAATGATGGTTGTACTTGTTCTGTAATAGAACAACCCATAAGTAAACCATCTGCTACAGGAGCATCATTCTTAAATGTATGATAGGGGCACATACCCACTAACACCACTTTAAGATCATCTAGTGATGTTTCTTTAAAGCATCTCCATACATGCATAGATATAGGAGCAACCTTCTTGCCTCTCTTACTCTCTGCTTTTAGAAATGCATAAATCTTATCACACTCTTCACTCTCAATGAATGGTCTCATCTTAGCATGCCAAGATGGGTGAAACTGATGTTTAAAATTTTCCCAATTCATAATCCTTTTTCTTTTTTATAGATTTCTAACAGTTCTTTTGTAGTATAATATTTGGTAGGTTTTTCTTTACCAATATATTTTGTTACATCGAAGTATTGAGATGATGTTTTAGCGTAGTGTGTTTTATCTTTGTATACTAGAAAATTATCATCCTTCCAATCTGCAAACTCAATAGCAAAATCATCTGCTATTTTTTCGAATTTACTTGCAAATCTTTCAGCTTCACCATATGTATTTATAGATACATTTGTTTTTAATTTATCTTTTAGTGTCATATTAGTTCTCTTTGTGTTAAATATTTCTCAATTGTCTTTAACCCATGTATGCGTGCTAAATCAGCCCAATCTTTAATTCCTTCTCCTAGATATATTCTTGGTACATTACAATACTCAAACCCAAACTTTTCAGTTATCAGTTGAGAATTCTTTACACCAGTCTCATCACTATCGAAGCTTAATATTTGGACATCAGAATTTTCCTTAATATACTCAACGTTCTCTTCAGAGAAACAACCAAGTCCTTCATTCTGCACAGCACAACAACATGGAAATACTTTTTTCATCACCATGTAATCCTTCTTACTCTTATTGATAAATGCTACATCACAATCTTTAATGTCATCTAGTCCATCCATCATAGTAATAGGCACATTATTAGGCATCCACTTATTCTTTTTGTCAGCAAATGGTCTGTAGATTTTCCAATGACCTTCATATAGATAACCAAATCTAAGCTCTGTCTCTTTTAATGGAAACTTTTGTTTGTTTAGATATAGTGTGTCTATTGAATACACATTGTTAGCTCTAAGATCATCTATGTCTTGATAATACTCATTCCAATATGCTAGTTCTTCGTGTGTAAACTTTCTAGGTTTAACCTGAATGAAATACTCACGCTTAGATGTAGCTGTTGGTTGTGCATAATCAGAGACAATCCTCTCATAATTTTTTGTAGAGGACCCTGAAACAATCCCAAGATCGAAATCTCTATCAATCATCATCAATGCTTCACGCAATGGTATATTGAAAAGCATCATTACAAAATTGAAACATCCACCTTTCTTGCTGGAATCTCCAAAATCTATAAATCTCAATGCTCCTGATCTATACCCTATGATGAATGATGGGTGTTTTTCGTTTCTAAAGGGAGAATAAGTAACGGTATTAATTTTCCAGTTCTGATGAGGCATATAAAATTTATAAATATCATACTCAGATATCTTTTCCAATATGCTATCAGTTGTTAAGTTTACTCTTTTTCTTCCTCTTATCATAGCTCTAAAAATAAAAACCCTCACCATTTCTGATGAGGGCTCTTACCGAATTAATAATTATTAATAGTCATCACCATCATCAGATATGAATGCATCAGATGCCACTAGGTTATCATCTGCATTATAATCTTGAAGATCCTTCAGGATATAATAGTCTTTACAACCATATTCTCCTATGATGTTCATGACAAACTTCTCATGAGCCTTTAAATCACGAGGTTTCTTGTTTTTAAGAGAGTCTTGTACTCTTCTGTCTGAATAATCAACAAGTCTGAATTGTTTCAATGAATATCCACCTACAAACGCTTTGTTGTAGATTCCTTGATATTCTTTAGACTCTCCATCTCTTTCTTTAACTATTACAGTTGCTAAAGCAACAACAGATTTAGACCACTCTCCATCGATTTGGTCTTTCAAATCTTTAACATTACCACGCATCAACTTCTTCCATTCTAATTGTAGAACAGTTTCAGCATCACGATAGTCTAGTTCAGATAACCATGTACGCATAAAGTTATAGAAATCTTCTTCACCAACATAAGCTACACGATAGTCTCTATCTTTTGTAAACCAGTCAGCAAGATCATTTTCATCTGCAGCCCAAGAACACATACCAATAGAATTGATATATTGTTTCTTAGTACCATCTTTATTTTCTCTCTCCTTGTCTTCTAGAAAGAAGCTCACCTTAAACTTATCTTTGTTCTTAACTTCTTCCAACCATACATCAACACGTAAATAGTTATTTCCATCTCTAGTTTCTCCTAAATACTCAGTAGCTTTACTGTCTTCTTTAAGTTCCATTCCTAGAATGTCTTTAAACTCTTCTGCTGTTGGATTAATTGCTACTACGTTTGCTTCAAACAAACCTACTTTCTTTCCAAAATCACTACTACTTGCTGATGATTCTCTCTTTTTTCCTCCGATACTTGACATAATTTTAATTTAATTTTAGTTATAATATTCATTTAATGTATTCACTACTAATTGTAAGT